TTGAATGATGTTTGATGAAAATTTAAGTTTCAGATCGATTAAAGTAAGCCGCCCCATTGAGGAGGTAAAAAAGATACTCAAGGATATTGATTATAGTAATATAGGAGATTTGATAGAGTATTATACGAGTAACAATGGAACTACTTTTTTTTATGATGCAGAAATGCACAGATCAGTCTTCTATAGTCTCGGGGCTGGCAATGAAAGTATTGATCGAATCTCAGTCGCATTCTTTCTAAGTTTAGAAGAGATAGTTAAAATCAGAGAGCTAAAAATTGAAGTAGAACCTACTCTTAGAGAATTCTTTGATGAACATATCCCCTTTGCAGATGATGGTTTTGGAAATGATTTTTGGATAGAACTTTCCTCTGGTGTCATTAAGAAAATATATTACGATGATGTCCCTCCCTTTCAGCTAATGATAGCACCTTCATTTATTTCTTTCTGCAAGTCTCTTAGGAGCTCTGGGTGATTTTTGCCCTTTAAGGGATTCCCCCCAAAAAGACAAATAAGCCATTATTGCGATCTTTTCCCTGAGAGCGGATTGGAGTTCAAACTCAAGGGATGCGTTCTGATGGTGGAAGTAAGAGGTTTAATCTTACCTATGATGGTAACACCCATCCTCATAGATCTCCCAAGAAGGGTGAGGGTGTGATAGATGGACATTAACTATGTATGTAATTGCAAATGGATGAACAATATCAAGAGCTATTGAGATGTATAGAGAGCCTTGATGCAAGAGAGAGAATTCAGGAGCTCGGAGGTGATGTCTTGGATAGAATCAAAAATCGATTTGTACTAGGCAATCCTAGAGTTTGGTGGCTATCTTTTCGTTTTCCCCCGAAGGAGCATCATTATGATGATGATTATCAATACAAACGGATATCTTGCTTCTTGAACAATGAAGACTTCTGCTATTTTATTGCTGAATTGGATGTCACACACATATTCAAGGCAAGGGTCGCAGATGTGGTATTCATAATTGGAGAATGCTCGTTTTTTGAGTACTATGTTGTTTCTATGGACTTGAAGAAGTTGATTTGTGAAACAGAGCATGGAGATTTTCTAGAAATAACGATTTGAGGTGATAAAAAGATGGCGAGTATTCAGAAGAAAATCAACAGTAGACCAGACTAAAACTAAAGTTTGAAACACCAAAAGCAGAGTTCTTCAATTGCCGGTTGACTCTACGAGAATCCAAATCGCGATAAGTACTTAGCTGCAGCTGATGAACATCTGAAAACCAAAGGAATTCACTAAGATGAAAAATATGACAGAAGTAAGGTGGAGGAATAATCAAGTTATCAGCATTGAGACTAAACGAAAGGATGAATCAAGAGAAACTAGGGTGTATGTGCTCGCTCAGATGATAGGGAAGGCTGAACTCCTGTTTTTCAACCTATTTAATACTGATAACAATTGGGGTGATGTAGACTTAACCCAAGTTCCTATTCTTTTCTGCGCCACTGTTGCTCGTCAATTCATTAAAAGCAGCAATATCTTCAGGCAGAATATTAAAGGGATTGAGAACTATATCTCTCCAAAGCGTAAGATAGACCCCTTAGGTATGGGAAGTAGATGGATTACGCTCTGGGAAGGAACCCCAAACGAAAAGAAAATTCTTATCATAGGAGATGGTGGGGGCAGACTCTTTGAAGTAGATACTTCCTCGGGGAAATACAATGAACGAGATATCATTGCGTCAATAAATAGAGACGATTTAGAAACGATTAATAGCTATGAATTGAGGAATGTACGAATCTATGCTGAGCTTAATGAACGGCTATATTTGTGTTACAAAATGGGGAGAAATGTAGACCCTCTAAAGGATTTGGTGTTTAATCTACCTATCCCCTTAGAGTACAAAGAGTATATTGAGATCATATCAACCTAGAATCAACGACTTAAAGGGCTGAAGTAATCAATTGGAGGATCTTCTTGCAAATCTTGGAGATTTCAAGGTAATACACGTAACGATACAACGAAGAGCAAAAGGACGGCTGTATGCAGCCTCCCATACAGAACATAAATGGCATTAGCATATGAAAAAGCGAACGAGAGCAGAGTACACAAAACGCATTGACAAATTCTTCTCAAACAGGAAGGGCTACACTCACGGGGCGGAGTATTTGGAGCGTTTAGCAAATCCATCTTTGGAGAAATGGAATTTTATCCAGTTAGCTATTGTTGCCCGCATGGAGTCTTACGTGTGTCAACTGCAATTTTGGCACAATCCTAGTCCTGAACTTTTCCAAAGAATGGTAGATGCTCTCCATATCCAGTACATTGCATATTGGTCTATGTGGAAAAAGGATGAAGAGCTGAGAGCAGAAAAGAAACTCACGTTATCATCGGAACTTACTACTTTGCCGGGCTTTCTACTTGCTATGGCGATGTTTGCAGATGACATGCTTAAAGAACGGATCGTAGACGTTACCACAGAGGCTTTGAACTATAAAACGCGCAACCAGTTTAAGCTACACGTTACCACCCTTCCCCTTGCGACGTTTCTTTATCAAGATATTCTCACAAGGAAAGGCATCATCTGGGGGAAGAAGGAAGACGTACCCATAGCACCCTACGACAAGGTGCTAGCAAATGCTGCTACCTGCTCTGCAGAAGAGGTGGAGGATTTGCTAGACGACCTGATGACATATCACCTAAAGACTTATCATATTGATTCTTTCATAGCCAACTCATTCAATTCAATACCACTAATTCTATCTGCAGTGTCAGCATGAGATGCATTACCAGAAATAGAGATATCATATTTACCAGTTAATTTATCTTTACCTAAGATACCTTTAAGAGCAGAAGTATCTACAGATGTTACAGGAATAACTAAATCTCCACTACCATCGAATTGTACTGGAGTAGAATCAGCTACGCCACCAAGTTTAATATTAACTTTATTAGTTAACTTATTAGCTTTGATAGCAATCTCAGGTTTGAAGATCTTAAGAATGTTTGTTACAAAGTCAGTTGTAGCAATTTTATTAGAAGAGTCACCTAAAGTAGGAGTTGGTGCAGTTGGTACACCAGTAAAGTTAGGTGATTCATTAGGCGCTTTATTATTCCAAGTTTCTCTATCTAAAACTGTGATATGAGCAGACTTATCTTTCATATGTCTATTTAAGTTATAAGATACAGACTCAGAAGAATCTCTAATTAGAGTTTGAAGCTCAGGGGATAAATCATTTAATGCGATTTTATCATATACAGGATTAAAGACTTCCATATTTGTCTCCTTTCAGTTTAATCAATTATCATAATGTTTTAACATAATGATAACCCCCGATTCCACCTTTATAGGTCTAACTGGGGTGTTTTATTTTAAAAGGAGGATTTAATTTTATGAGTCTTTTAAGATCTCTAAGAGCTAATATGGCTTTAATCTGCATGGGGTTTGGTCTACTAGCAGCAATCTTAGTTTTAGGATCTTGGCTATATGGATACTGGTCTAATGGTCTATATGGTACAAAATTCGAAATTGATAGCTGTTGGCAAGGTTTATCCGCATGCGGTGTCGGCTTAATTGGCTTATTCAAATGGTTAGTGGACAGCTCTAAGAACTCTCCTGAAGGGGAATTCCCAGTTGCTCCAAAAATTGTAAAAACTCCCATTGTTGAGCAGCCTGTTGTCGATCGTCCGGTTGTAGAAGTACCTGTACCTGTTAACAGTAAAGCTGCAGACGATGTTATTGAAATGGCTAAAAAGTCTTCTAGACCAAAGAAGATTCATAAGCCACTTAAAGAAATGTAAGGAGGTATTAGAATATGAAAATCGGTGAATTGTCCGAAAAGTATGAATCCGGCGGTGCTGGTATCGGTACTATTTCCAGTGGCTGGGGAGACCCAGGTGGGAAATCTTATGGTACTTATCAATTCTCTAGCAATGCTGGTTCTTTAGATGAATTTGTAGATTGGCTACAAGAAAAAGGTTATTGGTTTGGGGCTGAATTAGCTAAACATCCTTTAACTGGTGAAGAATTTGATGCTGCATGGAAATGGTTAGCTAACTCTGATAATGCTAAAGATTTTGAAGAAGCTCAAGATCAATATGTAATCGAGCATTACTATGATCCTTCAATTAGAATTCTTCGTAATATTGGTTATAATATTGAAAACCATCATGAAGTTATGAAACAAGTAGTATTCTCTCGTGCTATTCAATATGGCGTTGGTAATATTGAAGAAATGTGGTTAGATGCACTTGACTATCTTGGATATCCATCCATGTCTTACGTTGATGGTGCAAATATCGATAAAGCTATGATCGAAGCAATCTATATTGGTGTATGCTCCTCTTGGGAGTGGAACCAATCTGCTAGTCGTGAAGCTTTACTCGACCGTTTCCAAAATGAATGTGCTGATGCACTTGCTATGATTAACGACTAATCGTATCTGCTCCAATGGGTCTCAGAACTCATTGGAGCCTCATTTTGAACATAAACGTAATATAAATAAAGGAGGTTAATATATGCCTTATAACTATGAACTAGATAAGATCGGTTTCCAAGAACTATCTCTAAGTCTTCAAAATACAATAAAGCAGAATCTTGCTCATACGCAAAATAGTTCTCTTCATATAACACAAGAAGAAAAAGATAGATGGAATAGAGTAACCGATTTACCATTGGCAAATAATACAACTAAAGGCTTTATGTCACCAGAAGAAAAAATAAAACTGGCTGGTATTGAAGCTAATGCAAATAATTATACCCATCCTAACTCTACAGTTACACCTGGGTTATATTTACAAGTAGAAGTAGATCAAAAAGGTCATGTAATTGCTGGTAGAAATCCTACTAAGATTAATACAACTGCAGATAATGCAGATCGTCTTGGCAATGAACCAGCTGACTCTTATGCTAAACTAGCATCACCTACATTCTTAGGTGCACCTAAAGTACCTACACCAAAACCTGATGCTGAAGTGAGCCAAGCTGTTAATATCGAATATCTTAATAAACAGTCCCCATATGTAAAACAAGAGAACGATCCAGCAGAGAAAGATCAAAAGAAATTCTGGATTGGTCCTAACAATTGTTTGAATGCATATGACCCAGTTAAGAAATGGAATTCTGTATTTGCTGAAGTTGGTCTATTCTTAAAAGCATTGAATCTTGATACAGAGAAACCAACTAAACCAAATGATTATTCTAACTTCTTTAAATTTACTGGTAAACGTAAGATATCTGTATTAGGATTACACAATTCATATCCGACTAATTTATATGCTACTATCTTTGGATTCCGTGCAGATGAAGATGAATTAGCATATGAGCTTTTATTTATTAATGGAGCAATCTATCTTCGTTCAGGTAAAGGTGATACTTGGAGTGGTGAAGATAGTTTAATTCACTTATAATAAGGAGGATAATATGGCAACTACAAATAGACTAGCGGTATCCTTCTCAAATAGAAGCGTTACTAGCTTTGATAAACAACTAGACAAGATTACTAGTAAAGAACTTAATGAGACACTTAATGAAAAAATAGATATCTCTTATGCTCATTTACAAGATGATGTCAAACATATTACAGCAGAAGAACGTAATCGTTGGAATACTATTTTGAGTAATATTAAACCAGCCACTGAAGGTGTAGCCGGTTTAATGTCTGCTGAAGATAAAATTAAATTAAATGGTATTGCAAACTTTGCTACAAACTATAGACATCCAGATAGTGGGGTTATTGCTGGTGCATATACTAGGGTTACAGTTAACTCACAAGGTCATGTAATCTTTGGTGAAAATCCAACAAGATTAAATGTCAATGTAGATAATGCAGAAAAACTTGGTGGTAACTTGCCATCTTATTATGCTAAGGCTGATAGTCCTACATTTACTGGGGTAGTTAAAGTGCCTGATGTAACTATTGGAGCTAATGCCAATAGCCCTGTAACTATTAAGCTATTAGAAGACTATGTAGCTAAACAAATATTAAATAAAGTATATCCTGTTGGCAGTATCTATATTACTCTATCAACATTAAATCCGTCAACTATTTTAGGTGGTGGTGAGTGGAGAAAAATAACTTCTGGCACTATGCTATTAAGTTCTGGTGCAGATTATCCATTAAGATCCACTGGTGGTGAGAAGAATCATATTTTAACTACAAGTGAAATACCAATGCATACTCATAGAATTTGGAATCCTAATATTCCTGTAGACACTAGGAATATGATGCAAGACCATTACCATGCAACAGGCACTACAGAAAATAATAACGGTGTTCAGATTACAAGACCAGATAAAGGAAAGGTACATGTAGATGCTCCGCCTAATTTAAATTTAACTAGCTGGAATGGTAGCAACGAAGGTTCTGGAACATGGGACATACCATCAAACGCTACATATAATACATTTACGACTAGGGCAATTCCATTAACAGGCGGAAATATAAATGCAGGGTCTGCATCTATTAGGTTAGATTTTGATTCAATGACTACAGGTGGCGGAGTAGCACATAATAATTTACCTCCATATATATCTGTAAATATGTGGGAACGTATTAGTTAATCGGGAGAATTAAATGAAAGCTAATTTAGAAAATATTAAAAGTACAGTCATAGAAAATTTTAAAACCTATAAGAAGCCTATAATCTTAGGCATCTTATTTTTTCTTTTTTCCATTAGTTTTGGCGGGTTTGTTACATATAAGATTATGCAATCTCAAATAGATGCTGCATATGAAAAAATTGATGAACTTAAATCAGCAGTATCTGATGCAGAAGTTGCTGCTGAAGTACGTCTTGTTAAACAAGCTGTAGAAGAACTTAAGAAAAATAAACCTGTAACTGAAAGAGTTGTTAGTAATAACCAAACAGAAATTCGTTATGTAGAAAAAGAATCTCCAGAAGATGCTGATGTTGATATTCAAGATCAAGCACCTGTTGCTAGAATTAAATATAATGACCAAACTTATGATGTACCAATGCAAACAACAACATCTCACACTACAGATAAAGATGGTACAGTTAAAGTTAATCAAGCTCATGAATTATCTATAGATGTAACTAAGATCGCTGATCGTCAAATTGCAGCATATCAATTATCTATGGAAGATAAACAACGTGAATTAAACGAAGAACTTAAACACGTTAAACATCAAAACAAAACTTTGAAAATCGTTGGTGGTGCTGCAGCATTAGTTGGTACTGCATACCTTATAAATAAAGCTACTAAGTAAATTTTAACATATGAATAGTAACTTTTTTATTTATAAGGTGGTGATTAGTCCAAATGCTCTCAGAAGTACATGAAATCTTTCAAAGTTTGGCAAGATTAATAAATGATTTTGGTCCATTTGTTTTTGGTCTAGTCGCTTTTCTTCTCATTATTGTACTTCTTATTATACTTTTAATTTATTTAGCTAAGGCTATAGGTAATAACAATAACAACAATTCCTCAGATGATGAATCTGATAGAATTAGACGTCTAGAAGATAAAATAGATAGACTGAGTAATTCTGATGATAAAGCTCAAAAAGATAAAAGTATAATTGAAATATTCTTAAGACTTAGCGATAGCCTTAAACACAACGTAAAAGAAATTTTAGATGAAGTAAATGCAGACAGAGTTGAGTTCTATCTCTTCCATAATGGCACACACTCTCTAAATAATATTCCATTCTTAAAGGCATCTTGCATCTCTGAAGTGGATAAAGCTGGTGTATCTAAATATCATCTAATTAAAAAGCATAAGGATATTCCTATTGGATTGATGGATGATATAATAGTTAATCTCTTAAAGAAGCACACCTTTGTTATATATAAGAATGAAAACAAAATTGACGCTATCATTTCAAAGTTATTCTTTGATGAGCAAGATAAGACTTGTATCTTTAGTGGTATATTTGAATATGGTGATGGTGAACTCTTAGGATTCATTGTAGCTGAATATGATAATGTAGAAAAATTTGAAGATCATGATTTAGCATATAAACTTGAAAAGATGGCTAAAGCATCTAGACAAACATCATCTGCGATGTTGGCTATCTCTGCATTAAAACAATAAGGAGGATATAGTAGTGGCAAAACCGGATATACTACGACGTCTGAAAAATATTAATGAAGACTCTATTATTGACGAAATAATCGCATTCTCTGGTACCGATGGCTATAAAGTCAAAGGTACTGGGATTGATTATAATAACTTATCTAATATCGTTGCTAATAATAAGAACGTATTAGATCACTTGAGTAATAATAAGATTCACGTTACTCAAAAAGAAAAAGAAACAATTATCCAAGCTAAAACAGCTATTGATGGTCATATTGCAGATGATAGTATCCACGTATCTGCAGTAGATAAAGCATCTTGGGATAATAAAGAAACCAAAGAGGGTGCACAACAAAAAGTAAATATTGCATTCTCTGTAGCTAGTCGTCATATTGCAGATAAACAAATGCATGTATCTGCAGGTGATCGTCTTAGCTGGAATAATAAATATACTAAAGAAGAGATCGATAATAAGTTCTCTCAATTAGAGTATGATAATATCTGGAAAGAATCTGTAGAGACTTTCGTAGAGATTATGTCTAAATATCCATCTCCTCAAAAGGGTTGGACTGTAACTTGTAATGAAGACAATATTACTTATCGTTATGATGGTAATGATTGGATTCCTATCTCTGCTAACTCTATTCCATTAGCTACTGTAGCAGTAGATGGTAAGATGGCTAAAGAAGATAAAGCTAAGCTTGATACTATTGAACCTAATGCTAATCATTACGTTCATCCTGATACATCTAGTATCAGACACGTAACTGATAGAGAGAAGACATTCTGGAATGCTAAAGCAGAAGACAGAATTGCTACTTATCAGTATAATGGTCTATTATCTAAAGAAGATAAATATAAATTGGACTCTATTGAAGCTGGTGCAACTAACTTTAGTATGCCAGATCATATTGATCCAATGCTTGTTAAACAAGATGAAGAGCATCGTTTTATTACAGATAAAGAACGTGCTGACTGGTCTAATAAAGCTAGTCGTAATATTGCAACAGAAACTCTTGATGGTATCATGAGTCATTATGATAAGATTAAAATGAATACTATTGAGACTAATGCTAACTATTACGTTCATCCAGAGACACATGAACCTTCAGTTATTGCTCAAGATCCAACTCATCGTTTTGTAACTGATGAACAAATCTTAGCATGGAATAACAAAGCTACAGGTGTACCTGCGACGAGTGAAACAGCTGGTCTATTATCTAAAGAAGATAAAGCTAAATTAGACTCTATCGAAGAAGGGGCTAATGCTTATCGTTTACCAGCTACTTTACCTCCATCTATCATTGCACAAGATCCTAATAATAGATTTATTACTGACCAAGAACGTGAACAACTTTCTCTTAAGAAAGATATGTCTGCATTCTTAGTTGGTACAGGTATCTTTAATGGTACAGATGGTACAATCATTAGACATGAATTTGGTAATACTTCTTTTGCTGTAGCAATCACTCCAACTGTAAATCCTAACGGTGGTCTAGGTGAAGTTTGGGTTAAGAAAACTAATACATTAGTTATCGTATATTGCTCTGGTGCTGGTAAGAATATTGAATTCGACTACACTCTAACTTACTATAACTAAAAAAAATAAAACCCCATAGGAGTTGAACTCCTATGGGGATATTTTATCGTTCGAATGGATCTATACCGGAATTATTATTTGTAACTGTTGTAGCTTTAATACGTTGCTTCATTGCATTGTCCATGGTAGTTATAGAATCATTAAAGAATTCTTTATTAACGTAAACTACAAAGTTAGATAAGGTATGCTCAACTGGTCTTCTAGTAGTTAATGACATATTTGTCCAGTCTATATCATATAAGTATTCTTCTCCATGATTAAATATCTTGAAGTCTAAGAATACTGATGGAGAGATATATGCTTTATTGCAAGCACTAATAACTCTCATGATATTAATATCCTTTTCGAATATTTCTTTGAAGTTAATAGTCAATGGTTTAGACTTATCTTCTTCTTCATATGGTACATTAATAAATTGATCCCAGGCTTTCTCATTAGTAGCTGGGATATTAGAGAAGTTAACCATATAAGTTCTACTTTCACCTTCAAGATTGAATCGTAAGAATTCACTTTGATGCATAGTGAAGTAACAGAATATCTTAGGAGCTGGGAATCTCATCTCAGCACTAAACTCAATGTAGTAATTAGAACTTACTTGGTTTTGTCTTTCACCATCATCAATATTAATATCAGGTACTCTAAGATGTACATACATATTTGAAGCACGTAAGAAGAATTCACATTTAGAGTTCATATTACGTAGTTTATAGATGAATGGAACTTCAGAGTGTCTATTTAAGTATGCTAAGAATTTAAATGGTTCTTTGATAAGCTTATTATCATAGTCTACTTCAAATCCAACTTTCTCAGCTAAATCAAATAGCATATCATATGGTACATGTACATCCATATCAGTATAGTATCCACTAGTTGCACCAATCTTATAAGCCATCTTTAAGTATCTTACTAAGTCTAGTTGTTTAGCTTTAGTATTTACCTTGATCTTAATTTGGAATTGGAATAGTAATTGGTCAAAAGATACTGCAAGATAGAGATCATTAGTTAAGTCTTTAAAGAATGTATCCCTATAGTTAAACGTTCTAGCATAGTAGTTTAAGTCATGTAGACCAATATCTATACCTTCACGATTATAATCAATATCAATGTTAGGAATAATAGCAATAGCTGGTTTACCACGTTTAATAAGTTCACGTTCATTAATCTTAGCAAACTCATCGAATAAGTGTTTACCATCTATATATACGGTTTTAAAGTAAGATTTATCAAACTTACTGAGTATCCAGTTCTTAAAGAACTCTACAGCTACAGAATAAGCATGACTTGTGCTAGGAACACATAGATTCTTTAGTAGCTGTTTATCAATCTTACTACCGATCTCTACATCTACCCAATCATCCATATTTAATACACGTTCATGCTCACCGAATAATTCGGTTTTATCAACTTTATCGTTATTTTCAATTAGTTTATTATCGGTGATTCGAGACCCATGTCCAGGATCATCACCTAGAGTTTCCTCTACTAGTATAGGTACATTACCTTTTTCATCAGCTGATACTGGAGCTGGGATGTAATAGTTTTTTCTCAAGTATTTCACCCCTTTTTTATAAAAAAATATTATCATAATGTTGAGGAAGGCTATTAAAGCCTTCCTCATTTAGTACACTATGATTATTATCTAGATAGAATAGTAGAGCGGTCCATTAAACATTCACCTCCTCTACTATTATTGCGAACTTAGTCAGAGAACCATTTATATTCTCTATCATAAGTTCAGATTCCAGTTCAGGATCATCTTGATATCCCTCATCTGGAATCAGTCGATACGTAATTTGTTCATCCTCATCAATGGATGAATCTAATACGGTGAATGGTCGTATCATTCCATTCACCGTATTTATGAGTAGTTGGGCTGACTTGTTAGCCCTGATACCATTTGGTGGTCTATCAAAGATAAAGTTCCACCTCTGATTGCATATGATCATATTATATCATCCTCCTTCGTGGTTATAATATATAACCAGAGGATAATACTATTTCAATGCTTGTAATTTACGGATATTATCTAACTCAGCTTCACTATAGGCATCACGACCTACATAGATAAGACTGTTTAGATTTACGTAAGTATCTTTGAAATGGTTAACTGCAGAGTTAAACTTACCATCATTACGAGATATCATCATAGCATTTCGAGGATTTAGAACTTTAGAAGCTCTACGTTCGAATTCTTTATTGATAATATACATAATATTCATACAGTCACCATCAAAGTCTGCACCTAACATCTTAAGGATTTGTAATGGTACAGACATTGTAAAATCATCTTCATTAACGTCAACACAATACATTTGTAACAATGACCCATGGTTAATAGATGGGTTACGATTGATAATGAATGCAATGCCACGTTCTTTAGAGTTAATGATATTCTTGATGATATTTAAGATGAATGGATCTTTAACGATCTGAGATTTGAACCAACGCTTATATGCTTCAGTATAAGTTAGACTTAGAGACTTAACTAAGAAGTTGATAATAGTTTGCTCTAAGAGAATAACTAAAGCTACATAAGGCAGTCTAATCTCATCAATACGTAAAGTTTCATCTGGTTTGATTACATCACGTGCAGTAAAGTTATATCGTCCAGCCATTACTGAACGGATAGCACCTTTCTTACCACGCATGTCATTAAGAATAACCTTATAGACTTCTTCCATACTCATTTGGATATCATATAAGATATCATTCTTAGTTTTTACTCGACGATATACTTCCATAGATTCATCATTAACGAAGCATACGTTACGAGCAATATTATTATACCACTTATTATTCTTAGTAAATGTAAATTGATCACCAACTACATTAACCATACGTAAGAATAATGTATATACCGGAATACTATGAGTTAAGATCTTTTCACGATTCTTCATTAAGTGGTTATATAGATCAACCTTTTTAGGATTACTCTTAGTCTTATTATGATAGAATGCTAGAATCTCATCAAGACGTTCAGCAAACTCCATCATACCAATACCTACGAAAGGTTGGTCTTCTTTGACTGGTTTATTATCTTCAACAAACCCATCTTCATTAGCTTCTTTATCATATTTGATAATAGCATTTAGCTTCTTAGAGCCAATAAAGCTTTTGAGAACTTCAAATAGATTTGGATGGATTACATAGTATTTATCACTTAATACAATCCAACCAAAGATACCAAAATCATCATCTACATATTTAACTTTCTCATGACATGTAGGACATTCTTCACCGTTATACAATGCCCCTCTGAGATGACCACATTTACATCTATAACGATCTTTAAATGCATCCTGGTCTAAGATAGATGCACCATACTTACTGGAGAAGATAGACGCATCTGATTTGATATCTTTCTTAATAGCCTGGGAATCTCTAATAAAGAAGTCCCGACCATACACAATACCACGTTCACGTTCTTTATCAAGATCCAATATTTCTAACCGAGTTTGGAATTCATACTCAGTATCAATTGGTTGTGTAGTTCTTATATTCAGTTCCATATCATTTATCTCCAGAGTTTCTTAATAGCAGTAGCAAATGTTTTGCTATACGGTACACCTAAACGTTTTGCAAGATCACTAGGAGTTTCGCCGATCTCCTTAGCAATCTTATCTAAAGCATCTTCACGAGTAGATTTTGATACTGTATCTAATTTAAGTACATTACCAATCATTTCAACACACTCATCAATTGTAAGAGTACGACCTACAACAATATCTTTGAGTGATTTGTTTTCAAACATAAATTCACAGAAGTAGATATACCAATTAGTCTTCTTATTCAACATATTAGGACTAGTGGTAGTTTTACTTCTAGCATTAAATATAATATCCACAATACTCTTAACTGGAAGTTTAAGAGATTCATGGATATCAGCTAATAGAACTCCATCTTCATAGAGTTTCAAGACTTGTTCATTAATAGTTGCCATTAATTATTTCCTCCTTTCATATATTCATCTATATAATATTTAGTCATAAGAGATTTTAATTCATCTTCAGTACAACCAAGTTTAGATAGGATAGCATCATGATCGCCACGATATTCAATGATGACTTTAATCTTATTTAAGTCTTCAATGAAGTCTGGATCTACAGCAGATAATGCATTGATTATTGATTGGATATTAGCTCGACCTTTAGCACGAGTAATATATGTATTATCTCCACACATTGTAGGATAAATACACTTACGGTTTTCTTCTAATGTAAGATCTTCTATAGATTTACCAATAAGTAAAGATGCAAAGATATTATGATTGATATAGAATTGAACTTTTCTAGGAAGTTTCAAACGTAAGTTAATTTCTCTAAGAGTCAAACGACCTTCACTGATAAGACGCATAATCTTAGTGAAAGGAATTTGATCAGATTTAAGAATATTATAATCACTATATAGACGTTTAGCATATCTAGGAGATACATTAAGTTTACTATACACATCTGTAGGATTATTAGTTTCAGTTAAGATAGCTAATGCTTTATTGAGCAACTCAACTTCTTCAGGATTCTTTAAGAAGTTACAAGCATGTTTAGAGATAACTGTATAAGGTACTTCACGATTGCTAATCTTACGATTCTCGATAGTGGAACGTCTGATTTTAAACTTTTCACAAGCAGAACGTAAAGCCTTATGATTATACCCATACTCATTTGCAATATCTTTTAACTTACGACGTTTATTAACGTATTCATCAGTAAGCCATTCAATAAATCTGCTATTAGATTTATCTACAGTCTCATTCAATTCTAATGAAACAAATTGATTACGGAAGTATAGCTCTAAAGTACTATAAGATGTAATCTCTGGATACTTACTCATGATGCGGAAGATATTGAGACCATCATTGAATAATTTAATCCAGTTTTTGCTGCTAGTATACTTACCTTCAATTACTTCACGTTTGTGGAGAATTGAATATAAGCGTTGATAAGTTTTTTGATCGATATCTAATACGACCAACACTTGTCGTCTTTGAATATCGTTATCACGTAATAGTTTAAAGTTCTTTAAAAGGTTCTTAGAATAAATAATCATTTAATACTCACCCCTTGGAAAAATATCGCCTATACCCAATAGATAGGGTATAGGCTATTAATACTAATAATTTGTTATTATGGTATTATTTATCAACCCCAAATGCTTTGTCTGGGTCCATCTTAGTCATAACAACTTGAGAATCATGGAATGCCTTCATGGCAACTAATTTAAGTTTAGCTGCTATTTGAGGCATAGCTGCACCGACATTAGTGATACCTAACTTATGGAATAGGTTACCAGCACATGCATTGCAGATGATACCATCTTTAGATTCACATAAGGAAGCAAATCTAATTTGTACTGTCTTACCAATATACTTAGATTGGTTGTCAGTATTGAGTTCTACTAACTTATTACCTTCTTTGATATTACAGTACATATACTCTTTGATATTCTTATCATCTAGAGTTACAGTGATAGTACGTTTAGTACCACAGTCAGATCCTTTAGGTCCAATTTTAACATGTTGGAATGCTGGCAACATAAGTTTCTCCCAATAACCACCAACTTCTGTTTTATTAGAACGAGAATAAGGACCTTCTGCTAGTGAGTTAGCGAAGTCTGCATACTCTTCTTTAGCAATACCCTCAATGTAGTTAGACATGATGATATTATAACCTTTTGTAGGATCAGGATTTTTCGTAATACCTTTCATGATAAACATGTTTTTGAAGTCATTGTTAAAGCTACCACGAGCTCCAGAGTTATATGTATCGATAGCGATATCATCTTTAAGAGTTTCTTTAGCTAGTTTGAGTAACTCATCTTGAATAGCAATTACCGCATCAGGATCTTTAGCATCCAATCTATCACGATATTTCTTAACTAAGTCAGCTTTAGCTTTATTAATAACCTTAGCAATAGTTAAGAGCTTCATAGAATAACCATTAGCTAATACTGATACATATGGCATAAACTTCTGTGCTTTCATAATGAAGTTTTTCAATGCATCTAATGGTACTTTTTCTTCAAGTACAGCATAACCGATTTTATCAGTAATCTTACCAACCATCTTTTTATTGATTGGCTCATTTATATATCCATATAAATCAAATAGTTCTCTTTCAATGAATACTTTATTAAATATCCAAATACCAACAGTAGTCACAAAGGCTTCTTTATTCTTTTTACCTTCTTTACCATAGACTCCTTTTGGTACAGTGAAAGTATCATATGTATTAAATCTTACCTTACCATTGAATTCACCAAATATTTCCATAATAAAGGATAACTTGGTTCCTTGCTCTTCGGTAATACCTAAAAGAAATTCAATATCTTTCGGATTGGTAATCTGTTTAGCAACACGTTTTGCCATTACTAGTACCTCCTTTATTTAATAGAATGTGGCTGGTATATAAGCATATTTTCGCCTATCCAGAACATTAGGATAATTCAAATAATACTTTACAAGGAGGTTCATAATGGGAACTTTTAATGAAGAAAATAAAATTACCATAGCCGAGCTGGCACCTAGTCTTGTTGACTTATTAAATGCTAAAGCTCTGGCAGTAGACTTAACATCTCATGTTAATGACGGCGACCGCCATATTTCTGCGGCTGAACGTACTAAATGGAATAAAGCATTGGACGATGCTAAATCTTATACAGATTCTGAATTGGCTAAGGCTCTTGGTCCAATTAAAAATATGATTAGTGGTACAGATACATCTCTATCCACTTTATTGAACTCTAAGCTAGATAAATCCACTTTTGAAAATTTCCGTACTGGATTAGCAGCTGTAGCTACAAGTGGTTCTTATAATGACTTAAGAGACCAACCATCTGCATTATCTTATTCCGATACATCTAATAAAGCTTTACGTGCTGAACGTGCTGGCTATGCTGATGAAGCAGGTCATGCTAAAACAGCTGATGAAGCTACACATGCAGTAAATGCAGATAGTGCTATTCGTGTAAATGGTATTCGTTTGACTATTGCAAATGATTATCCAGCTAACCCTCAAAACAATAAAGAGTTCTTCTACCATACAGCTCAACGTATGCTATATGTATATACAAATGATGGCTGGCAAATGACTGGAGCTGCTCTAAGATAGTTTTTTAGGGGCTTAAATACATATTAGTATATGTATTTTAAAGTTAGAATTTTAAGAGGAAAACGTAATGAAACAATTTGAAGAAATATATGGAGATCTAAACTCGGTTACAATGATTATTACTAATCGTTGTAACCTTGCTTGTGATTATTGTTTTGAACGATCCAAAGGTAATAAAGACATGGATGTCGACACAGCTATTGAGATCGTTGATCGTACTTATAATAAGAACTTAAATATGCCTAACCAAAGATTTACTTATAATCTATTTGGTGGCGAGCCAATGGTAAATTGGAAAGTTGTTAAAGCTATTCTTGATCATATTAATAAAAAGCATTACAATGCTCAAGTTGGTATTACAACTAATATGATGCAAATGACAGATGAGATGCTTGATTATATTGATGACAATGATGTATTTGTCTTAGTATCCATTGATGGTATTAAGGAAATGCATGATATGCATCGTAAAGATCATGCTGGTAATGGTTCATTTGACACTGTAGTTAAGAATATTAAAAAGATGGTAGATCGTGGTTTAACTCATCTTATCGAAGCTCGTATGACTGTAACTCCAGAGAGTGCAAAATATATGTATGAGAGCGTTAAGATGCTACTCGATCTAGGCATTAATAATATTTGTCCAATTGCTGCATCTGACTTAGACTGGTCTGATGAAGCATTGAAAGATTATGAAGATAACTATAATAAGATGCTTGAGCTCTATGTAGATATCTTGAATGATACTGATAATAATCGTAATATTAATATCAAGCATATTGATGATATTATTGGTACTGCAATGGAACCAGAGACATCTGATACAAAGATGTGTCATATTGGTAATAAATACTGGGTATGTATTGACTGGAATATGGATGTATATCCTTGTCATAACTTCCCAACTACTGATCTTGAATTCTTAAAAGAAATGAAGATTGGTAATATGAGAACTGGTGTAGATGAAACTAAAGTTTCTGATGAAGCTAAACAAGCTAAGTTTGAAATGGAAGAATGTAAAGACTGTGTAGCTAAGATTATCTGCAAGTCTGGTTGTCCATTCCAAAACTTAACTGAAAATAATGACTTCTATACTCCAACTACATCTTACTGTAAAATCCAACGAATCTTGGTACCAGCAGCTCTTAAATTTAGAGATAAATTATTAACTGCTGAGAATATTAGATCTCGTAAGTTAAACGTACTTATTGAGAACTTAAAGATCAAGAAATATTTTGATGATGAAGTTAAGAATGCTGATATTACTTCCCTAGATTTCAAGATGAAATTAGATCGATTCTTAGAATTGTATAATAATCTAGATTGCAAGGGTAATGTAATTCCTAGCTTTAATGATTATTTCACTTTCCAATTATCTATGTCTTCTGCTATCTTAGATAGCCTAGCTGAAGAAGATAAGTAATTTAAACATTGGAGGAAACAAATGCCAAATCGTGGTAAATATAAATACGCTGATCCTGTAATCAGTGAGTCTTATAAAGAAAAGAAGCTAGATGGTGAATTTATTAACCAAGTTAACTATCTAGCTACACGCTTAAAATATCAAGCCTCTGAGCTAAAAGATATTGTTAAAGTTCGTAATAATCCTCAAATGTATCCTGATCGATATTATGAAATGAAAGGTCAAGATATTAGTGAGACTGCATTTAAAAATGACTTAAGTATCTTCAATACTACAGATAGTGGTGAAAAATTGACATTAGCTCAATTTAATAAAATCATCAAAGCTAACTGGGATACTTATAGTTATGCTAGTACTTTATTTGCTGATCAAATCCAAGGTATTAAAGACCTACCTAAATTTAATGAAAATGAAGTACTTTCCTATAATAGATTCATGCAAATCATGGATAACTATAATAAGATCAATGACTACTTAAACCGTAACTGGAATAAATATTTCGATGGTTCTGGTTATTGTATCCTTTCTTGTCAAGTAGCCTGTCAAGCAGCATGCCAATTAGGCTGTCAATCTTGCCAATATAATACTTGTCATAATCAAAACTGTGGAGGTTGGTCGTAATGAAAATCTTCTTATTAGACGAAGTGTATGAGTTTGCTAAATCTGTTGGTATTACTGACAAAATCAATGCACTAGCTAAGAAGATGTACGATCCAAGTACAATCCAATCTGACTTACAATCATACTACGACTTCAGTCATTCTGAAGAGTATGCTAAACTAATTGCTGAATTGGAGACCAAGTTAAAAGAGACTGATATGTCTCTTTATAATATCTTGGTCTACAGTAAGACTCAATCGTATGATGTAATCGTTGAATTGCTTAATAACGTAAAGAATCTACGTGATAGATTTATTCTCTTAGATAAAGCAATCTCATATAAAATATCAAGTGCTCTTGAATATGAACTTCTTGTAGCACTATTCTGTAATATGTATACAGAAGTAACTGAAGATGTAAGAGCCGCTCTACCTAAATATATTCATCTAGCATACTTTAACTACGCTAGTATTAGATACTGTTTACGTATCTCTACATCTGGTAATGTAGATATCTTTGATGAATATGAAAAATATATGGGTAGAGTATACACTCAAATCCAATCTTATATCAACTCTAAAGATACATTAAGTAACTTACGTCTTGAAGTTAGATGTGCAGCTTTACAGTACATTCTTCCTAGATTGACTGTAGAGAAACGTGTTGAAACTTTAAAGAAAATTGAAGCATTAGCTGATGTATCCACTATGGACTTTGATAATAAAGAAAGATCAATTGGTGTTATATGGACATTTGAACGTCTATATGAAGCATACTTTGATTTGAATAATTATCCTAAGTTCTTTTATTGGGTATATAAACAGTTTAAGTATCTTGATAACGCATTGACTGATAAAGAAGCATTCTTTGACTCCTTGCGTTATTATAATAAAAATAATATCACCGGGTTTATCGTCTCTATGAGACGATTCTATTTGATTCAAAGTTTATTCCCATTATTCCATATGAATTTTGATAATATCTTACCATCAGATAGAAACTTCATTAGCTCAGATGATTTAGATTTCACACTATATGATGATTATGCAAACAAGTTAGTTATGACTAAGTTTAAAACTTATGTAGATACTTGGTATCAAAATAATATTGATAAACTTAAAGACTTATCCCATAATACTGAAATGCTAATCAAGTGTGAAAAGATGGTTGTTGAAGGATTATCTGAAGAAGCGGCTAATGCTGCTGTAGCTGTTAATACAAACTATGATGCAGTACCTCATCCTGAATTGATTATTACGCCAACTCCTGGTACATTCAATTCTAATATTGGTGAAGAAATTGGTGCACCTGAAATCGCACCTAAGATTGATGTTGCGCCTCCAGAAGGATTTAGTGTTAATGCTGCAGATCTTGCTAGATTAACCGAATTTAACAATCAGGAAGGCAGTCATGTAGTTATGAGTCCTGAAGAATTGATTGAGCATGAAGAAGAACGCTTAAATGCACATACTGAAACTCCATCTCCTACAACTTCTACTGAAACTACTACTCCAGTATCTACTCCAGAGGTTCCTACACCTCCAGTAGTACCTGAAACTCCAGCAACTGACGCAACAACTCCAGTTCCACCTGTACCACCTACAGGTATTCCTCCATTACCAGAAAACTTTACTGTCAATGAGGATGAATTAAATAGTTTAACTGAAGAAGAACGTGCAGCTATGGCAGCTGCTAATGAGGAATAATGTATAAAGAAATATATCTAATGCTTACAGAAGCTTGTCCTAATAGATGTGAGTATTGCTACATCAAAGGGCGAGATAACCCTGCAACAATGACTTTTGAACAGATAGATCAAATTATACAAACAGAGAAGCCTTCGAGGATTTTATTCTTCGGAGGCGAACCTCTTCTTTGTCTTGATCTTATCGAAAAGACTATGGAGAAATACTATGGAAAACTTAAATTCCAAATAGTAACTTCTACTGTAGTTAACTTTAAAGAATTTATCGATCTTAATGAGAAATATCCTATGAATGAAATTCAATTATCATGGGATGGTTTTGCAGATAAGAACCGTGTTGATACATGTGGTAAATCTATTGCTTCTAATGTATACCAAAATATCTGGTATGCTATTGAACGTGGATTGAAATTTGATATCAAATGTGTTATTGGTAATGAAAACGTTCATCTTATGGAAGAGATCCATAAACAGTTTATGGAATTCAAAAAGTATGGTGTATCTGGTGAGTTTGTAGTAGCTCATAGATCTCTATATACTGATAACTTCCTTGAAGTATTTAAAGAGCAATATAAGAAGACCTTTACATTAGATAAGATGTATATGGATCATCTTAATAGAATCATTGCAGTTATGCAAAATGATAGATACTTTGGTTCTTGTGATGCTGGTAAATATAAAGTTATCACTCCAAGTGGGTGGGAATCTTATTGTACCGCATTATCTCAAGAAGATAAGAAGTTCGGCGATGAGTTACTTCAAAAACCATGTAAGAATCCTAAGTGTGATGATTGCAAATGCCGTTGTATGTGCGATGGTGGTTGCCGTTATGAACGTTACTTAGAATTTGGCGATGAATGGGAATATAACTTCCTTGAGTCTACTTGTATTATGATGCACGTATACTATGACACAATCAAAGAATGGTTAGACTCTTTAACTGAAGAAGAGACTGAACGTTTATATGAAATTATAAAACGATATAAAGCATATCAAGCTGAATATCATTCGGAGGTGGAATACTAATGCTTAACTACGTTCCTGAACGAATATATGACGTATTGAAAGATGAACCTAAGTTTAATGAATTAACTGAGATCATCACTGACCGTTTTTCCAAACTAGGTACATTACTCGATGTAGTTATGTTTGACACTAATGCTAAAGCCGACAAAGAAATCTATGACTACTACGTTAATACTCTAACTGAATTAGTCAATGAGAAATGTCCTGAATATGCATTACAGTTACACGTTACTTTAATGCAATCTGATAAGAATGAGCTATTAGGATACTATGATGATCGTCATAAATATGATGCTGAAACTACAATGTATCTTTTATCTTATCTAATCAATTGCTCTTATGATGACTATACATTCCCACAATTCCAAAAGACATATGTGGAAACTTATGAAGCTACACCAATTGAAGTACGTAATAAGTTCTCTGATTATATTCATCTCAAATATATCAACTCTAAAGTTGAACGTTATGCAATGTATGATGCTCCAAGAGATGGTACTTATTTGATTAAAGTAATTGATCTTTTGAAAACTCTATATGAGACTTTCAAATATATTGTAAACGATATCAATATTCTTAAGTATTGCTTTATTGAAATCTTAGACCACTCTCTAACTAATGCATTTAAGTTTGTAGATAATGATAAACTTATCTATAAAGCAGTTCAACAATTAGAGATCCCAGATGAGTTTGAAGATGGTGACTTTAAAGGCACTTCCATTAATGAACTTGGTATCTTAGATAAGAAATTTGAATTAGCAGTAGCTTCTCGTAAATGGGTAGATGCTATTCAAAAGTATAATGATGTATTAGATTGGATTGAATTAGCTTTACTTCATCCAGAAAAATTATATCGTACTCTTATCATCTATGATAAAGTTATGGCACCAAACTTCTGTGCCATTCTACGGAGATATGTAAGATTATCTACTGAATTCTTTAATCGTGCTGGTGAAAGAGAAATTAATCTTAATCCACAAGATAGAGAGTTTATCTTAAAACCAGACTATGAGGGACTAGAAGTTTCCAATTTGGAAACAACTCAATCTTTCAACCGATTAACTAAACACATGGATGATTGGTTTGAAAATAATGATATCTCTCTAATGGCATTTAGAGCATGGTACTATAATATCTATAAGAATGGATTGAATGAAGCATATGTACAATTGTCAGAAGATTAATATAAAGTCTATTGAAGACTTTACTTTATCTACTCTGGAATTAGACGTGGCGCAAGTCTGCAATATGGCTTGCGCTTATTGCTATCTCAGAGGAAATACTAATGAACCACAAAAATTTGATCGTTGGGATGACTTATATGAGTTATTAAGAAACGTCAAATTAGCAGATAAACTCACTATTGGTCTAACTACAGGAGAATTATTCCTAGATGAGACTGTAGAGTATATTTACAACTCAGTGAAGAAACTAAATAAGATTAATAGATTCTCTGATACTGAGATATTATATAGACTATACTCTAATGGGTCTAATGCAAAGAATATAATTGATATATTTGACTACATTGGATCTAATAAGACTATGATTAGTATCTCTTATGATGGTAAAAACTCTACTAGGGTATTTAAACCAAATAGAGATACTGATATCACTAAACAACTAGAAATCTTAGCTGATTCTAGATATAGTGATAAGATTATCATACGATATGCATTGCATAAGAATATTCAAAATATGTTTGATACATTTAAGTTCATCCATGAACTTGGATTCAAGAATATTGAATACTATACAGTGAATAACTATGATAGATATAGAGATCAAGATTATATTGATGAGTTTGTATGTCAATTAGAAAAGACTTTAGACTACTTTGATAGATCTGATTTCAAAATCTATAATATCAATAAATATAAAGAGCTTAAGACCCCTAGACGCTTATGTGAATATGGGACTTCTTTAGCTATAGATTTATATGGTAGACTTACCATGTGTCCATTATCCTTTGGTGGTGATGTTATTGATGAGACTACTATTGACTTATCTGATTACAAAGATCTACCTAATCTGTATAACAAATTCCAAGAGGAATTCATTATAGATAGATCTAAACTAGATTGTGCAACCTGCAATAATCAGCTATGTGAAGAGTGTTGTTCATTTAGATCTATTCCTAACAGTGAGAATAGACTATATCAACAATGCAAACTTAGACATGCTGAATTAGCAGTTTATGATAAATTATATAAGGAGTCATCAAATGTTTGAAAGATTTGATGCATTAGTATATAAAGTCTCTGAGTATTGTAACTTAGATTGTGTTTATTGTTTCCAAAAGCATGATGTTAAAGAACGTACTAGAGGCTTTACTTACTTTGATGAATTAATTAAGTTACTTATAACTTTACCGTTAGCTGATGACTTTGAAGTCAAGGTTACTGGCGGTGAGTCTAGTCTTCATTGTGATAAGATTAGACAAGACTATAAGAAGTTTAAGAAATTAGAGCGTTATAAAGAGACAATCATCAATATGACGACGATTTCTAATGGTAGCAATATAGGTGGTCTGATAGACCTCTGGGATGACCATATTTTAGATCCATGGGGTTGTAAGATATCCTGGGATGGTATATATAGTGCATCCAAATCTAGAAAACCAAAGAATATTGGAGTTTTCAATGATGATTATTTTAATAGAGCTATTATTGATTTAGGAAGATCAGATTACCATGATAAAGTTCTAGTTCGTACTGCATGTACACCTGATACGATTGATAATCTATATGATGCATATAAATTTGCATTAGATAATGGTTGTTATAAGTGGGAATATTATCCTTTATCAGACTGTGATTATTATAAAGATCCAGACTTCTTAAAGAAATTTGAAGAACAGCTCTATTATATCTTTGAAGAGAATGCTAGAGAAGAAAATGATGATAAACTAGTTGCAAATGTCGACACAATGTTGTATACTAAATATGCTGGTGTTAAAGATAAACTCCGTGCTATTAGTTGTCGACATCTAGGTCATTTCCTTCATGTTGGTATAGATGGCTCATTATACCCATGCGGATATTTCTCTGATGATGCTTTCTATGAAAACCAAACAGTTAAGATTGGTGATGTATTCACTGGATTATATCCAGATGTAATTGAATCATTCTCTAAAGAGTATAGTCAAACTCCAATGTGTAGTATCTCTGAAGATGATGGCTGTAAGTGTTATCATTGCTTTGAATGTCCAGCTGTAAGTAAATTCTATAAAAATAACTTACAGAATAAAATGAGACAACAATGTGCAATGAGACATATTGAGTCTAAAGTGTTCAATGATGTATATAAAGACTACACTAATGATAAAGAACGAATAGTACGAAATTTCTCATACGCCGGCTTCTAAAACATTTAAATATGGGTTTGGGTTAACCCCATAGAATAATTTAATATGTAAAAGGAGAATTAGTATGAGTACTACTAGAACTATCGTCAAGAGACGATCTATGACAATGAAAGTTTTTAGAGTTGTTAAAGCACTCTTTAAACCAATCTATATTTTGAAGGCTATAAGAATACTTCTAACTATTCTTATATCAAAGAAAAAGAAATAAACTATTACCCCATAGGAGTTTTATCTCCTATGGGGTTATTTTAACATTTAGATAATCATAAAAGGAGGATTAAACTATGGCAAAACTTAGAGACACAGCCGTTAAAGATAACTTAAATATTGCTGGTAGTGTAGTGGCTGGTGGTAAAGTATTATCCGTTGAAGGTCATACTCATACCCCTGCAAACATTACTGGTTTAGATACATATATTAATCAAAAAATCCAAGCTGCTGGTGGCACTGGTGGAAGTGGTACTCCTGTAGTGCCAAGTGGAGATATTAATGCTAAGACACTAGATGGTCATCCAGTTAGTGATTTTGTTTTGAAGACTGAAGCTTCTGGTAGTATAGTATATTCATATTCAAAAATTGTAGACTTTACATCCAATTCTATGATGATAACTATTCCTGAATCATTTGGTGACTATTTAATAAAAATAACAGATTTAAATTCAGAAAAGTATCTTAAAAATGATACATTTTTTGGTAAAGTTATTAAATTTACAAATTTTCCTGATATATATGGATATTCGCAAAAAACTCCTATATGGGGAGCTAATAGTAATAAAATTGCAATATATGGTATTATTCCGAACAGTAATAAAATAAAGATAGAAGTCTATTCTAATAGACCAATAACTAAAGAAATTGATATAAGTAGTACTATTGTAGGTTCATTTAATTATTATTTCTTTATTGTAGATAAAAGCACATATAGCCATCTAGGTTATAAAATTCATGATGCAAATGTTAATCTAGTTACTCCACCAAAACTTATAAAGGTATCAAATAGTACCCCACATCAATATGATAATTTATGCATATATGGTGATACTAAGATCGTAGATTTAGACAATAATATAACTTTTAGAGTATATAATAGTTCTATTTACTCATACAATCCAAATAATATTCCATTAGTTGCTGAAAGAGCGTATGGTCTTGGTGGTAAGATGATATATTATGTTAGGGGACTATCAAATAATATTGTAGTTGTCTATCAAAACGGATTTGTTTATTATACTGATCATACTGCATCACAAAATGTTAATATAACTAAGGATAGTGGCGATAATGCTACATCTGAATTTAGTATCGTTAATGTAAAGAAGATATTAGGATCATCTTCATCTGGAGATGTAAATATATCTGCCACTATTAATGGTGTGCAATTTGATGGTAAGACTAATATAACTACACCGGCAAGTAAACTAATCACGCCAGTTCATATTAATGGTGTAGAATTTGATGGATCTCAAGATATAACTATCCCAGCACCAACTAATGCATTAACTCTAGGTGGATTAGATTCCAGTCAATATATTAAAGCAACTGATGTTGGTAATGCTGCAGGAAAGATTCCTAAATTTGATAATGATGGATTCCTAGTATATCCAGATGGTTCTAAGGAGCGGATTGAAAATGCCTAAGCTTAATAAAGTATTAGCAGTCTATGATAGAAATGGTAATCGTCAAGCAATCCCGCTTTATAGCTCTCTAAGTGATGTAAATGGCTTAGGGCGTCATATTAAAGTAGCTGGCATTGGTGATGCTTACTACCCATTGACCGAAAACTTATCTCATGCTAATGCATCTAAGAAGATTGTAGTCATTGGTAATAAGACTTATAAAGCATTACTCACTCTAGATGAGTCTGATACTGGGGTAAAACTAATGGGTAACTATACTAGAAATGCTATAGTTAAAATGATAAGCGATAGTAAAGGTAGCCCATTAGCTGATAAAGAAATAGAAAGTTTTACATTCTCTCCTAGTATGCATGATAGTTCCATTGGCTCTTGGGGTATGAATCCATTCAGTTTAAATAACTATGTATCTATGGGGTCATATGATAATATAGGAGATACTGATAATTGGCATTTTGCTGCATTGGTTTATTGCGGAGATCCAGTAACTAGTCCTCAAATGGATTATATAGTCCCATTTAGCTATAGTGATACTCAAACTAATAATGACTTAGGATGCGTTCTCTCTATTGGTGAAAAGAGTTTTAAAGATTCTTTAAAGAATAATAAGAATAAATTTAAATATCTTAGTGTAGCACTAAAACGACATGATCCATTAGTCAAGAATGGTAAACGATTAGATGGATATAGTATAATTATAACTTTAACAGATACATCTGATATTATTGTATATACAAAAACTTTAACTTTAATGTATTCCGATTCAATGGATATCTCTAAATTTAGAGAATTATTCCCTGAGATAGCTCAGAAACAAGATACTACATTTGCAGGTCTAACCGCAGATAATAAGATTGGTGTTAAAGTTATAATCGGTAATGAGGTACCACATATAATAGACTTTAAGATAGATGCTACTTACGATAATCCATCAGTACGCTTCAATCTTATTAAGATAGAAGATGATCTAAATTATAATATCAGATCCATGAATAGCGGTACAGAAGTTAAACCATTCTCTAGTGATTCTAGATTTGTAGGAGATGCTACTAGGGATGCTAATAATAATCCGATGTTTAGATTATCATTTACAGATCTCATTCTTACTAGACGTCAAGTATCTGCAGATATTAAACGTGAGATAGGGAGTAATAATCTATTCTTTATGATATCTAATGGTATAACTAATACAGATTCAGCTATCCTTGAAAATTATTATCTATTCAATAGAATGGCTATTATGAATAACCCACAATATGAAGGATCTAAATATTGTAGAGTTGCAATTAAGCCATCTGGTATAGGGTATGATTCAATAGAGCAATTAGAAGATGAACTTAATACTCCAAGAATATATCCATTAAGACTTAAAGACTTTTAATATAAAATAATCCCAGAAGAAGTTTACTTCTTCTGGGTTATATATTATTAAGGTGATTCATATATCTTATATTTATTTCAAGGAGGAAAAGTATATGAAAATTTTTAGCGTATGTGCAAGAGTAGATTATCAAGGTCAAGATGTTATCGACTTAGGGTTATTTAAGTCTTCTAAAGCTGCTTTATTAGCAATGAAAACATTCATCGATGAACATGTTAGAGCTGCTAGTAAAATTAGTGTAGAGCTATTTGCCTTTAGTGATGATACTTTGAATCAAGATGCTAGTCTTCCATATACGACTACTGATCTTATGTACAATCCTAGTACTAAGAAGTATGATGATCTAAATCCAGTATTATTTGTATAATACCGGTGGGAGGGAGAATTTATCTCCCTCCTTTATTTTTTTTGTAAAAATACCCCATAGGAGTTAAACTCCTATGGGGAATAGTTTTTTAGTATTTAATTAATGGATATAAATTAATGTGATCTGGATGAATAGCATGATTCCCTCCAGTGTATACTCTAGAAGATCTAGATGCATCAAATTTTAATTTTTTACCAAAATAATTTTTGTCAAATACTTGCTCACGTGCACCGATCCTTGTTGATTCCGTATCTTTAACAAATGCACCAGATGCACCTTCAATACCAATTTGCCCACCAGCACGGATTTCCATTTCACCAGTAATCCTAGGAGCAACAGAGGCAGAGAATTTACCAATATCATTAGTATCGACATCTGCCTTTAAATATACGTATCTATAATCTGGCAAGAAGAATTTATCAGAACCAGATTTTCTGAATAGACCACGTTTATCTGTATCAGTTGTCCATAGACCATTCTTTTCTACAAAGTCATAAAGTCTAGGGTATCTGGATTTTGCAACTTCTGCACCATTAGCTAATACATAACCATTAGCTATATATGGAAGTAAAACTAATTCGCCAACTAAATGAGCATCATCTCTATCAAAGTATTGTACTACGGAATTGCCTTCCAAGTTAATAATTGCACCGATAATATTACTATTACTTCTTAATGTACTAGCATTATTATCACTCACACTAACTGCATTATTAGATACAACTTGATATGCTTTACCTTCATGGATGAATTTTTCACCTTTAGCGAAAACTGCACCATTAGTCCACATTCTATATCCAGTTTGTAACTCTATATATCTAACTAAATTGGAATTTGCACTATTAACTGTTTGAGTCAATGCATCTTTAGTAGTATTAACTAAGCTAGTTAGGCTAGTCTTAGCTGCCTCTACTGTATCAGAGTTAGCAAATTCAACCCAGTCATTAATATTGGAGTTACCAACAGCAAATTTAACTTTTTTGCTTCTTGGATCATAACCAAATTGACCAGTGAAGCTAGGAGTCATGTTAGTATTACCATGGATATTGAAATGATCCACAGAATCATAACCACCTCTACCATCAGAGATATAATATTGAGGACCGCCATATCTTTGAGATAAACGTGTACCAATGATTTGACCTCTAGTAGTACCAGTTTGCCATACATTAGTCCCAACTTCTTGGAATCTAACTGTACCGCCACCGCCAGTTTCATTAGCTGTATTCTTATTAACTGTACCATTTACATAGATATCACCATCTGTAGCATAATATACTGTAGGGATATTATTATCAACTACGTTATTAGCTCCAGTTACATTTACACAAGATCCTTCAGCAGAACGGATTGCATGTGTAGCCTTACCAGAGTAAGTACAGTTTTCTAATTGTACGTTAGCAGTGAATGCATCTACATGGAAGAAACTAAATCCATTATTTGCATTGATCTTATCAGCTAACTTACTATTCATATTGATAAATCTACATTTGATAAATTTGGCAGTTGCATTAATAATTTCAATATTAGAGAATGCACTGATATCTCTAATATATTGATCACTCAATGCACCAATATCAAATGTAATATTTTCAAATACAACTTGATCAGAGTTACTGATATAAATTGCAGGTAAGATTACAGGTTCAGTACCACCATTTATTACACGTACTTTACCTTTAAGACCAATGAATTGAAGTCTTTGAGGAATATTATACCCAGGATTAACAAAGTTATAGTTTCTAGCATCATCAACATAGTTACCAGGAGCGATATTAATAACGATTTCTTTCATATAATCCATATGAGCTAATCTTACAGCATCAGATAAGTATTTAACTGGAGTTGCGTTATCACCAGTGAATACATCACCAGTATAATCTTTATTTACAAAGATTTGACCATTAGCTTCTGTAAGTTGATAAGCTGCATTATCAGGATAAGCTCTAGTTAATTTATTATTATAAGATACACTATCATTATCAGCTTTATATGTAATATGGATATCTTCAGATTGGTTACCTAAGAGATATACATTAGCCCCCATATCAAATAAATTAGCTTGATAGTTGAATCTTAATGCATCAGATGTAATTTGATATCTGTTTGCAGTTACTACCGCATCAGTTGGATTCAATTTCTTGAAAGACCAAGGCATATTAGTGATAGAATGATGGTTAGATTTAAGTAAATCTACATTAGCTGGTAATGTAGGAGCAAATCTATTCATCATTGCAAGACCACCATCTGCTTGAGTTACAAAGTTACGACCAATATAAGATACAGTTAAGCCGATACAAGTATTATTGTAGTCGCCACCCACCCAATCAGCATTATGGAGTCTGATATCATCTTCGCTATTATTATGGAATAATAATGTAGCACCATGGAAATCTTCTTCCCCTGTAGGAGCTGGAGTCATTCTAATAGCATTTCGGTCAGCTGCAGTCTTATGAGAGTTATACATATCTTTGAGAGATTGAGCTGGCATACCAAATTTACCAGGAATACCATTAGGGTATTTAGATACATCTTGTACATACACTTTCTCAACTAACTTCTCATTCATCAATCTGATAGCATTACCATAATGATCTTTATGCCAATGAGTGATTAATAAGAATTCAAACTTAGTGATATTATTTTCTTGCATAGTAGCTTTGATAGAGTTTATACCACCATCACCAATGCTATTATTAAAGCAGTCAATAATAAACCAGTGTTTCTTATCAACACCAACGATTGTACAATCACCGATATCTTGTTTATCAGGATCCCCTTTTTGGAGAGGACCAAATTTAGGGAAGATAACATCTAAAGATTTAGCTTGTGCTACTTGGGAACGTCTCTTGAAGTCTTCTAATGCATCGCCAAGAGAACGAGTTAAGGATTCAAAGTCTGGACGTGTAATAGTAACTTGAGAGTTATTAGTTGCACGAGAACGAGCTACTTTATAAACTACAATTTCAATTACATCACCTTTATCTGCAGTATAGCCTACAAGGGAGATACTCTTAGATTCAGCAATGAACTTATAGTTTTTACCTTGGATGAGTCGTACACCATTATGGAATACTTCTAATCTATCTACCCCAGGATCATAGTTAAGTGTATTAAATCTAAATATATTTTCACCATCAGCTAATACTGCATAGGAGTATGTAGTACTATCGATTAGGTATGGTAAACCATTAGTTACATAGAAGCGTTCAGAGATATAATCATACTGTAAGTATAATTCATCACCAGCTTGGATTTCATTAGCCTTAACTGGTTCGAAACCTACAAAGATTGGAATAGCTTTACCATCAACTCTAAGAGTTGGGTTATTACCAACGTTAGCATGGAAACGTACACTAATTACATTACCATCAAGTAATTTATACTCATTAGGTAAAGTAGTACCCATATTAACGTTATCATCTTTAGTAACGCATCTAGTAATAATACCACCACGGTCTAATAGTGCATTCATTTTGTCATAAAGACTTTTAACTGCTGCACTAGAAGCTACAGATGTAGTATCATTAGATGTATAGCTATGGCTATACTTTTGCATTCTATCGATAGGTACAGTACCTTTATTGAGATATGCACCATCAATATAGTTCATAGTCTCAAGTTTAGGAGCTTGAGCATTATAAATAAAGTAGAAGTTGATTGTACGACCAGCTTCGACTTCTTCTTGGAATGTAATTTGATTGCCTTCAATAGAGTAACGGTTAGGATAGATTTGAAGAGTACCAATAAATACCAAGAGCATATTAGGTTGATCAAAGTATCTTTCAAAAGGTACTGGGATATCAAACGTTTTACCTTTTTTAGTTACTACAATAGAATCAAATGCAGATGCAATATGAGAGATTTGTCTAACTTTAGCTTCTAAAGTTTCACCATCATCAGTGTATACTTGAGAAGCAATAGTCATAGGTGCAAATCTTTCTTCACCTTTAACTAATGTAGTTGGAGTTACATTTTTATAGTCGCCTAGAAAACGTGTAATCTCAGTAGTAGCTACAACGTTTTTCCAAGCACTAGTCCAAACATAGAATAATTCGGACTCTTTAATATAGTAAATAAGATCTGTACTTACTTGGTCGTTATTAGATAAACGATATCGTTCAGTATCAGTATTTACTATTTTAAGTTTATTTGTTTTAAATCGGATGTCATGAGCTACATCATAGAATACTTCTTCAGTATCAGTGGTGTAGATAAATTGACCTTCCGAGATTGGTACCTGAGAGAGATGAGCTCGTTCGGTAGCCAAATATTTTAAAGTTGCCATGTGTAAGATACCCCTTTATTAAATAGTATTATCAGTTGCAAGATCTTTACCAATCATACCGGCAGCTACTGAATAGAACCAGTTTACGCCACGGTCATATGTAACAAGACGAACCAATTGAGCTTCTTTATTTTTACTAGGAATGATACGTCTAGGAATTTTAACTTGAACCCCATCAGCTCTAGTAATAAAGATATTGATAGCATCTGTACCAATATTTTGAGGATCTAGAATAAGAATAATTTCAGCAGTAGATTTATCTAAACCTACAATGGTAAATGATGGATTAGCACTATCCAAGATAAAGTTATAAACTCTATCAGGACGAATTACTTTATTACTACCACCTGCTAAGTTAACTTTAGCTTCTTGCGGTAAGTTCTCTTTATTCTTATTATAGTTTTCAAGACCTTTAACACGAGGTAATGGATCTTCTGCATTAAGAAGACCAGTTACTTTAGCATTAAGTTGAGAGAAACTATTTGTTAAAGTATTAGTTGTAGATTCAAGATTAGCAATATTACTTGTAAGGTTAGGAATACCTTCTAAAGATTGAGTTCTAGCCTTTAAGTCAGTTAATGTAGGACCAATATTGAGAGAATCAATAGTGTCCAAACGACCTAAGATACTAGTACGGATTTGAGTATTCTCATTATTATAAGTTTTAAGAGAACCAATCTCTTGGTTCATATTAGTAAACTTAGTTTCAGTACTATCAGATAAATTATTCAATCTACCATTCAAAGTATTGATAGAAACACTATAGTCTTCACCTTGCTCTAAGTTAGCAATACGTTGTTGTAAAGCTAAGATTTTAGAATTAGGATCACCTAAAGCTTTAAGTTCATTAACTTTACCTTCAAGAGTATTTACTCTTGAACCATAATCTTCACGAGCTTCTAATACAGTAATCTTATTACTTAATTTATTAAGCTCTAGATCTGCAGCATTCTTAACACCTGTAATCTTAGTATTAAGATTATCATTAGTAGTGCCGATTAATGTATTTAAATCATCCAATCTACGAGTAGCAGCATCAATATCACTGCGTAATACTGGGAGATTAGAGTATTGATTAGCTGTGAATTTAACAGCAGCTACATCATCTTGAAGTTTCTTAAATTTAGCAGCATCAGGTGGTGCTGTTTCTTCTAAGTGACGTACACGTTCTACAATATCTGTATCTGTACGTTGTACCCATTTAACGATATTGCCATCTTTAACTGGGTAAGTATTATTAGCAGCATGACTAAACCCATTAATTTCTATAGTACCAGCATAATCGACAATAGAATCATTATCGAATGTAATTTGTGGTACACGATATCTCTTTACAGGTTCATCTACAGTATTTAGATTATATTTGGAAAGATGTTTAATATAACCATCTAAGTTTACAATACCAACGCCTTCTACGTTGAATGTATAGCTAGATAGGTCTACATTCTTTTCAACTTCTTTTAGAATATTTCTTGTTATATCAAATATAACAGATTTATCTTCGGCGGAAACTACATAGAGTTTACCAGTCTTATAATCAAATAAGATTTCTTTTTTCTCAGCCAGGAAGCGAGAATTATAATCTAATGCTATAAGAGGAAGACGAGTCCCTTTATAGTTAGAAGTAGCCATATTATACCTCCTTGCGAATATGTATTTTAATTACATTAATGTTCAAAATATAAGCGGATAGGGATTTTGACATCCCTATCCGGTATTATATTATTCTCTGATTACATTAGATGCATCAAATATATTAGTTTGGAATAGATTATCTGTTTCACTTTCATCGACAGCAATCTTAGGTAATTCTTTAAGGAATACTGGAGTATCACGTTCTTCAATAGCTTCTTCAGAAACTACATTAGATACACCGGGATCACCTGCAAGTTGGTCTTCAGTCATTTCTTCATTTAGACCAGTATAATCAATATCAGGGTTATTGATATGAGTTGCATCTAAAGCATTAGATAAGTATACGTTAGTATCAACGTTAGTCAATAATACTTTATTATTGTAGCTCAAACCAAGTACACCACCAAATTCAGATTCAGTTTTATTTAGAACCATATCAGTCTTGATAGCATTTCTACCAACTCTAATTGTATAAGATTTACCAGGCTCAACTTTAATATATGAGCTTACTTCTGGAGCAATAGAAGATTCAGATCTAGAAACGTTCACACCATTAATAAGCATCAAGTTAACTCTATTACGATTTTCAGGAGCTTTACTTGAGTTAATAGCATTCTCATCATTTCTATCTACAATACCAAACTCAGTTACACCGCAACCATACATAGTACCATTACTACTATAATGAATTTCATTACCATCATTGATAGTATTAGCAACTCTAGAATCATATTCATTAGTGAGTCTATCATAGAAAGTACTCAACTCTACAGATTCAATATCACCAAGTTTAGGTACTGGTGCTACAGAGAAGTTGGTACTACCATAACCACAGAATTGGAATGCTGCTGGATATCTTTCAATATCTTCAGTAGTTATCATCTTATTATAACCACTGCATAATGTAATGATAATCTCACCTACATTGTCTGGACAGATCCAATATTCTTCACCAGGTTTAGTAAAGCTTTGATTGAATTGTAAATTGAATTCATCACTATACATTTCTTCTAAGCTATTAACAAATGTATCTGGTTTAGTTAATGTATCACCTTTATAGAAGATAGGTGTATTATCACGATCAGAGTCAAAGTCAATACGATATTTTAAATGATATTGACTAATATCTGTATCAGCTGTAGTATAAGCAATATTGATGAAACCATTTTGAGGAATGGTTAACTTATATTTCAAACCAGGGTATACTTTGACATTTCTGATAATTTCTTTTTGATAGAAGTAACCAGAAGTCAATCTACCTTTAGAGTCTTCTGTTTCAGTTTTACGTAAAGGTTTCATAGCTGGAACAAAATTATTTACTTCAGGTAATCCACCAATAGGTTTCTTATAGATTGGTTGACTAATTAGGTTAAGATCTTTACCAATATTTTCATCAATATAAGCCGCTACATCTGTAGGTAAGATATAGCTTACTTCACCAAATTCAATATCTTTAGATCTTAAATACCCCAATGTAGTTACTGCAGTACTTATAGGTTTAAATCTACTAGAAGATGCAATAGTCTTAAGCTCTAACATAGATACATCTTCAGGGCAAGTAAATGTATATTTACCAGGAGCAATATACTTATTAACTGTAGTAGCTAAGCTATAGATAGATCTATTCTTGAACGTACTTGCATCATAAGTATATACAAATGGTAATCCTTTATTGATACCATGAGATGTATAGTGAGTTCTAATGATATCATTAATGATAGCTTCTTGCGAAGTATCAGGAACGATATATTTCTCAAGATCTGTTACGTTGTTATAGATATTGAATAGTTTATTGATATCATCATTTGAGATTTGATTCATAATGATATCATAATCAGAGTTGATATTTTTATACTCGGCTAATTCTGGAATAGATGGAGTATAATCTAATACCAATGTATTGAAACGTGTTTGAACGTCAGATTTCAATCTAATGATATTATTCGCAACGTTCATGATATTATCTTTATTGATCTTCTTACCATTGATAAACATGAAGTAGAGTTTATTATTTAATAGATGATCTAAGTCGTTTCTATTTAAGTATAAGTACCCACGTTCATTAATCATTGGATGTTGTACATCTTCACGTTCTAAGCTTCTATTCTTTTGGTTAGCAATATAGAAGTATAGGAATGATAATGTTTGACCAGCTTTTAATGCATCATTATAGTTTCTTAGAGTGATCTTATTCAAATCTTTATCTAATACATAACGAGATGCATCAATGAAAGTTTGATTAGCAAATACCATTAAAGAGTTACCTAGTTTAAGATAGTTCTCAAATGGTAATGGAATATCAAATTCAGTTTGACCATCAACTACAGCATCTTTATCAATTACTTCTTTAGCAATTACCATATAGTCAGAGTCTGCTAAAGTGAATGTAACTTGACGATCAGTAGTAGTGATTATACTATCATCAATGAATGTAATAGTATTCATTGTTTTAGATATAGTATATTGAGATTCTCTGATGAATGTACTACCAACAGTTACGATGATTTTCTTATCCATAAGCATAGAGTCAGCCCATGGGATATTGAATGTACGTTGACCATTTTCTGTACATGCTACAGACTCAGTGACAAACTTAGTATATTTAGAGTTATTAACTACACCACCAATAGTAGCAGTCTCAGTGTCAATATTTTCAGTATATACAAAGATAAATGTAACTGTACGTCCTTCCATTACAGCGTCTTCACGACTTAAGAATCGTAAGTCATTACCAACTACTTCATAACGACGGTTATCAACATAGGTATCACCAATTACACAGAAGAATTTACCAGTCTTCTTATCGAAGTCATGTAATGCCTTAGGTAATTTAAATACTAGTTGACCATCTTGCTCTGCAAATACTTCTTCAATAGCAGTCTTAACAGATACATTCTTACCAGTAACAAAGTTGAATACTAATTCTTGACCTAAGTCTAAACCATTAGTTGTAAGTAACTCTACAGTATTAGCTTTAGTATCAATATAATACTCAGCATCATTTAGGAATACACCATTTCTGATTAAGAAGAAGCTATTTTGATCTTCAAAATATTTAGCATATGGTAATGGAATAGTAAACTTAAGTTGGTTATTCATTGTAGCTCTAACAGATACTGCAGAAGTACCAACTTTATTCTTTTGATCTGGATATATAAATACAAAGATCAATGCAGTACCAGCATCAATACCTGTATCTTGGTCAAAGAACTTAATTTGTTTAGTACCTTCCATGATTTCATATCGTTTAGGGTTTACATAGATACCACGATATGTAACAAAGAAGAATCCTTCAAAGCCTTCTGGGTATGGAATATCAAAAGTCAATTGGTTATCTCTAGTAGCCATAACAAATTGAGGATCGATATTTAATACATCATCTTCTTTAATACCACCATATGGATTATTTTCAATCATTTCATTATATAAGAATACGAAAGTGATTTCACGACCATATGCTACATAGTCTTTAGGATCTTTAAATACAATTGTACGACCAATTACGTTATATCTAGATTGGTCTACCAAAACAGAGCCACGTAATAATAAGAAGCTATTCTTATTTAATAAAGAAGATTTAGAAGGGAATGGGATAGCAAACACTGGTTGTTGGTTTACAGTAGCTCTTAATGTAACCACATCAACACGGTTTGTTTTACCAATATCAGTATAGTTAAAGTCATAAGGTAAGTAGAAGATGTCTACTCTATCACCTTTCTGAGCAATACGACGTAGATGAACACAGACTTCAGTAGCTGTATTTTCTACTTCAGGGACAATAACTCTATACATATCCTTACTTAAGAGACGACCATTGTGGAATACAGCGAATCTATCTTTATTCAAGCAAGGGATGAAGTCTCTACCAAAGAAGTAACGTACTGTAGGTTTAGTAATATTAAAGTGCTGATATTTAAACTGATTCTTAGCAGCCATATAAATGGTCTTACCATAGTATGCTGGGTTAGTGAATGTAACAGTTTTATTATCTTTATCTAAAGTATACTTAACGTCATAGATAGTACGTTTATTGTATGGGAGTTCTTTATAAATTTGATCTTCAGTATAGTTAGCAAATACCATTAGATCTTCATACTTGATGGTAGTGTTTTCGATAGTATTATTATCTTCAGTACACTCTACTTTCAAGTAGTTATTGTTTACTCCAGTGAAATAAGTGAATTCAAATTCATCATAGTCAATGATGTCATTGATTTCTGTATCAGTAATAGGAATTTGGAAGTCATTATTAACGTATCTAATACGATCATATAAATCCCATAGTTCACCATTCTTATAGATTATTACAAATGTCTCTGGAGATTTATGATATCCTCTAGGAAGAGATAATACATTATTAGCGATTTGAGCTTTTAGTTCTTTACCACTAATAGATCTAGAATGAATTTTCAAACGTTTCTCATAGAGTTTATCAAACATAGAAGAATTATATCGACTGATATATCTAATACCAGAAGATACGTTGTCTTCATAGTCTGTATTGTATTTATATTGGAAGTCAAAATCACGACCTAATGCATTGACATCTAATGCAGGCATTTCATTTTCAGGTTCAGTGATAAGACTCTTTAACAAATCCTTATTTTCAGGAATAGTGATATTGCTTCTATTATGATTAGTGATATCACGATAGAAGTATTTAACCTGTAAGTCATAAGTTAATGGATCACCATTATTCATAGTGATGATATTAAGATTCTTAATATCAGGGTCTATTGTTTTATCAAATAGACCATTAGCCCAGCATAAGAAGTTATTCTTAGTGAGCTTATATTTAGCATCAAAGTCTAAATCACGGTTATCAACTCTACCACCAGCTAATACTTTAAAGAAGCCAGTCTCTAATTTAAGAGTAGTTGTATCTAAACTATATACGATAGAACCAAATGGGGACAATTGACCATCTTCATCAAATCTGAATAATTCAGTATTTGGTTTAGGGATCTTTCTTGTCTCAGAATAGCTCATATAAGTGAATGGTAAGTTTACCATTTCAACTTTATCTATATGCAAAGGATTAAGATCCTTGACAGTATTCTTATCGCAAACGATATAAGTATATTTAGCATTACGTACTACTCGATAAGTAGACCATTTTACATGGCGACCATTTACGAATAGCATGAATGGATATACTAGACCTTCGTTGACTGCATCAGTCATACGTTTATCGAAGTCAATAGTTTTCTTAGTCAAATAATTAAGACGGTAACGTACTCCAGTAATACGAAGTACGTAGCCTTCTTTCTCATAAGTTACATAGTGACGAATACCTTTAGATACATAGTAGTTCATCTTATCCCAGCTAATATCAACTACCTCTGGGACGATACCTTTTTGCATCCCAGAGATATTTGTAGTGGAATAATTCTTAAGTTGATCAACGTAGTTATAAACTTCGTTATCGTAAGTTTTCATAGTATTGACCTCCGACATCTAGAACTGTTTTAACATATTCAGGAAGTCCACGGTTAGTCACCTTTTCAATAGTAGATTGATTATTTAAATAGCATCCAATATAGGCATTAGTCATCATAGCAGAGAATGCTGGGAAGTACTCTAATGCAAATAAAGCAGATGGAGAGTACATTTTAACCCATGTAGCAATTACTACTTCAGTAGTTAATTTATGGAGTTTCAAAGAGTCTCTAAGCATAGCTACAAAAGCATCTAAGTTCTTGAAGGAATCACGTTCCACATAGGATTCAATTAATTCAACTTCACGATCAGATATACGTGCAATTTGTTTAGAGAATGCTGTATTATTAGCATAACCATATTTAGGATTATTGCTACCAATGATATTCTTAATGAAGTATTGGGAAGCAAGATACATAACACGGTTATGGATATTACTTACTGTATTCGTTTTGAATAAGTAGTTAATGATATTATTGAATAAAGAAGCAAATGCATATGCACCAGCTTTAACTAGATCGAATCGAGATACGATATTAGAATAGCCACCAAAGTACATCATGTTTACAGATGCCTCTAATAGATGAGCAACTAGTTGTTTAACATTGTTGCATTTATATTTACCACCTTCAAAGTCAATGATTTGAGTGCAGTCTACATAGATCAAGTATTTACCAGTGCCACCTTTAATATCTTTAGCAGTTAATACTCGAGTACTACGGTTTAATGGGTGTGTACTTGTATAAAGTACAATTTGCTTAGATTCCATTGCAGAGATTAAGAAAGAACCAACTTGTGTTTTCTTAACATCATATGCAATATCAGCAAAAGCTTCAGAATGGACGTCAATTTCTTTACCACCTTTGATAAAGCTTAAGACAGATTTTTCATATTCATCTTTATATTGGGAAAAGATAAAAGTCTCATTTATGAGTTTGAAATTCAACTGAGCCATTATAATCCTCCTTCGAAAAGTATCTTAAAATATTACTACAATGTTTAATTTGCAGGTGTATACACCCCTAGGAGACTTAACCTCCTAGGGGTGCAACTAAGTATGTGTTTATAACAATGGAGACACACATCTAAAATGAATACAAGAAAACACTGGCTGTCACTGTTCTCATTATGATATATGTGTAATATAGTCGGCGAAACTATATTACTATTAAGTTCTCTAAGTAATTCTTTAATAATGCCCAGACATATAGATATAAAGGAGGAGAATTATGTTTGAATCTAACCTAGATGAGGTACGTATAGGTACTTATGAGCATGGAGAGAATAAAGTTCCAAGTGTAACACAAGTACTTAGTCATATAAATGAAGACTATATCGCTCAATGGGCAAACTCATTGGGATTTAAAGGTATTGGATATCGTAGAGAATTAAATAGATATGCCGTTGAAGGAACTAAAGTTCATAATGAGATTGAACAGTTTCTGACTGAGGGATTATGTATGACAGATCCAGTAGATAAGACTATGGGATTTATGTCATTCATTCAATGGTTTAATGATTGTGGATATGAGAAGAATATTCTTATAGAACCAATCATGTTAGAAAAATCACTTATTGGTAAATACTTTTGTGGGACTATAGATGCAGTTATGAGAATTGGTAATGAAGTTCATATTGTAGACTATAAGACCTCAAGTAATATTGGATATAAATACTTTATGCAATTATCAGCATATAGATATCTACTATCTAAGATAGGTATTCATATAGATAAGCTTACTGTATTACAGCTTAATAAGTATGAGTCTAAGTATAAGCAATATACTATAGATATTAAACAAAATGAGGAGTTAGTTGATAACCTATTCAATGGATTCATCAATACATTAAACTCATTCAATAGTATTAAGTTATTAAGAGAGATTAAATCCTCTGAGTTTGGAGTGAAATAGTATGACATCTGAATTATTTGGAAATATAGCATTAGCATCAGCAATAACTGCTGGTATAATTGGAGCAACTGGCTGTGCAATCAAAATACTAAATCTTGAATCTAAGATTGGTGATATAATATTATGGATAGCAGCATTCTTTGCTGGTGTAGCCGCATTATCATCTATTATCTATATCTGGTTAATTGCAGTATTCAAATATTAGAGGTATCAGTATGCTTTATCTAATAATGTTTAAAATAGCAGCGGCTTCACTTATAACTACATTGATATTGGTTATAGTAACTCGTGGTTTAGATATAAATGATGGTATTAGTGTAACCATTGGTGGACTTGCTTTAATTACAACTTTATTGACATCTTTCCTAGCGGCTTGGATGTGGGTATTTAATATATAGCTGGAGATAAATATGACAGAAGTTTATTATGCTGAATTATTTGTAAAAATAATAGTAGCATCTTTCTGTAGTATGGGATTATTAGCTGCAGTTGCAGCATTTCTTATGATGTTAGATACAGATCTTAATATTGTTAGAGTATTTATCATACTGATGTCTATATTTGGTATCATAATGATAGGTGCTGTTTTATGTAGAATATGGTTGGGGGTATTTTTCTAATGTTTTCTTATAAAGTAATGATAGTCTCCTTTGCATTATTTGTAATAGATGCAGCAGTCCTATATAGCTTCTATGGCGAAGAAGTATTATCTAATAGAGAAGAAAGAGTATTAATCTTAGTAGAAAAGCTATCTGCTATTCTATTTGGTATTCTCTTAATATCTATGGCTGCAACAGTTTGTCAATTATTTGGTTGGGTGTAAGATATGCATAGTCCAATATTAGAAGTATTTGATATACCACAGCTACAGAAGTTTATAGTATTATATAAAGAACTTCTTCATGAGTATGACTCATGTCCTGTCTTAAAAAGTTTATGGTATAAATATAAAATTTATAAATTAAGAAAGAGTATGTTTGCTTATATTGAGACGGCAGATATATATGAACTAATTGCTGGTATAGTTGGAATCCAACTAAACAATCCACAAGATTACATCTTCTATATTAAGAATGATCCTACTGTGAGATATCAGATTAAACGTGTTCCTGGAAATGAATATGTCTTATTTGATATCACCGAAGGTCCTAAGAATGTAGCTATTAATGCTGGACCGGCTCATCATCTTCTTCTTAATAAAGAGATAGATGCTAAAGTTACATATACTCTTTGGGTAGAACCTGGTAAGAAGTATGTAAGTGAGTTCAATATCAATAGATATAATGATAATGAGATCGATAAGTATTTAGATCCAGCAATGGATCCTAAATTGAATACTCATAGAATGCTTAGAGTTTGTGTTAAGTATTTTATGGAATGGGTAATAGATAAATAGTTATATATTATAAACGTGATAGGATATCTAGTCCTATCACGTATATATTTTATTTAAAGGAGACTGATAAAAATGAAAGAACTAAAGAAACTTAGTGAAAGGGATCTTATCCTACTGAGGTCGGTGAAGCAATTTGGACATCAGATAGGATATATGTTTAATATTATCCTAAGAGGATATGATGGATCTACACGATATAAGTGTAGACAGAATCTTAGAGTAGTATTAGATGGCATTGATAAACGACTTAGTTTATTCAAATGCCAATTAAACCACAATGGAGGGGCTATTGTATCTTTCTATAATAACTTACCTAGAGTAGTCGATAGTAGTCTTGGTTCAGTTAGCGTTAGCTATGTTGATAAGACTAATAGTGAAACTTCATTCCGTTGGATGGAAGATTATGATATTCGCTATGTGATACATATGCTATATAGAATACGAAAACGTCTTATTGATATTTATAAATTTGATAAGACTAAACTCCCTAAGTTTAAAGGGAATGATCATACTGTTGTGGTATATAAAAATGGTAATATTGAATATTTAGATTCAGAGTATCATCAAAAGGACTTTGATAAATATCTTAAGATATATGACTTATTGATTGGAAGTCCATTACTTCAATCCTTCTACCCAAATATAAAATTTGAAGATGGAGTTATGAAGTTCTATGATGGAAAGATATTATTATACTACGTTGATCCTAAAGAGAAGATGATAGTTAGTCTTGATGGTGGTAACTCACGTACAGGTTATCTTTTAACTCCAAAAGAGTTGAATAAAGTTATTAACCGAATTAATAATTTAATTGATGGAGGTATTAAGTAATGGAAGAACTAAGAGTGAGAATTAAAGGAGCCCCATTATTTATTTTAAAAGCTGGTATAGTTAGAGAAATTATAACAGATGCATATTCTCTAGCAAGATGTATTGAAAAGGAATTAAGAGATATTCCTCAAAATAAAAGAAACGCTAGAAAAGCCGAATACTCTAAAGATGGATTACAAACCTATTGTGTTCTTAGGGGTAAAAATGGTATAGGCATTAATATTGGGATATTCCAAGATGATAGAAAGTACAATAGTCTATCTATAGGAATTGATTCTAATGATGATTATAAAATTAGAATTGATTCATCTGCAATGGATAGTCTCATTGTATTACGTGCAAGATTATCAGAATTACTAATAGATCTATCTAATGATAAAAATTATTTATATTCAAATTATCAGTATCCTGAGACTCATGCTATTTTAATTGATGAAAATCCAATTGTTGATAGTATACTTAGCAGTAAGCATACTGATGCAAAATATAATATGCTAAAGAGTGAAAAAATACGTGGAAATAAATTTGATTGTGAGGTATTAGTATATCCTAGATTAAAAGCTGCCTATGTTGAGAATGGTATAGATGTATTTGGAGGTATGAGATAATGAAAAAAGGTGTAACTAAGTATTTACCAGAAAGTGATTTAACAAGATTGCAATCTATTAGTGCTATTTGTCAAGATATTGGATATATCTTCAATAAAGTACTACGGTCTTATGATTCTAATAGCAGGTACAAAATTAAGAATGTATTGCATGATATGTTTTTAGATCCTAAATGCAATATCCGTTTAGGTAAGACTAGATTGGGTATTAAAGACTCTGTACAAGTTCATCTTAATATTAAGAGAACTATTTTGACTAATATTGAAGAATATCCTCATGAGGCTCCTTATGTATCTATTAGATATCAAAATAGACTTAAGTGTGCTGATGTATGTTTAAGTGATATTAGATGTCTTAATCTACTTACATTGATCCGTGAGCTAACTAATGTTAGAGATAGAATGATAGAGAAATTTGATATTCTTAAATCTGAGCTGGGTAAGTATAAACAACTACCAGCAATGATTGTTAAAGATAAACGTGATCGAATCACTAGATATAGACATGGATCTGATATACAAGATACATATGATAAATATATCTTTATCTATGATAAGTTATATGATAATCCAGCTATGGCTGGAGGATTGAAATACTTCAAAGTTAATAAACTTGAAAAGACTTTAGAGCTTGGCGCTATTACGGATAGAGGTTATCTATCTCCATCAGCTAAAGTAATAGTGACTAATATCGAAAGTGATTACAATCGATATAAGACTTTATTACCATCAGTAAAAGAGATCAATAATACTATTAAGTTTATTAGATACAACTGTGACTAAGAATACAGCCAAGGATTACTATGATCCTTGGCTTTATTTTTTTATTAATTTAAAGACATTCATATAACAAAGGAGGAGATGTGATGAATCTTTTAAGCAAAGTAATTGAGCAATTTAAGTCTAAAGACTGGGCTAATGTTAAATATGACTATACTAAACTAGATATTGATAAGGCTAAGTTAGAATACTTAGAATCACCTAATAGAACCACTACCGAATATACTAAGTTTTTACGTCCTCAAAGTGATATATTCCCAGTTAAGACTGATGATAATCTAATCTGGTTATGTAGCTATCTATATTTATTTGATAAGGCTTCTCTATTTACTGAGTTATATGACTTAGTAGAAGAGAATAAAGATCTTATCTTAAAGAAAGAAGTATTCATTGATAACGATAAGCATTTATGGTGGACTATAAATGAGTCTTCATTCTTAAATGTTAGATATCAAGAGCATAATGCCCATGTACCAGGAGCTGAATTCTGGTATGGTAAAGAAGCTAAAGAAAAGCTATCTTTATATATAAACCGTGAAGACTCTGATGCATTAGTTATGGCTATTGCTCACTTTATATATACTAACGTAAAAGAAGGTAAACTATAATGGATAAAACTTATGCAGAGCTGTTACAGGAGACTCTATCTAAGATCTATGAACTAAAAGATCTTAATAATAGAGATCGTGGTAAAGCTCTAACTATATTTATAGGAGAAAGACTAAATAGAGAGTTATTATTAAGCTCTATGAATGTCTTTACTTTATATAAAGATATAATCAACCTAGATGATGTATCTTTATTAGCTGAACTAAGACATACTGAATGGTATAAAGATTGGTTTACTAGTGATAAAAGAAATTCTGATCTCATAGATCTTTCTAGATTTAACTTTAGAGTTTTAGAAAGATTTGAGAAAGAAGAATATCTTAGAGATGCTGAGCATTATGACTTTGAAGGAGTCTCTGAAGTAGATTCTTATGATTTATTTGATACTCTAAGAGAAGATGAAGATATAGAGTTGTTTAAATTAGCAGCTGAGAATATCTTAATCAATCATGGATTCTTTAATAATACAGATTATAATCTATACGAGATTCCAGATGAGTATATGAGCAGCCAAGAGGTATGTCTTTATATGTGTCTTCTAAATACAGATAATCTAGACTTTATGGATAAGAAGACATTTGATAGTACCTTATTATATAATATCGTTAAAGATAGAATCTGTGGTTCTGTCTACTTTACTATCTTTGATAGCCTAAATGAAGATACCAGAACTCGTGCTAGGTAAACTTTATTTTAGCTATATATTATTTAGGTGATATCGAGGAATCGATATCCATCTGCTCTCCCTGGCAGATGAACTTCTCTTATCGTGGTCTTGGCGGACCCCCTATATAAACACAATACAATCCAAACAAACCTCTCAATATTTCCACTCTCACACTCCCAAGGAAATATTGCACATCAAACACTATAAACTATATCATAAACAATGAACGTGAAATCCCCCGCCAAGACCACACCTCTTTTATTTTTTTAGAAAGGAGATCAACAGATATGAAATTGATCAACCCTAATTTATTATTTTCTCGCTACGCTAACGGTTTAACAAAATTAGCAAAGAAAGTAGAAGAAGAAAACTTTATTATTCCACAATACAAAGCTGGGGCTAATGGATGTGAAATTACATTCTCTGACGTAATCAAACCAAACCCAGGTCTTGTGGTATTTAAATTTATTGGTAGTAACTGTGCAGTAGAAATAGCAGTTATTCCAGAATCAGATGATGTTGTATTCAACATCAAATCCAATTCAATTATTACTCATGAATCTTATCATGCATTAAATCTTATTCTAAGTATGATGCTAGATGATTTGAGTATTGAAAGTGAACGTAAATTAAGAACTAGTATTGCAAAAGTACTACGTTCCTCATTTGATCAGTTCACTGTAATTAAATCTTTCAAAAGATTCTCTACTGATCTTACTATTAAACGATTACTATCGATTGCTGATTACTTATCTACCCCAGGTAGTGATGTAGGTAACTTAAAAACCCCTACTGCATGGGTAGATGTGAATGGTAATACTATTAAGATCGGAGCTAAATATAGCACCTATATTACTTACGATGTCAAAGCCGGTATCGTTATCATTAACTCTGCATACAGCTTATCCAATAGCACAGCAATTAATGATGAATTCGATTTGCTTGGTATCGTTAAAAGTATTCCAAAAGGTGGCAAATAATGGATAAAGCAGTAGACTTAATTAAAGTACTTCCAAAAGAGGATATTCCTCTCTTGGGAGAAATCCTAATGCAATATCTAGAAGAGACAGACAATAGTATCATGATGATTCATGGTACTATATCTCCATTCTTAATTGATATATTTAATACTATTCATTTCAATAAACTTCGAATTGAAGTCATTACTGATGATATATCTAATAAAAGAGCTGTAGTCATGTTTAATAAAGAAGCTACATTCGAAGTTAGATTTCTATTTGATGATGAAGTAAAAGATTGTGCTATAGTTGTGCCAGTGGCATGCTATACTAAAACAGTACTAGATACTCTTAGAGATACAATCAATCTTGCTGAAAAACTATTAATAGACTTTATATCATATTATGAAAGACTTGATGACTTTTATATTTATGATTCAGAAGATAGTGATATTATGGAAGACTTACGGGATAGTTGGAATGCTCCAAGAATTTTAACAACCTTATGCTCTAATCCAAATACCACTGAAATGATTAGAATATTTAAAACTATATCCACATATATTATCTATGATGAGAATAGATATATATCGTGCTTTGGTAGAGAGCTTATAGATGAAGACGATCTACCTAACATAGTATATTTCTTAAACTATGTTAAAGATAATAAACAAATTATAGTTAGAATAGATACTGATTTTGAATTAAACTTTAATTTACTAACTATAATTGCATTGAATAAGGATAACTTTACTCCAATCTCTTATAGAGAAGCTAAAGAATTATATAATGAAGTTGGTAAAGAGCTTAAGAGTATAGTCCCATATACTAAACCTACAGTTAAGCCAACTACTTTAAGTTAGGAGGAATCATGACAGAAGAACAAGCTAAAGCTATGTATCTTGATCTTATGGATATTCTAGCAATTACTGCTATGAATCAATCTAATGAAGATTTTGATTTCAGTAAATACCTCAGTGAAAGAGGTTATGAAATTTAAAAAGGAGCTAACATGGAAAACATATTCTTTGATAAAATCACTGAACCAATTCCTAGTTGGTTCCTACCTAGATGGATATATAAATATAAACTAGGTAAATACTTTGATGATTTAATCCATACTTCTCCATCATATGATATGATGCGGGAGATGGCAGCATTCATTAAGATAGCAGAGATATCTTTCTTCTTCCACAATACTAAAGATATGAAAGATGGTCTTCCTATCACATATTCTAAATCTGGTTCAATTTATATTGAATTTGATCTTAATGAGACTAGTTATTGTACTATTGGTCTTAATCAAGATAAGCCAATCATTACAATTTCTATTAAGAATACTGTCACTAATGAAATAGTGTCCAGTAATAAATTCAGAGATCGTGAATTAGAGATTACTAATAAGATCGATGAATATTTATTTATTAATCTCATCAATAGAATGATGAGATCTTTTGTTAATCTAATGAAATATTGTATGGAGGTATAACCTAATGGCAGGTAAGAAGTACAATGTAAGTTTTAAAGAATTACGTCAAATTTTGAATCTATTGAAAGATCATGCAATCTTGATCGACAATGACTATCGTCTAGATCGAACTAATGCAATTGATCCGACAGAATTTGAAGGTCTAGAGGAAGATCAAAGAGCAAGAGTAGTTGGATTAGATTTTAGTGATCATATCCGACCAGTTTATACTTGTACTATTTATACTACGACGGCTGTAGTTGAATATGAATACAATTATAAATATAATACAATCAGATCTCTTAGAATTACTTCAGAAGATCCAACTGATCCAGGTGTAATCTTAAATGATTTATTCATTGGACTTGCAGGTAATGGATATCCATTACCTACAGAATCTGATGATGATATTATCATTGATACTGGACGAGTAGTTCAATTCATTGATTCTAATATAGAAGATGCAGATGCTTATAAAGCATTCATTAGTCTAGCATCCGAAGAAGAAATGAAATCTGCTCTTAAAAACTATAAACGAGTTACATTTAAAGATGAAGATATAGCTCGTGTAGTTCTAAATGACTCTTTAGGTCGTATTGAAAAGTCTGCTAAGTATAACGTTATTAGATATCGTTATGCATCTACAGATGAATTACGACCTAAAGATATCAATGATGAAAACTTCTATGAATGTTTCGAAATGATAACTAAATAGAACCATTTCCCAAGGGTCTTCTATGACTCTTGGGAATATTTTTTTATTAATGGTCTAACAGATTATTAAATAAAGGTAAGGTCCTTCAGGGATCCTTACGAGTTCTTTTCTTTCATTAGAGGCAGATTATGAAAGGCAATATTTTAACAGAAGCACACATTTCAGATATCCATTTTGGGGTATTTGATCCAGCTAAACAATATGAGATTCTTAAGAATCAATTTATAGATAGAATCAAGCTATTAGACTTAGACTTGATATCAATTAATGGTGATTTATTCCACCATAAGTTTATGAGTAACTCCGATGCAGTTATGTATGCATTGAAGTTCGTAGATGAATTAGTTCAAGTATGTCGAACTAAACAATGTACTTTATTTATATTACATGGTACACCATCTCATGATGCCAATCAGACTAAACTATTTTATAGATATATGAATGATCCATCTGTAGATGTCCGTGTAATTGAAACAATAAAATTTGAATATGTAAAACAAAAACGTATCCTATGTATACCTGAAGTCCCAGGAATGGGAAGGGAGTTTTACGAGAATATCCTCTATCAGAACTACTATGATGCAGTATGCATGCATGGTACAATTAGAGGTGCTATATATGGAAAAGATAAAATTGACTTAGATGCACCGAGTCCAGTATTTGGAATGGATAATTTCAGATACTCTATGGGACCAGTAATCTCAGGTCATGTACACGTCCAAGGTTGTTATGAAAGAGACTTCTATTATTGTGGCTCACCTTATCGGTGGTGCTATGGTGAAGAGCAGCCTAAAGGATATTTAATCTTATTACATGATATAAACACAAGACAGTATTACGTTCACTTTGAAGAGATACAGTCTTATAAGTATGATACAATAAACTTTGATGAGATGATTAAGGATGATCCTCAAAAGATTATTGCATTCATTAAAGAACGGCAAGCTCAGGGTGTAGATAATATCCGTATGGAGTTTACACTAGAGCATGAGAATATAAATATTCTTAAATCATTCTATAGGAATAATCCAAATATTGCTATTAAGTGTGATTATAAGAATGATATAATCAGACGCCAATCTCAAGAAGTACTTGAGCAGTGCAGGGAATATGATTATATTACTGATAAGAGCCTTACTGAGTTTGATATTCTAAGTAGATATATAAACGATAGTAAGGGATTTACTTACATCACTCCTGAAGAGTTAATTGAACTATTAAAGGAGTGATCAATTACGTAAAGTGAGGATTGAAGATGGCTAAGAAAGATATAGGTGGCGGATATGTATTACCGCTATCATCAATGATCTTATATGCAAATTATATCTTAAAGACCATACATACCTCAAACAGGGGTGTATTAACAGATCTAAGGGAGCTACTCACAATGGTAGACCCTGGTAAGAATTTTAGTGTAGAGCAAGTTCGTGAAAGGACTACTTACCACTTTTTAAGACAACTGGTCGATGCTAGACTTAAAGGATATGAAAATAGAGATATCCTTCTTCAAGCAGCATTGCAGGGGTTAGATGAGAAAAACTTATTCCCATTAAAGAAACTAGAAGAACCATTGGGTGCTAATGAGATAGCATTCATTGAGCATAATATTGGGTCTCATAGAAACTCTTTCTATACTCAATCTATTATGTCTAATATCTATCATGAATATGGTGACTTTGTTACATCTGATGAAGCTGAAAAGTTCAAAATCATCCAAGGTGTACAAAAGCAAATTGTTGAAGTCAACAGAAAGATCAAAGAGAATGTAAGTGTAACTAGTGTTTCTGAATCTTTATCATTATCTAATGATGAACAATTCGAAGCTACAGTAGCTCACATGTATAATCGATCTCTCGATGGTTCTACAAAATTAAAAACAGGCATTCAAGCAATCAATAGATCCTTGAATGGTGGCTTTGAGAATGATCGTTGTTATATTTATCTAGGATTACCAGGTGAAGGTAAATCTAGTACACTATTAAATCTAACACTTCAAATCAAAGGTAATAATAAAGATATAACTACAAAGGATCCAACTAAACGTCCAACTATATTATTCCTAACGATGGAAAATACATTGAACGAAACATTGGAACGTGTATTTAGTATCTTGGTATCAGATGATGACATTAGTGAATTCGGTGGCTATAAAGAAGTAATGCATCTTCTTAGACAAAATGGCTTAGGAGTAACTAATGAATCACCTATTGATATTGAATTTAGATATGTACCAAGTAACTCTGTAGACACAGATTACTTATATACAATCTATGATGAAATGTCTGCTAATGGGCAGGAAGTCGTTTGTTTAGTACAAGACTATATTAAACGTATTAGACCACGTGATTTTAAACTCATGGGTGGAGATATGCGTATAGCTCTTGGTGCAGTAGTAGATGAATTCAAAGAATTTGCTATTGCTAAACATATTCCAGTTATCACTGCATCTCAGTTGAACCGTGACGCTGCTAAGATAATTGATGAAGGTCGTAAATCTACTGAAGCAGATTTAGTACGTAAAGTAGGTCGAGCTAATATTGGTGAATCTACTTTGATTACAGAAAATGCTGACTCTGCATTTATCTTAGTACCAGAAGATGGAGCTGATGGTAGACGATATCTTGGTATGGCAAATGCTAAGAAACGTTTTAAAACTCAATCATCTCAATTCTTCTATTTACCTTACTCTAAAGAGAGACCTTTAGAACTCCTACAGGATATTCATTTAGCTGAACCATTATCTAAGTTATCATTAAATGAACTTAAGACTGCTAATAATGAAAATAATAATGGTAGTTGGGGTGCATTATTAGGTAATGAGAAACCTGTAGAGATTAAAGAATCAGATACAGTTAAAAAGAAATCTGATGCTTATGGTATTAGTAAAGAATTCATTAAAGAACTTGAAGATTGCTATGAAGCAGATCCATATAATCGAGGAGCTAACTTCGATGACACCAAGATCGTGCTTAAAACTGGTTTAAGAATGTTTAATGAATTTAATGATGCTGAGAAACTCTATACTTATACACTATTTGGAGTTACACCGCCTGATGAGATTCAGGGAGCTGCAAATGTGGTTAGAGATTTCAATATGGATGACTTAGAAGATGGTACTCCGAGAATAGTTTATACGGATGCCCTCTTATATAATGACCAAGAAGATATTTCAGGATATACTCCAGCGTTAATAGATGACGTTATAGAGTTCACTTGGAATAAATAGTGGTCTAGACTACAATGAGCCTAGACCTTTGGTTATACGTTTTTAATCTTATGATTTGAATTAAATGTAAGTATATTATCATTACTGAAAGTATAGACATCTGCTAGAAAAGCATTGAGTTCTTTCTTAGGTAATAGATAGATATACTTCTTACTTAAGTTAAAGTCTTTAACACTATAAAGATCGTTGATTCTAAGAATGATATAATATAGCTCAGCGTTATCATATACATCGTATGCTAACATCTTAGGTCTATATTTATACTTTTGAATCTCTTTATCGTCAAGATGGACTTTAACGCATTTAGCTTTTAATTCAGGGTAATAATCGTCAGTGATTATATTACCAACAGCAAACTGAATACGCTCACGTTCTTCAATAAAGGACATATTTGAGTAATCAGTACTAATGATTGGCTTTGTGTTGATAAATGCTTTAATACTATTTAGCGTTGTCTTCGTAGCCATCGTAGTCCCTTCCTGTAACAACTGGTTTATTTATATCACCACCAAGGAATGCTATAGTAAATCTAGTCCCAGGAGGTATGAATTTAGTAGGAAAGTTTCTAGCAACCTCTTTAGGCATCTCAATAAGGATATTGGAACCTGTTTGAACTTTGCCAGTAGAGAACTTTTCTTTATTAATGATATTTGGGTTTTGAACTTTAGTTGTAGTTTTAATAGGAGACTTCATATTCATCGGATTAAGTGCTTGCACATAAAACGTTTGATATCCAGGCTCATATTTATTACATACGGAAGTAAGGATACCAACTTCGGTAAATCCTAATCCAGAATCAGAATTATATTTATCATCCATGTTTATTACACCTCAATTCTTATATACTATAATGTTTTGGGGCATGAGGAATATTTGAAATGGAAAACGCATTAATGTGTATGTGGGACGATAACGTAATCGGTGCTACATATGCCCTAATAAGTAAACTTGGTCTAGAAAAAGACTTCTATTCACGTAATATCTGTATTCCAGATAATAATGGAGATCTTAGAGATCTAGACTATAAAGGTAAATATCTTAGAATGCCAGTAGACTATTATGAAAGTGCTTATGGTGATTCTATTATATTCGACCCAGTTAATAATAAGAATATTATGAAATTCCTATTTGATATCTTTATTGACGAATGGGATGACAATAGCTACTATCTATCTAACTACTTTAAGATATTTGGTCCAGCTAATGATCCAAGAAGTCAATTACACGTGATGATGTCAGATGGTACACAATTCACTACAAGAAAGTACTATAACTCTTCTTTACAATATATGGAGATTATAGATTTTATGTTATTTGGTGAATCAAGATTCGGTTACGAGAATATAGACTATCCACCAGAGATAGAAACTAAGAAACGTAAAAGGAGATAATGATTATGGGATTTATTTTAAACCCAGGTCAAGAAGCAGTTGTATCAGCGGCAGTGAATTGGTATAAAAATTCGTCTGAATTAGTATTTCAGTATACTGGTGCGGCTGGTACAGGTAAGACTGTTGTATTAAATGAAATAATAAAACGCTTAAATATACCATATGATTCGATACTGCCAATGAGCTATACTGGCACAGCGGCTATAGTAATGCGTAATCGTGGTATGACTAGAGCTAAGACCATACATTCATCTATATATGAACCATCTGAGTCTATCATGTTAGATGATAATGGTAAACCTGTTATGGATACGTACTTTAATAAACCTAAGACAACTCTTAAGTGGGTTAAAAGAGAACGTCTCCATGATATTAAACTAATAATCATAGATGAAGCATCTATGACTCCAAGATCTATGGTAGAAGACATAGAATCATTCGGTATCAAGATCATAGCCTGTGGAGACCTTAATCAGTTACCACCTGTAGGAGATGATCCAGGATACCTAGTATCAGGTAAGGTCTATAGATTAGACCAAATTATGAGACAAGCAGAGCAATCTGGTATTGTATATCTAGCAGATAGAGCTATCAAAGGGTTACCAATACACTTTGGCTTTTATAATAATGCTATAGTAATACCAGAAGATGAACTTACAGATCAGATGGCATTATATGCTGATGTTATTCTATGCTGTAAGAATAAGACTAGGGAATACGTTAATAATCTTATGAGAAATGATATCTTAAAGATTAGAACTCAATATCCCACATTCAATGAACCATTGATTTGTCGTAAGAATAATTGGAATATTGAAGTAAATGGTATTAATCTAGTCAATGGTCTTAGAGGCATAGTTAGAAACCATCCAGATATTACATCTATTAGGAAAGATCTAAAAGAAATGACTATAGACTTCCTAGATGATGGTAATAATCTATTTAGTCAGATTAAGATGGATTTACAATACTATAGGGCACCTCAAGATCAGAAAGAATTTCTTAAAAGAAGCCCTTATAATAAAGCAGATAAGTTCGAATTAGCTTATGCTATTACGACACATTTATCTCAAGGTTCCCAATATAGCCATGGTATCTTTATGGAAGAATTCCTACATAGAGATATTATGTCTAATCTAATATATACTGGTATCACTAGATTCTCAAACTATATGATATATGTAAAACCTAAGCCTAAATTCTTCTAAGAGCATATATTATAAACATGATTCCTGATTATGTTTTTAGTATATTATGCACAAAGGAGGAAAACTAATTATGGATAATGGTAACATTTTTGAGAGCCCACTTCAACTGGCGTTTCCAATTACGCCAGATGAAAACGGCAAGTTTAATGTGGACCCAGAAGAAAGAATGTATACTCTCTTCATATTCTTCATTGATGGTTATGATCAAGAGAAAACATTTAAATTCGCAATGGGTCAAACTGCAGTTCGTGAGTATATCATCGAGCATGTAGATATTATTGACTTTGAGAGATCCAAAATCTCTTCATGGCAAACTCGCCCATATGATTATGATGGATTTATCTCATTAGTTCAATTCATGCACTATCTCGATTCTATTGAAGATGAAGATGGAAACAAGTGGTTCCAAGATGACTTTGACATTCAACGTTATCTAGAGTCCCAAGTTGAAATCGATGAAATCTCTGAGACAGAGCGTGAAAATTATGACAATGCTATTCATATGATTATGAATGGTTCTGTACTTCAAGATATTAGTCGTCTTGAAGAGGAAGGAGACGAATACGATGTCTAATGAAAACTTAAATGAAGTAACCACTGCTTTTAATCAAGGTAAAGCTGAAGCAGAGAAATGGGTTGCTCAGTTTACTCAATCTAACCAGCCAGTTCAAATCCCAGTATGGGGTAACCAACCAGCTAGTCAGTTAGAGTATTATTATCGTAAAGGTTTTATGGATCGATTTAAAGAGATCACTAAAATCGATATCGAGCAAGAGAAAAAGCTCTCTAAGAAAAACCATACTCTTAGCATCCATAAGAATGGTAAACCAAGACCTAATGCTATTGATCGTGAGATTAAGAAATATGGTCCTGATTTCCTAGCTAAGTATGGTGATAGATTCTTTGTAGAAATCAAGAACCTATCTAATCGTATTCTTAATGATTTAGCTAATGCTAATATTAACGTACCAGATTATGAAGAATACTTCAAATCTGATCGTCTATTAGATAGCTTAATCAGTGTAGCTAAAGCTAATGCAAACTATCATATGTTTACAGCTGGTGCTATTCATTTCTATGGTGCATTTGCAGAGCAATCTCAGCAAGGACTATTACCAGAAAACTATGGTCCTGTAGAGCAACGCTTCTATTTGTACCACCACTCCAATGCCCAAATCTATTCTATCTTATTGAATGCTCTAGTAGAATTCAAACAATACGTAATGTCTGGGATTTTCAATCCTGAGATTATCCATGTAGCTGAGTCAACAATCTGGAATAAGAAGTTGACTATGGCAGCACGTGATCCATATGCTCAACGCAGACTATAGTATTTCCGATCATTTCTACGATAGGGCAAAAAGTAGAGTAGGTCTTCCTAAAAAAGGAGTGGAACGATTAATAAAAAATGCTTTGTATGATGGGATCTATATGGATTATTTAGATCCCTATTCTAAGCTTTATAAGCTTATGAATGCTTACACCAAACGGTGTAATACACAAAGAAACAAAGAACGATATGCTGTTTATTTCCGTCGCTATATAATTTTGTTTGAGAAGCCAAACATTGCAGTAACTATATTATATGCACCTGAAAGCATTGTAAAGTGTGCAAAAGACTACTACAAAAGGAGATTAGACGATGGATGCAACACAATTAAAAGCATATCGTGACAAACTAAGAGCTACTGAAAATAATATTGCTATTCGCTTATATTGCGATAATGGTATTATCATTGATGAAGGAACTATGTTTGTTAAATGGGATGATCCTAATGAGGTTATCGTAGCTATTAAATCTAATGATGACCAACAAAATCACCCTGGTGTAAAAACAAAGATAATCATTACTACATTTGAAATGGTTCAGTATATGATTGCTTATTCTACACATAAATCAGTTCAACCATTAGCTAAAGCATTTAACTTTACTGATGATCAAATTAAGAACTTTATTAATAAATTCGATAACCAAGACTTGCGTACTTACGTTAATGCAGTACCTGAAGATGTACTTCATGAAATCGTTGCACAGCAAGCTGCTATCGATGCTCAAGCTAAAGCTACACTTCAATTACAAGAAGATCGTGCTAAAGCTGAACACAGAGTTACGGCTCAACAGATCCGTGAACGTCAACAATAATTATCAGATGTGGGTATGATATTTTAAAATATCATACCCTAAACATCTCGATAATTGTATATTATTAACGTGATATAATAACACATATGTTTTATTATATACAATGAGAAATCTCTTATTACATTCAAAGGAGGATACAAGTATGTATCAACAACAATTCGCACAACAACAATTCCAACAACCTCAAATGGGTTTCGCTCCACAATTTGGACAACCTATGTATGGTGCAAGCGTAATGCCTGCTCAAACTATGTTCAAAGAAGTTCAAGTTACAAACCCAATGACTAAAGAGGATTTGGAATTATTGAAACCAGTTAAGAACGAGTTCAACATGAACATCGATCCTGTCGATGTAGCTCGTGCTAAATGCCCACATAAAAACGCAACTAAATTGCTTATCAACCCAATCGGTGGTGGCAATATGGTTAAATGTAGCCAATGTGGTGCAGAATTCGATTTAACTATCCGTTCTAAAGAAGATATCGAAGCTTCCGTAAACAACTTGGTTAACTTCTTAGAGCAAATGAAATTATACGCTGTAAACTTTGACGAAGAATTCTACAAAGATTATATGATGATGATCCCACTTCTTCGCAAAGCTCCAAACTTGTATGAAATGGCTGTACAAAACTTCACAGAAGTTGTACGTCAAACATCCAATAGCCAAACTGTAGCACCTAATGCAAACCCTGCATTCAACCGCTTCGGTTTCGATGCGTACCAAGATATCTTCAATGGTAACTATGGTGCACGTTACAACGTATATAACCAACAACAACCTGTAATGCCAATGCAACAACCAATGGCTCAACCAGGTTACTATGATCCTAACATGGTAGCTGCTCAACAAGCTCAAATGCAACAACCAGCTCCACAACAAGGTCAAGTATTCGGTGCTTTCACTCAAGCTCCTCAACAAGCTCCAGTAATGCAACCAGCTCCACAAATGGGTAATCCATTTGCAAATGGATATGCAGCTCCTGTAATGACAGCTCCAATGGCTATGCAACAAGCTCCACAAATGCAAGCTCCTGTAGCTCAACAACCAGCTGCTCCAGCTCCTGCTGAAAATGTAACTACTGAAACAAAAGTTACATTATAATAAATAAGAGAACCCAGGTCTGAATGGTATTGCCCATAGGCGTTTTGCCTATGGGCTCATATCATTTGGTATTTTTTGATTATTTATGTAACAGCTAAGTAGGAGGACCCTGATATGGCATATACTAAAGAACAAATTGAAAAGATCAAGTCCTATAATAAGCAAATTAGGACCATTGAGAACTTCGCTGAAGCTGTTAGAAAGACTGTTACTCAATACTTGGGTTATACAGGGAATAAAGGCTTTATTAATATGATTCGAGAGATCTTTCAGAACTCTGCGGATGAACTTATGAAAGATGATAGCCCGTGTACTGAAATACATGTGGCTTTTAGTGAACCACTTCAAGAACTAGCTGTTCGTGATAATGGTCGTGGTATTCCACATAATAGTCTAGTACGTGTATTTGCATCACAACATACATCTTCTAACTATGATAAGAAACCTGGAGAATTCTCTTCTGGTCGTCATGGTGTAGGTGCTAAAGTAACAAATGCATGCTCAGAATATTTTATAGTTGAATCTTATATCTTAGGTAAAGGTAAGAAAGTTGAGTTTAAATTAGGCGATGCTGCTACTGCTAAGATTGTAGATTTACCAAATGTCGAAAATAAGCAAGGTACAACTGTTACGTTTAAACCATATGAAGATACTATGGGCAAAACTACAGTAACTTGTCAAGATGTATTAAGACTTATTAAATCTCTAGTACCTTTATTGAAGCAAGGTGCTAAAGTTGTATTTAATGGTCAAACGTTCGATGGTGCTAAAGTTAGAGAAACTATCGTTAACGTTGATGGTTTGATGGATGGTTTAAATACCATTGTTAAGAAACCAATCATTACACCAATTCGCTTCGGTGCATTGCGTGATGATAAATGGATGAAAGCTGAGATTGCTTTCACATTTGATTCTGCGGATGATAGTGAAATCATCCACTCATACGGTAACTTTTGCCCTACACGAGATGGTACTCATGTAGAAGGATTTATTGCCGGTATGAGCAAATACTTTAGAAATTATATGAATAAGTTCTACTTACCTGCAAAGAGTAAGTTAACTATTACAAACAACGATGTCCGTGTTGGTCTTAGAGCAATTGTAACTTGCTCCCACATGGAACCAGAGTTTACTGGTCAGTCTAAAGAGATTATCTCTAATGCTGACTTAGTACCTTTTGTTAGAGATCTTACTGAAGCTAGTCTAGAAGAATGGGCTAAGCGTAACAATAATGACCTACAAAAGATTTGTAAGTATTTCAAAGATATAGCAGAAATCAGAGCCAAGTCTGAGGGCGAACGTGCTAAGGTTAAAGTTAAGGAAGTATCTTCCATTAGCGGATTACCTAAGAAGTTCGTTAAACCGACTGGTAAGAAAAATTTAGAGTTATTCATCATGGAAGGCGACTCCGCTACAGGACCAGCTAAGAATAACCGTGATAATACTCGCCAAGGTCTATTCCCAATTCGAGGTAAGATTGTCAATGTAATGGCAGCTACTCGAGAAAAAGTTGTAGCCAACCAAGAAGTAGCAGCAATCACTGCTATCATTGGAGCAGGCTTTGGGCGTTCATTTGACATTGAAAAATGTAAATGGGAAAAGATTATCATCGCAACAGATGCCGATCCAGATGGTGCACACATTAGATGTCTTCTATTGAAGTTCTTCTTGATGTATATGCAACCATTGATTACATCTGGTAGATTGTATGCTACAGTACCACCATTATATGGTGCTAAGATTAACGGTAAGATGAAGTACTTCACTGACCGTACAGCATATAACAAGTATCTACAAAAAGAATTCTTCAAGATTCATAACTTAAGCTTATCTAATAAAGTTAAGTTAACAGAAACTGATGTAGTTGAATTACTCAATAAGAATACTAACTATATTAGAGATATTGATACAGTAGCAAACTCTTTTGCTATCGATGTATATCTTTTAGAGTATATCTTAGTATTAATCTCACAAGGTATTACACCAGGATCTGCTAAGTTTAAGAAAGCTATTGAATCTAAATATCCATTCTTAAAAGTATCTAAGGATGGTATTGAAGGTCTAGTTGATTCTAGATATCAAACTATCTACTTCAGTGAAACTCTATGGAATACATGTCAATTCATTTCCGAATGTATCATGAAATCTCCAACTGAGTTTATTGTAGATGGTAAGAAAGTTTCCTTATATGGATTGATGAAAGAGTTTGAAAGTTTGACACCTCCATCAGTAACACGTTATAAAGGGTTAGGTGAAATGAATGGTGATCAATTATTCAATTCAACTTTAGATCCATCTGAAAAAGGTAATCGTGTATTGATTAAATACACAATCGATGACGTTAAATACGAAATCGAGAAAATTAAAGAGATTGAAAACGATAAGATTCAGTTAATGAAAGACGTTGATATCTCGCAATATGTATTCTAGAGATAGAAGGTGAGAGAGAATGATAATTTATTATCAAGATAATCAAGATTGTATGTTTGCAGCTAACATGATCTACAATCATAAAGAGGAATTTTGTAATGATACAAGTCATGATATTTTAGTAAATTATAAATACTCTCAATCTGATATTACTAAGCTTACGAATAAAGATCATACAGTAATCATTCTAGGTGTAGGCTTCTTCAAAGATAGTAAGAAGTCTATATCTAGACTTAAATTGTTGATTGAAAATAGTAAGAAAGTAATTTGGATAGATGGTCATTTGAATACGAAAGATCTTCTAGAAAGTGAATATGCTGATAAGATTGAAATCCATTATCGTGAAAATATGGCTACATCTTGGATAGTTCATTATAGTTTACTAATGGGTCAATCTAATGCAGTGGTTGATTTAGTATCTGAATTCCAAACTAGAAGAAAACCATCACGTAGTGCTATTAATCTATCATTATATATTAACTCAGTATTCTCATCTCCAGTTGATGAAATATGGGAGACTATATATAATAAACCAGATTTAATAGATAACCTACTCACTATAGGATCTACAATATATCGTTTCATTAAGCAGCAAAATGTTAGCTGCCTTGAACGACGTACATATAAAAGAATATTTAATGGTGTTGAGATAGCCATCTTGAATTCAAATCCAAAATTATTCCTACCGGATGTTATTGAGAAATACCCTGGTCCAATTTTGATTTGGTTCTTTGATGGTAGGGTATATAGATATACATTGTACGCTGCTAAATCTGAAATAGATTGCTTAGAGTTCTCTAAAGACTATTTTGGATATGGTACAATGCATAAGACTGTATTTGTATCTAAAGTACCTATTCTTGGTGAAGGAGAAAAGTAATGAGAGAGTTTGCACAAGTCAATTCTAAATTTATTGACGAGCCAAATCTCATAATTGAATTGCCTAGACGTAGTACTGAGTATTCTGCTGGCTATGATTTCTATGCTCCAAAGACATATGAAATCAAACCAGGTCAGTCTGCGATCATTCCTACATATATTAAGGCATATATGGAAAAAGATGAAGTATTATTAATTGCTCCAAGAAGTTCTTTTGGGTACAATTATGATATGGTGATCAAATCTACTATTGGAGTTATCGATGCAGATTATGCAGATAACGAAAAGAATGATGGTAATATCATTATAGGAGTTAAGAATAACTCTTGTAAGGTATTAACTATAGAAGCTGGTAAACACTTCGCTCAAGGTATCTTTATGAAGTATCTAATTACAGATAGTGATCATGAATATCCTAAGAAAGAGCGTCGTGGTGGAATCGGCTCAACAAATGTTTAATTTTATTAAAAGGTGAAGACAATGAGAAACCAAAAACAAAACAAAAAACAACAATTCAACAACGTTCGTATTGAAGTACCAGTAAAATTCAATGATCGTTTACCAGAAGCAGTTAAAGAAGAACTTACTGGTGTATTAACAAATCCAATTATCGAACAACTTACGTTGAATGTATTTGCATTCCGCAGTGTAATCAACAATGATCCTGAAGTGAAAGGTAATATCATTGTTGGTAATATTATCAAATATGATACTGAAAAGGAAGTTCTCGTTGTAGATATCTATGAACGCTTCGCTGAAGTTATTGATTCTATTCAAAACCGAATTGCATTCGTATTCACTTCTTTTGACTCCGATAGCAAAGTTAATAAAATTAACCGTGTTATTATCGAAGAAGCTAAAAAATAAATTATATAAAAGGGCATATAGTTCATCTATATGCCCATCTACTTTCCTTAGTTAGGCTATAAGTGGGAATGTACATTTTCATAAAACGCTTAACATTTTAGTAACTAAGGAGGGATATACTTGGCTAAGGAAAAAGAAGTAAATTTGCTGGAACAGTATACAGAAGATATGAGAACGTATGCTATCTATTCAGCATTATATCGTGTTATACCAGACTTCCGTGATGGGTTTAAGTCTGTACAACGTAAAATTATTTATGCAATGCATAATGATATTAAGAGTGTTAAGACAGTTAAGTCTGCATCTATTGTTGGTGTAGTTATGGATAAGTATCACCCACATGGTGACTCCTCTATCTATATGACAATGAAACCTTTGACTAACTGGTTTGAAAACAATATTCCACTCATTGAAAAGCAAGGTAACTTTGGTAACTTCCAAGGTGATGATCCATCGGCTATGCGTTATACTGAAGCTAAACTTGCTAACTTCACAACCGATGTAGTTATCGGTGATTTAAAACAATCTAAACAAGTAGTAGACTGGGAGAAGAACTATAGTGAAACATGTATGGTTCCAGAATATTTAGCTCCTAATCTACCTATCTTATTAATCAATGGATCCTTTGGTATTACACCTGGTTTGAAAGTAGATATTCCTAAACACAATATCTCTGAAGTAATCGATGCAACTATCAAGCTCATTGATAATCCAAATGCTAAATTTGTATTAGTACCTGACACACCAATGGAGTGTGATATTATTGATACAGATTTCCAATCAATTTGTGATACTGGTTATGGTAACTATAAAGTCCGTGGTCGTATTGATATCGGAGAGTTCCATAATAAACCAGCTCTATTCATTCGCAGCCTACCAGACTATGTATTCTTGAATACAGTAACTGATAAGATTGAAGAGATGATGGAGAAGAATGTATTAACTCAAGTACAATCTATCGAGCATAACTCTGATGGTGATGAGAAGATGGAATGTATTATCGTTCTTAAGAATGGTAGTGATCCAAACTTCGTTAGAGATACAATCTATAAGAATACACAAATTGAACGTGGTGGTCGTGTAAACTTTGAAGTAATCTGTGAACGTCGTATCGTTCGTATGAATTATCGTCAATACTTGACACGATTCATCGACTTCCGTAAGGTAACTAAACTTAGACTATACTATAATCTATTGCAAAATACTATGACTGAATTCCACAAGTATGATGCATTAGTTAAAGTAGTATCTAGTGGTGATATTGATTCTATTATTGAGCGTATTAAGAAGTCTAAAGGTAATGATGAAGAACTAATCATGGATATGGTTAAGAAGTTCAAAATTACTGATCTTCAAGCTAAGACTATTATTAATATGCCATTGAAGAATCTATCTAAACACAATCTAGCTAGATATAAAGCTAAAGTAGAAGAATTGCTCAAGCTCAAAGAAATCTATCATAATAAGATTCGTAATGAGCATGAGCTTAATGAAGAACTTAAAGCTGAATTGAGAGACTTGAAACAAAAATATGGTAAGAAACGTAATGCTAGAATCATCTCTCAAGCTGAAGCATCTAATATCCCTGAAGGTGAATTTAAGATTGTTATCACTGAAGCAAACTATGTACGTAAACTTGGTTTGAATGATACAATCAGAGCCATCAAAGGCGATAATCCTAAACTGGTTATTAAGATTAGCAATACCGATAACCTAGTATTATTTGATGCAGGTGGTAAATGCTATTCTTATCCAGTACATAAGATTCCATTATGTGATAAATCCAATTCTGGTATTGATATTAGAAACTTGAGTGCTAAGTTCACTTCTAATATTATCGCTATCTATCCAGAAAGCGTAATCAAACAATTAGCCGAGTCTAAACAAAAGATGTATGTAATGGTATTGAGTCATACTGGTTTCATTAAGAAAATGGAATTAGATGATTTCGTATCATTAACAGCTAGTGGTATCTTCTATACTAAGTTAGACCAAGGTGATTTCGTTAAGACAATCATCATTGGTGGAGATGCATTAGATGTAATTACATTCTCTGATAAGAAAGCTTTACGATTCTCTGCTAAAGAGATTCCATTAGTACGTAGATCCGCTAGAGGTGTACGTTCTATTGGTGGTAAAACAGTTGAGTATGTAGATGGTATGACATTAGTAGCCGGTAAAGATATCACTGATGTAGTTGTAGTGACTAAGAATGGATATCTCAACCGATTCAATATTAATGCATTACCTCAAAGTCAACGTGCTAAAGCTGGTAGCTCAGTTGTTAAGTTATCTAAGACTGATAAGATCAATAGTATCCATATTGTAAATCAAAATGATTCTATTCGTTTGGTTACAGAGCATGGAACTACTGATGTTAAAGTATCTGATGTCCCTACAGGAAGTTCTATCTCTGCTGGTACTAAATGTATTAGTGGTAAAGACACTGTAGTTAAATCAATGATGATTAAATAGAGAAGAAGTCCCATAGGAGATTAACTCCTATGGGATAACTTTTATTTGGAGGAAGATATGGATAATAGTAAATTATGGCAACTAAAATGCGATCTTAGAAATGTATCTCCATACTTAGTAAGTAGTATTGAATTAGAATCTATTACTTCAGAAAAACTATTTATTACATTTAGTCTGTTTGATAAACGGTATACTATACAAGTTACAATCAATGAAATGACTGACTTATATGATATATCAGTATCTGAGTTTGGTTTCGGTATAATGCAAACTATAACGACAGATGATGCTAAAGCGTGTATAGAAGATATCCTTGCTAAATATACAAATCTAGATTTGATTGACTTGCATATACTCAATGATGTATTGAAAGACAGAATGTATTCAGAGATGTCTAATAATACAATATTAGTATTCTCACAAACAGGTCATTTCAATATTAGCGTCAGAATTGTAGATGGAGTATATGCAGTAATAATACATGGTATGAATTACCAGTCAAAAGAATATAGATTTGACTCTGGGTATAAGACTTATAATTTTATAGCTAATATATACAGTCTATATCTAGATGAAGAATTTGAAGGTGCTGAAGATCTAATTAGTCTATATGCAGATCTATATCTAGCACTTGGTGGTTCAAGATTATATCTAGAGAAAGATGAGCTATCAGATTGCAATATAAATATAGAGTATTTCTTAAAAACATCAGAACCAGCTAAATTGAACTTCAATAAATTTGACTATGGTGATGACCAGATTCAATGCGTTATTTGGGAAGATGAATACAATGTCAAAGACTGTGATCGTAACTGTGTAGTTACATCTCCAGAAGATGCAGTTAAATGGGCTCTTGAGAATTATAAATAATAGAAGGGATTGAATATAATGAGTAATTTTAACTTATATACTGTATATAATGACCTACTTACTTTCTTACCTGGCACTAAGCCTATGATAGTTAACCTATACGATAATACATACATTCTAGCTCATATTATAGCAGAAGATAGTATTAACGTATTGAAGATAACGCACGATGATGGATTATTCTGTATTGAAGTATCAAACTTTAAAACTGGTTATAATCGTGCTCTTGTATCTAGAGATCCATTTAAATCTGTAGAGAATCTATTTATAGAGTTTAATAACTTAGATAGTTTATCTATAGAATCATTAAATGCAGTTGTAACACATGATCTTGGTAAATTCACTAGAGACTTCACTAATGATCATATCGTTTATGATATTAGAGGATATATCATAGATGTGAAACTCATTGATGAGTCATTTGAAGCGACATTATCTAAATTTGATTATACATCTAAACCTTATAGATTTAGTAATGCATATGAAGTATTTAGATTCTTAGTATTCATCATTCTACAATATATCCAAATGTATTTCGATGACCGAAATGATATGATGCTAGATTTGATTCTAGATTTATATACAGAGTATGGTTATAAGAATATATTCATTAGAGATAATGATGTTGAAGATGATAACGGAGAAGATGTATCTATAAGATTGATTACTCCTAATGGAGATATGTACTTTACATATGATGATGGTAAGATATATTGTGAATTCTATCAAGAATTAGATTCTGAAAGAATATACCATAATAACACTTTGGATACTTGTGATGATGTATTAGATTGGATTGCTAGAAAAAGCAAATAATATCAAGAGAGGTAGTTAAACTACCTCTCTTTCTTTTTTTGTAATAGTAGTATTCTTTAGTTGCATATTATTAAGGTGATATAATGATATAGTATTTAGTGTTTAAGTCCTTAGGACAGAAAGAGGTTATATCATGAGAATCAATAATAATTTAGTTGCAGTTCCAAGTAATACTTTCGAACAAAAAGTACTTAAAATGAAATATAAAAATTTAGATGGCAATATGCCAATGTTTGAAAATTTACCAAATGAATTAGTATATCAATTCTTAGTATGGTGGCATCGTCCATTCTTCATGGATAGTTCTTTAAGCGAATGCCGTGTATATAAAGAAAATGGTTTATGGTATTTTGAATACCGTGATGAAAATGGTCAATACCATGATGATACAATCACTGCTATTCCTAGCAATATCGATTGTATTATTAATGCATATCGAGTATGTGGTAAATTTAGAAAAGTTGCAGCATTAAAACGTAAATATGCATGGCATCATGATTTGAGAAGAGCGTAAAGCTCTTCTCTTATCTTATTTATTTTTTTGTAAAATACTACATACCTAACACATAGGTAGTGTATAGCAGTAGCAACTTATGGATATTTTACTAAATTCTCCTTTGTAAAAATATTATTCTACGAAACAACCCTCATGTGATGCTATACGAAAAAATTCCCCTATGGAGTCTAAGCTCCATAGGGGATAATTTTTATCATGGTAAAATAAGTTTTCTTAAGGATTCATAAGATAATAACTCTAAGTCACGTTTATTACGTAGGATATATCTCCATACATTAGCATTAGCTACATCAGCTAATGGAGGTAATGCACGTTTAGAATCATTCTCTTCAATACGGTCTTCTAAGTATTGAGCATACTTATCTTCTACAGCATTCAAGTCTTTAATAACTTGATTGATTTCTTTATTGTTATTAGAACTGTCTTTAAGTTCTTTAGATAATGTAGCTACCATACCGCCAATACGTCTAGCAGATTGGATACCATGAGCTTTTGGATCGAATAGACCAATTATCATATACAATGGAACTGTCCACCATCTTTGAAGCATCTTAATTGCAGGGGATTGATTAAGCATATTACCTTCAATCTTACCTAAAGCAGATGCTAATTCTGGTGCATAACCATAGATAGTAGAGAAGCTATCAGAACGTTCTTCTTCTGGATCATGTAATTGAACACGAACAAATACATTTTTGAATTTCTCTTCAACTAATCTAAATAGCTTATTACGTCCTTCTGGAGTAAGAAGCATATCTAAAGATGTAATGGCTGTGACTGTGCCGTCCATCATAGATGCGAATAAGATTAATACATTAAAGAATACAAAGATCCACATCATCCCAGGTACTGTTAAGTATACAAAGATCTTAAGAGTATTTAAGATTCTTTGACCATCAGTTACATCTGGACCATTAGCAATCTTAAAAGCTTTTTGTACGTCTAATACACCATCAACTAAGATTTGTAGTAGTTTAGTATTAAGATTAATGATATTGGTTCTTAAGCTAAAGTGATGACCAACTTCATGTAATGTAACAGCAACTAATTCTGCTGGAGATAATACACCACTTAATATTCCACGAGTATAATAGATATATACTTTATATTCATTATTTGGTTGTAGTTTATATTCACCATTCTTAATAGAAATCTTTCTAGACTCATCATAGTCACAGAAAGTATAAGCATTCAATTCATTTACAGTATTATCAATAAGAATAGTAACTTTATGGAAACCAAATTTCTTTTCTAAGATCTTCTCGATCTTAGAGCAATTATAGTTTCCTTTTTTATTAATAAGATTTTTAAACTCATCTTCAAGAGCTTTAGTATCTCTATCTTTACCAAAGTACTTTTCTTCTATAGGTACTTGAATTTCTTTTTTCTTTACAGATTCAGCAAAAAACATTATTTTCTATGCTCCCTTAGTTTAATTAAGATTATACTTAATTTATTGTTGAAGGGTATAGAAAAGTAGCGAGTCTGTTACAGGTTAATAAGAAGTGTGGATATATATTATATACGTGTAATGATATATCCAAGTTTATGTTTAAGGAGGTAAATGGATATGGAGTATAATACTATAGACCGTATGACTAGGTATAATGAAATGCAAAATAGGTGATTAAGTACTCTTGAAGGGGGTATATTCTTAACGAATTCAAATGTTGATAAACTCAGGTCTGATAATGAGTTAATGACTATTAAGATTAAGAAGCTTGAAGATAGGATTCAATTTGTATTTGATTTACTTATCACTCTAATTATAGTTTTAATAGCATTAGTCATTATTTATATTATAAAGATTCACTAGGAGGTAAATGGATATGATATTTTTAGGTAATAGTAAAATACTTAAAGAGATTGAAAGGATGAACTTATATTTTAAAGATCGTCTTGATGAGCAGGAAGAAAGAATTAATAAAATAAGTATGGATACAAACTCTAATTATTCTATGAGCTATATGACTGATAAAAGAACGTTAGAGCTTAATAATAAACTTTATAGTTTAAATGAAGACCTCAAATTTATTATTAATATTAATATAATAACCAGCATCTTATTAACTATATTTATTGCTATTAATATATATTTACTTATACACTAGGAGGAAGTTATGGAAAGCTTAGAAACTAAGATAAAGAGATATAATCAGATACAAGATGTAGTTAATAAAAAGCTAGAAGAATTGGATATTGATGGTGGATTGCGGATGGTCGAATTACTAGGCATCTTTAGCATCGAACCGGTTAATAGCGATACTATTAAAATATTTGAAGACCACTGCTGTAAGTTAGATGAAGTACCAGTGTCTTCTATGATATATAAAATTAAGGCATTTAAGTCTTATAAAATTTATGGTACGTTCTTGAATAAAGCTATTAGAGATGAAGACGATATCAATTTTATTAAACGTATGATCATGATATCTGATGATAATGCTAGATTTAATGAATATAGAGACAGAGAATTTGATATTCAAAAATATATCTATAAATATCAAACTGAATTGCGTAAGGAGCTAATGCAAGATATGAATGAGTTAGCTTGCGAAAGTAATCCTGATAAAGTATATTATGATTCCAGTCAAGATATCGAAATAGTCACTAGTACACTTAAAGCACTATTAGCGTGCGGTACTCTTGATGATCTATTAGAAGAGGAAGTTGTTAGTTTTGCTAATATAAAACTATCTACATATTATCCTTACGATAAGGATATAGTTAATCGTATTGCAGAATATTTTGATTTAAAAGATTTTGGCTGGGAGGATAAGAAATAATGATCGAAATGAAGATACCAAATCAGACTATGACAATAACTGATTCATTTACAAGTACTATTAAAGATATCGGTACTGATATTGGGAATCTACAGGAGTCTGCAAGAAAAACTGACTCTAATATTATTGATATTCATAATGAGATTAATACATTAAGACGTCAGAATAAAGCATTATCTAATAAACTAGCTGATAGTAGATCTAGAATAGTTATATTAGAAGAAAACTACAATTCTATAGTAGAAGACTTAGCTCAAAGTGCTAAAATAGATTTGTTTATCTATACTGCATTTGCTATATGTATTGCTGTTTTAGCATATGAAGTTTATATTTTAACTCACTAGGAGGTTTATAACAATGGAAGCAACAAAATTTGAAAAGTATATTGAAGTGATTAGAAATAGCAAGGATTATAAACTAACTCTTGCTACAATTAATCGCTATCTATTGGAGATGCAAAGTCTATTGATTCATGCAGACTTCAATAAACGTATGAGTGAGTTTAACTTACTTATTCTTATTCCAGAGAATGATGATGCAGTAAATATCTTTGAAGGATACTCTGGACTTAAGTTATTAAATAAAGAAGATATTATTGAACGTTTGACAGCATTCAATGAATATAAATATGAACGTATCTATGGTAAGTTCTTCAATGATGTGATTACTAATAAGGGATTATATAACCAATGTGAAAACATCTTAGGATTATTACCATTCTTAGAAGATAATACATTAGAAGAAAATATCTACAATCTTCAGTTCAGTCTTCGTAGAAAGTTAAATGAAATCTTAACTAATCTAGATTACAATAATGCTGAAGCTGATGAAGAATTGCTAAATGTAATTGGACGTCTTATGGGAGATAAGAGTCTTGAGTGCATGAAAGAGATTCTACAAAAGAAAGATCTTGATGTAGAAGATTTAAAATTCTTATCATTCAATGATATTAATAATATTAGAATCTACTTCGATTTAGAAGAGTTTGTAGACTAGGAGGATTTACCATGTTAAGATTTATTAAACTAGAAAACGAAAGAATTGATATTAATCAAATCAAGTCCTATTCATATAGTGATGGACGTCTATTGATTGAGACAGAGAATGATTACTTCTCTTATGATAAGAAAGATATCCCTGAATTAGATGAAGTTGTAGACTTAATGGATGCTAACTTATGTTTGAATCATCCAGTTAATGCTATCATCGAGGAGGAAGAATAATGTATACTCAAGAAGCAATCAATAATAATTCTATCAATACTAGAAACAAGTACTATCGTGCAATGGTAGACTATAAATATAATAAACTTGTAAGTGATTATAGAAATATTACTTATGCTTTGACTAATCCTAACTTGACTAAGAAGGATTTATACTATCTTACAACTATTATAGAAGAGAATAAGAATAAAATCATAAATGAAGAGAGTGTATCTTGTCTTGATAGTGAGATGATTACATTAGATCATAAGAAATTGACTATTAATATCATTAATAAAGATGATACTGATATTGATGATATTGTATATACTCTTAAAGAAGATGTAGTCGAAATCATTCTAGAAGCTATTGTAAATATTAATGCTAATACTTTTACAAATGACTCTATGCTTAAAGATGGACTAGGTGAACTGCCATTCAGTAGACCATCCAATAATGCTTTACTAACTAATAGTATAGAAGTATTAAATCTTATGTCGAAAATATCGGTAGGTAATGTAGTTGCTAACAATATTCCTAAAGATAATTATAAGTTATATTGTATTGATAAATTATTACATGATAGAATAACTAGACATAATGTATTATTTGTATTAGATTCTTTTGATGACACCGACCCGGTTAAATATTATATTAAGAAAATCGGTAGAGCTCTAACTGAATCCAATCGAATCGTTAAATCTGTTAATCTTAGAACTCAAGAAGTTAAGTTTAAGAAAGGTTATAGTATTGAGACTGTAGTAGACTGTGCTATTCGAATTATGTCTAGATTATTTGAGGCTATTAAATTTGATCTTGATGCAGTAAACTATGCATTGACTTTATTTAAAGAAGAGAATAAAGACACATATGGTTTACCAGATGATGCTGTAGAATTCTTAGACTATTTCTATAGAGGAATCAGAGCTGGATATCTACCATATAAAATGATCTATTTAGATGGTGATATTGGGACCAACTATCTACTTAATCTTATTTCTGACAGAGAAATTGAATATCCATCTGTTAACGATTATAAATCACAACTGGATGAATTAACATATGATAATATCGTAGACAATATCATTAATTATCATAATGATAGACTAAGATAAATAATTAAGAAGAAGGGACTCGTTCCCTTCTTCTTTTTTTGTTAATTTAGCCATTTTGAACAAACTAATAATCAGAAAGGCGGTATATAATGAAAAATACAGAAGCTATCGTAAAGAAAATATACCCTATAGTGGAAACACAGATTAAAAAGAATCTGTCTAATTATAAAAGATATCTTGGTAAGTTTATATCTGATAGATCTGAAGATTTATATGATATAGCACCATATAGAAGAATCTATTTTACTCCTAAAGATGAAGAGGAGTTATTCAATACATTAAAAATTGATAAGAAAGTTATCTCTAATTTCATGGAAGATACTTACTATGCTAAGATTGCATCATTCAACCCAGCTGCAGCTAAAGATGAGTGTACTATTATCTTACTATGCTTAGTTAGATATTTCTGGAAAGTTAGAGACTCTAAGATGCTAGATATGGCTATAGTTAATATGGCATTCTCTGGTAAATTCTATCCATCTATTCATTATGGTTTCTTTAAGAAAGTTCAACCTGTTGAATATAAATGGGTAATGGACTATGTAGTCAATAATATGCTAACCGGTAAGTTTGATCTTAAGTCTAAAGGCAATGTAATCAATGCAGTTAAGTCTATCTCTAATACTTGGTTAGATACTTATACTGATAGATTTAAAGACTTTGAAGATGATGATTGTGTATATCTAATCCAACAACTACATGGTCGTATTAAATCCTTCATGAAGAATATTGCTAGCCTATACTATGAAGCATATGAAAACAAATCTCAATATATTACATATGCATCTGATGATTATTCTGATACAGGCTATCGTCTTGCAGATACAGATAACTTAATGGCAGAACGTATTGTAGATAAAGCTGTAAGTCAAATTACAACTCTATCTGTAAACTATAAGTTCTGTAAGATGTCTGCAGATGCTTTAGTTAAGACTGATGAGATTAAAGATATCATTGAGTATATTGTAAAGAATGATACTAAACAAAACTCTGAGATTAGAGAGTTTGTTAGTCTTATAGTATATACATACTTTGCTCAGTCTAGAAATAAAGATGTACGTACAGCTGAGTTCATTAAGTTCTCTATTCAACCTAAACCAAATACTAAAGATCCTAATATGCTACGTATTAAGGATATTACAGAGAAATGGTTGATGGAATCATCTAAACGATACGTTCATAGACGTAATCGCTTAGCTACTAAGAATAGTTACCATAGATCAGTATTGATGTATTTCACATTATTGATTCATTACAGTGCATTATAAAATATTCCCCTTAGGATCTTTGTTATCCTAAGGGGATATAATTGTATATTATAAACGTGATAGATGATTATATTATTTAGTTAAGCCGCATGGCAAGAAAGGAATCTATCATGGAAACAACTCAAGTAATTAATCTTACCCCTCATACAATTAATCTTGTAGCTGAGGATGGAACTCAATTGTTGTCTTTAGAATCTCAGGGTATTGCTCGTGTAGCATCTACTACTGAAGTAGTTGGATTTCTCCAAGTAGGTGGAGTGGCTGTACCACAAACACATACTACATTTGGAGAAGTTGAGGGGTTACCAGAACAAGCACCTGGTGTAGGATATATAGTATCAAATATGATTATCTCTGCTCTTGCTCAGCAAGGTATTCGCAGAACTGATCTATTCACTCCGGGATTGCAAGTCCGTGATGAACAAGGTCGAGTGATCGGCTGTCGTTCTCTAGATAATTAATTTATAGCCCTCTTCGGAGGGCTTTATTTTTTTTTGTAAATTTTAGCCATCTTGAACAATCCATTAAATCAAAGGAGGCTAATATGACTAAACAACGCAAACAGGCTGAAGAACTTGTATATAAAGTAATGGATGCTTTAGATCCATCTAAGAGTATGTCTAAATATTATGCTGCTCTATTTAAAGACATGAACGATAAACAGTTCTTAGACTATATATCTAAGAAATATCCATATAGATTCCAAACACGTATCTTTAAGATTGAACCAACTTTTGTAGAAATTGAGAAAGCTGCCAATATCTTAGGAGTTCCTCTAATGGAAAAGGTAGCTACACCAGACTTATATGTAAATGAAAATGGTGAACCAGTATGGACTAAAGAAGCATTAGTGGTATATCTTCATTTGAAGAAAATGAAACAGTTCTTAACTAAGAAGAACTCCATCTCTACTAATATTGCTTCTCGTGATAATAAGACTGGTCGTCTTGTAGGTCATGATAAGAATGGTGCTACATCTGACCGTGAAATGGAATCTCTTGTAGTATCTGGTATGGATGATACATTGAAAGAATTCTCTCGTGCACGTGCTGACTCAGTAGAAGCCAAACAAGCTATGTATAATACTATCTCTGCACTTGGTACAGTATCCTTAGAAGATATTCCTGAGGATAAGACCGATGTATTATCTAAGAATATGATGAACGTATATATGCTAGGGTCTCACATCAATACTAACTTGATCAATATTGATAATATGACTCCACAAACTCTAAGAGATAAAACAGTTTCTAGACGTCAATAAACAAATCCCCCTTAGGATCATAGAAATCCTAAGGGGTATACTTTTGTAAATTATATTATTTATAACTGTATCATGGACTACTCATATCTAGATGAGTAGTCCATAACACAATCTCTTATTTCCATATTTTAAAGGAGGTAAACATGATTGTACAATCATAGAATACTCACAACAACAGTAAAAGTATTTAAACTTTTACTAATATGTTTAAAAGTTATATATTATAATAGTGAATGTTAATGGTATAAAATTATACTATAAGTAAACATTAGGATAATGTATTCTTATTTTAATTAAAGGAGAATAATATGGAAAAGAAAATCGGCGTGTTACATGAAATCGGTGACCTTGGTTTAGGCTTCGATGAAGTACCACAAGAACAAGAGCAAGCTCTAAAAGAGCAAATGCAAGATCAACAAAAAGAAGACAAATAGTCTTGCAATGCGATGGGGCGTAATACTCCATCGCATTTACATTGTATTTTAAGATTATAAGGACGGTGAAGGATAATGGTTAAGAAACTCACATTATTGTGCATCGCCATATTGGTATCTATATTACCAATAAAGGCACTAGAGAGTGATCGTCAGAATGATGACACATTAGATATTGTAATGCAATTCATAGTTAAGAATAACGATGACTATAGTGACAAAGTAAACAATCTTATCAATAATGATAAAGATAAGAAAGATAATGAACGTATGCAAAAGAAAGAAAATGTGGATCCAAATACTGCTAGAGTATTGAATCAATACGTTCAAGTAGCTAAACAAGAAGCTTTAAGACAAGCTGCTGCTAAAGAAGAAGCTAATAAGAAAGCTAACTCAAGATATTATGTAGATCAAAATTCAGATTTATCTAATAAGTCTGTTTATGTGACTACAGAAGATATGAATAATATCATTAGACACTTTGACCCAAGTGGTACTTCTCCATTCCAAGGTCAAGGTGATATATTTATTGAAGCATCTAAAGAATCTGGACTAGATCCTATCTATATCTTTGCCCATGCATCATGGGAATCTGATTATGGTAGATCTTATCTAGCCAGAGATAGAGGTAACTATTTTGGCATTAATGCTATTGATGCTAATCCTAATGCGGCTCATCATATGGGTAATACTGTTTATGATGGTATTGTCAATGGTGCTGTATGGATTAGTAAAAATTATTACCAGGAGGGACAAACAAGTTTAAACTCAATGATCTACGGTCATAAGAGATATGCACAGGCTGCTGGAGCATGGATTAAAGGTGTTAATGGAATCATGTCTGAATCTTATTCATACTTAAGACAGTCTCGTGGTATGTAGATTATAACTAAAAGTAATACATTAAGGTAATCGTTGGATAGGCTTTAATTAGCCTATCCAATATTATATATATTTTTATAATGAAGGAGAATTTATTATGAAGGCTAAATTAATTGGTATTGGTGCTGCTGGTAATAAAGCAGCTATGGCAGCTATCGAGCAAGGTGTATTTAGAAGAGATGAAGTACTTCTTATTAATACAACTCGCAAAGATATGAAAGACGAATATGATGACATCAATGTAATCATTGGTGGTGGTATGGGCGGTTGTGGTAAAGAACGTGGTCGTGCTAAAAATATCACAATTGAATCTCTTAAATCTGAGAAACTTAAAATTGATGCTTTCCCAGATCCTACAGATGATGCAGTAGTAATTGTATCCTCTTCTGAAGGTGGTACTGGTTGTGGATCTTCTACTATCTTAGCGAAATATATTCGTGAAGTATTGAATATGAATGTCCATCTAGTAGTATTCACTGGCTTTGAAGATGATGCTCGTGGTCTACAAAACACTGTAGAATACTTCCAAGAACTTCAAGATAACTATACAGTTGAAGCTATCAGCAATAAGAAGTTCTTATCCTCTAGTAAGAATAAACAGGAAGCTGAGCGTAAAGCTAATGATGAATTCTGTATTCGTATGCGTACATGGCTTGGTTTAGACTTAGTTGATTCTGATCAAAATATCGATGAAACTGACTTGTATAAAATCTCTACAACTCCTGGTTTCATGACAATCGAAACAGCTTACTTTGATGGTATTAAGAAACAATCTGATTTGGATAAAATATTCGAAGAAATGATTTATGCTACAAAGAGCTTAGATTTCACTCCAACAGCTAGACGTATCGGTGTATTCATGTATGCATCTGAACGTACTCAAAACGTTGGTTTTGATAATGCTAAAATCCGTGAAGAGTTAGGTGAACCATTTGAATTCTTCACTCATATTCAAACAGTACCAGCTGGTCAAGAACGTGTATGTATCATGGCTTCTGGTATTAAACTTCCTACAGAAGAAGTTGAAAAGATTTATAATGAATATAAAGCTAGAACTTCTAATGTAGATAAAAAGAAAGATGGATTCTTTGACCAAATTGGTGGTATGAAGATGGAAGAAGATGATGATATGTTTAACTTATCTAATTCTGCTATCAAGAACCCTACAGTTAAAGTTAAAGAAAACTTCTTTGATTCTGTAAAAGACGACGTTTTAGTTATCAAAGTAGATGGTAAGAAAGGTAATAAATCTTCCAAGATTGATGACTTCGAAGAACGTTATTAAGAAAGGAAGCATATATGGGTCTATTTGATAAATATGTAAAACCCAGTAGAGTTTACGCAGAGGATGTTCCGTTCTCTGCTGTAATCAAAAAATCTGCTGAGACTATAGTGAATGAATTGGATGCTTTAGATTGGACTAATCATGATATCGCATATAGGTATTTTGAAGATAACTTATCCGATATTATTTACTATCTAGGTGAAGGTGTTAAACCAATCTCTAGATGCTTATATATTAAGTTTGAACCATGGCAATATATTGCAATGATTATGGTTCAAAATCGTCCACAACTTGCTGAAGATAGAATTCGTGTACTTAATAATGAGATATATGAATTATTTGAAGTTATCAATGAATCAGCATTTGATCCAGATAGATTCGGTAAGACTCTTACAGCGTTATATAAGATCTCTAAGGTTATCAATGAACGTATCTACAAGAAGTTAGACTATGTAGACTGCACTAATAAGCAGTTGAATACAATACTTTCTGTAGCACGTTATTCTAGTAAGAGTGAGACAATTAATATTAGTCGTGTTAATACTTCAATCATGAGATATATGGACCCATCTCAAACATGTGAAGAAGACTTAATGGATCTATATGGTGAACTCTTCTATGAAAACTTTGAGGAGTTCTTTGTAACTTCAATGCTAGAATCTGGTGAAGATCCTAAGATTAATACATATACTAAGAACTGGATGTTTGACTTAGAAACTAATGCTATGCTATTCATGTTGAATGAACGTCCTATGACAGTCATTAAACGTGTATTAACTAAGTATAGTCAAGAATGTCTACGTCTACAAAAAGTTCGTAAAGATGTACGATGCTCTATGTTAGCTTTATCTGCAGATTATGATAAAGTCTTATACATAGCCGAAGAACTTAAAGAGCAAGGACTCTATATATTCTAATCAACTATCCCAAGGTAGTTTAACTACCTTGGGGTATTTTATTTTTTTACTCCTCCTGGAACTTATTAGTAACTTATAATAATATTTTTTAGGAGGATTTTATTATGGGCTTATTAATTGAACGTGTAGCTGAGGTGACTGGCTACTCTCCAGAGCAGGGTCTATATGACGTTGCATATCCAACAGGATTTTTAAATTTTGATTCCCTAAATGGCTATAAGCTAAACTGTTATAATGACAAAGGTGAGATTACACCTGTAACACATCGAGGTATTCTCGATGGGTCTTATAACTTACTTATCGGTCGCTCAGGTTCAGGTAAATCTACTTTCGCTGTGCAAGCGGCGGCTAATATTATTAACCAATTCCCAGATGCAGAAATGGTTATCCAATCTATGGAAGGTGGTATTACAATTCCACGTTTGGAAACTCTAACTGGATATATTGGTCAAGACTTATTCAATCACGTTTCTATTAAGAATAGTGGTATCACTGCAGAGTCTATCTATGATGATATCTATACTATCTATGAAACTAAATTAAAGAATAAAGATAAACTTATGTATGATACTGGTATGAGAGATTCTACTGGTAATCCTATTACTAAGTTTATCCCAACTGTTATGATTATTGACTCCATTGCATTATTGGCTCCAGAACGTATTGCAGATAAAGGTGAATTATCTGGTCAAATGGCGGCTACTGCAATGGCTAAAGCAAATACATCTCTCCTTAAAGGTGTAATGCAATTAATCAAAGCAACTAATATCATCTTATTGGTAATCAATCATATTACTGAAAAGATTGAAGCAAGTGCATTTATGCATACTAAAGGTCAATTGATGTATCTTAAACAAGGTGAGTCTTTACCTGGTGGTAGAGCTGTAACCTATTTAGCAAATAACATCATTCGATTTGATGATAGTAAACTTAAAGAAGAGACATTTGGATTCTCTGGTTCCCAAGTAGATATCTCTTTAGGTAAATCTCGTACAAATAAAGCTGGTAAATCTACTCCATTAATCTTCTCTCAAGATTATGGGTTTGATCCACTTTATTCTTTAATGATTATGCTTAAAGATTCTGGTAAGATTGCCACTAAAGGTGCTTACTTAGAATTAGATGGTTATGATACTAAGTTTAGAACTCGTGATTTCAAAGAATTCTTTACTGAACGTGAAGATTTCCGTATGCAATTCTTACGCTTGGCTCGTGAAGTAATGGATGAATTGATTGCTCCAGTACCTACAAGTGGTCAAGTTACGAATGCATCTATTACGAAAGACCTCATTGCGTCTTTCAGAGCATTGGAAGATTAAGTTATATATTATAAAGGTGATACAGAAGAGTATTGATTACTCTTCTGTATTTCATTTTATAATACTTTTAGAAAGGAGACACAATGGCGAACACATTGATTCTAGACGACGAGATTAATCGTGCTAGGCAAAGAATTCAGATTCCAGAACAAGTACTAGGGAAAGAGTTAATTCAACCATTCCCAGCTAGTAGTTCTGGTAGTCGAAAGATTATGTATAGTGTCCATTCAGAGCAATCTATGGCACTATGCTATCCAGAAGTCCCATTCATTCAAACTGGCTTTGAGAATGAATTTGGACATCGCTCCACATCTTTCCAACAAGCTGATCAACGTAAGACTGTATTAGCTAGAATAGAAAGATACGCAATGACCCCAGGTCATGAGTATTATCTTATCGTCCATAATGAAGAGACAAATACTTTAGATATCCTTCATAAGTTGGACTATAAGTATATTACAGAATCCTTTGGTTATGAGATTAATAACTCAGTTCTAAATAATCTTGTCGTAGGCAGTGTTATTGAGAAAGGAGACGTTATTACAAAATCTAAAGGGTTCGATGAGTACAACAACAGGATGGATGGTATCAATGTCTTATTAATGTATATTGCAAAGAATAAGACAACAGAGGATGCTATTGAGATTAGCGAGTCCTGTGCAAAGCGATTCAAATCACCGCTAGTTAAGAAGATCTCATTCATGATCAATGAAAATGATATCTTACTTAATCTATATGGTAATAAGGATATCTATAAGGTTATCCCTGATATTGGTGAAGAAATCAAAGAAGGTATCTTAGCAGCAGTACGTCGAGAAAATAAAGAAGAAGCATTATTCTCTCAAGTATTCAATAAGCTTCAAGATATCAATATGTCTGATGAGAAGATCACATCTAATGGTCGTGTAGTTGGTATTGAAATTCATACTAATAACCCAGACCTAATGGAGAACTCTATCTATAATACTCAGCTTAATATGTACTATCAAGACAATAAGCGATTCTGTGATGAGTTAATCCATACAGTACATAAACTTCAGGCAAACTATAAATGTGAGTTAGGATATGATCTACAAAAACTTATGCATACAAGTAAACAAATCTTGGATGGTGTTAAGTTTAATATAGATAGCAATGTATACTCTAACTTACAAATGGATGTCTATATACTAGAAGAGAATGAACTCCATGTTGGTGATAAACTAACTAACCGATATGGTGGTAAAGGTGTTATTTCTAATATCTTACCTGATGATCTTATGCCTCAAACTGAGGATGGTCAAAGAGTAGATATGAAATACAACCAAGCAACTGTTGTTAACCGTTTAAATCCATCTCAGTTATTTGAAATGGAAATCAACTCAGCATCAGCTGCAGTAGTTCGTAATCTTAATAAGCAAGACACTAATGGATCTCTTAAGAAGATTATCAAATTTGTAAGCTTCTTTAGTCCAAGTCAAGCTAAAGAGATGGAAGAGTTCGTAAGTAGTAGTAATCCATCAGTTCGTATGGAGTATCTAAACTCTATTATCGAAGATGGTAATATTACTATATCAATTCTACCAATGCAAGAACCAGTTACTATTGAAACTCTACAAAGAGTTCTAGCTGAGTTCCCAGAAACAAGACATGGGTATGTATATACTCCTATGCTTGATTCTTCCAATCAAGGTATTAGATTAGTTAAGTCTTTAAGACCTGTACTTGTAGCTAAACAATACGTATGTCGTTTAAAACAATATGCAGAAGAGAAGTTCTCGGCAACAAGTATGTCTTTCAGTAACAACAAAGGTGAAAATAGCCGTAATAAATCTGCTGGTCTATATAAACCTGTATATACTAATACACCTATCCGACAAGGGGAAATGGAAATTAGTGCATTAACTCATATTGGTGATGATATCAATGTAATTATGTTAATGCTCTATAGTACAGCTCCTATTGGACGTAGATCTATCAAAGATCTATTGACTAAGAATCCTAATGATGTGGATATTACTTTATCTGCAGATGCTAAATCTAGATCTGCTGAGATTGTAAATGCATATCTTAAGGCTATTGGTCTAAAATTAACATTTGAGAAGGTTCCGAAGAAATATCAAGAAGCATTATTGTATGATATTCCAGATGAAGATTTCTATACACCTGCAATGCTCGAAGACTATTCTTATCTTAAAGCGTTAAGAGAGAATGATAAGTCTAAGATGACTATTACAGTTAAAGAGTTCAATGGCAAATATTATCCAGTATATGATAACTTTGTTGAACCTGGTATCCCAGCTATCATGGAAGGAGCTATGAGCAGTGAACCTCCAGAAGGTTATAGCGAAACAGATTCCTTATGGGTAACTAGGGGTATTAAGTACTTTAATAAATAAGGAGGCAATCATGATTTTAAGAGATCTTTATACGACTCTCTTACGTGGTAGTCTTGATAACGTCTTTGAAGACGAGAATTTAAGATTGATTAATGAACGGACTTCAGTTTTGTTAAATAAACCGAACTGGACCATTCAAGATATAGATGATGCTGATACAATCTTACGTATCAGCAATGTCTTATATAACAATACAGATCTAGCGGTATTACCATTAGAAGATGGTGTTTATGATTTACTCTTAGAAGCTTATAAGAAATATAATCCTAACTTCCAAGTTGGGTCTGATGTAGTTCACTTTAAGCTCCAAGGTAAAGGTAAGGCTACAAGTAATGAAAGTTATATTGAAGCTATAGTATCTTATCCGAAGGAAACTAATGATACGCTATATAGAGATACATTCATTGAAGTTCCAACGAATAGATGGCAACCAGCAATAAAATCTAATCATGTTACAGTATCTGATAGAGGTAGAGATACTGCTCATAAGTATCCTCAATTAGTTGGTACTTTAGATAAGTGTAAGTTTGTATTAGAATCTGATGCAAAGAAAGCTTTTGTAGATAAAGATCCAAAAGTAAAGATATTTGAAAGAGACTTCTTAGCTAAACATATTATGATGGGATTGATTAACTATCAAACTCCATTTGAGATGGTAGCTGAAATCAAATACGATGGACTATCTGTAGAAGCTGAAGTAAATAATAAAGTAGTCAGTGCTAGAACTCGAGGAGATTTAGATGCTGACTTGGCTACAGATTTAACTGATATTCTATATGGTTATAGATTCCCTAATGACTTATCTGATAATGAAGTTATCGGTATGAAGTTTGAGGCAATCATTACCAAAGAAGATCTAGTTAGATTCCAAAATGCTACTGGTAAGACTTATAAGAATATGAGAACTGCAATAGCTGGTATCATTGGTTCGGCTAATGCTAGAGATTATATTGACTTCATTACATTAGTACCATTAGCAACTTCTTTAGACTTCAATAGTCGTATAGAAGAACTAGAATTCATGAATAGATACTTTGCTACTAAAGAACCTAACAGATATAGAATCATTCAAGGTTATTATAGCAACGTATTATTCCAAGTAAATAAGTTTGTCCAAGATGCTGATTGGTTTAGATCTTATATGCCATTTGCTTATGATGGTATTGTAGTATCCTATACCGATAAGAATATCATTCAAGCTCTTGGTAGAGAGAATCATGTGAATAAGTATAGTATTGCAATCAAATTCAATGCTATGGTTAGATCTACAAGATTCCGTGGTTACCAATATACAGTTGGCAAGAATGGTGTAATTACACCGATGATTATGTTTGACCCAGTGGAGTTTAATGGCACAGTCCATAACTTAGCAAGTGGTCATTCATATGAAAGATTCAAAGCATTATCATTAAGATACAATGATATTATTGATGTGACTTATGTCAATGATGTAATGCCATATGTATCTAGACATGATTGTGTAGAGAACGATAATAATCCAAGACCTATGGAGGAATTCATCGATAATTGCCCTGCCTGTGGTACTCTACTGGTAGAGTCCTATAGCGGCAAATCTGTGTCATGTCCTAATCCTAAATGCATTGGTCGTGGTATTGCTAGGATGGCAGATATGCTTAAAAAGATAAACTTTAGAGATTTCTCTGAAGCTACAGTTAAGGATTTAAGTATAACTTCATTCACTGATCTTCTTAATATTACACCTAGTAGATTAGCTATATTAGGTGATGTCAATAGTAAGAAGTTCATGGAGCGGGTAAACGAACTAAAGACAAAGCAAGTATATGATTATAATATCATTGGTGCTCTTGGCTTTACAGATATTGCAATTAAGACTTGGAAGATTGTACTTCATGCTTTGAAGATAGAAGAAGTACTAAACTTACCTGATAGTGAATTGCAATCTAAACTCATGAAGCTTAAAGGGATCGGTAAAGTTGCAGTAGAGACAATCTTAAATGAACGTGAAGTCTTTGCTGAAGATCTTATTACTATCATGAAAATGAATAATGTAGTCAGAACTTATAATCTAGTAGATAATCGTAAGAAGATTGTAATCACTGGGTTTAGAGATGATACATTAGCAGAGAGAATGGCACCTCTCGGGTATTTCGTTACAGATACAAGTGTAACTAGAGATACTAATATTCTAGTGATTCCTCATGTGGGATTTAGTAGTTCTAAAGTAGACAAAGCCCTCAAGTATGGTATCCAAATCGAGGCATTGCCTGACTTTAAAGCAAGATTTGGTTTGTAAAAAATTACAAACTAACTTACAGAATATTAATATATTATATACGTGATCATGATATAGTCTATGGTCACGTATTATATTTTATTTTCCATGCAAAGGAGACACAACCATGGTAAAAGACATTAAAGAAACAAACATTATTGAAACTGTATTGGAACGCTTGAAAGCAGAAGACCAAATTATCTTACGTTCCCATCAGTTCGTAAATGTATTGAAATCTGTACTATTCGGTGCAGTTAAGTTCTTAGCAAACACTAAGTTTGAAAACGAAGCAGCGTTGCGTGTCAATGATAAAAATGGTACATTCATTGCTGGTATTGTTTTAGAACGTGCAGTAGATGATGAAGGTAAAAATTCTTTCGAAGCTCGCTTTGAGTTAGAAGAAGATGGTATTAAAGATATCGCTACTGTATATGATTTGAGTGATGAAGAAGTTCAACGCTTCTTGAATCGTTTCATGTATGTATTGACTAATAATAAATTCGTTAACAATGCATTCGTATTCGATATCACTCGTGTAATCTTATCTTCCGTAATCAATGCATTGATGAATCTTAACAAAACAGATATCGATGAAGATGGTTATGAAGTTAAGTTTGATGAATATCTTACAGTTACTGCAACTGAAGAAGATGGTAAACGTGTTATCGACTTCGAACCAGCTGTCGATATGAAGAAATTCATTAAAGACGATAAACTCGTTGACGTTGAATAATAACTGATAATATTGGAGGTTAGGTGAATAACCTAACCTCCCATTGTATCTTTTATTTTTAATCGGAGACACGTGAAATGAAAAAAGGCGTAATAAATGGAACGATGTATACTATCTATGACTTCGATACAGCAATGAAGAATGCTGAAGACATTAATATTGCTATCGAAGAAGATGGTAAAGTCTTTCCTATTATAGGCAAATCTAATGCATATCAAACTAATGGTGTTGTACTTGATGGATGTATGGCGACTTTCATCAGTGCAGATAAAGACCAGTCTAAGTATGAATTAGATACTATGAAGATTATTGATTTTAGTAATGCTAAGAGCATGCAAGATCAAATTGAAAAGTCTAGTGAGTTACGTTCTATGGAAGAGACTATCTTGATTAATCCAGATAATATCTTCAATGTTAGGATTAAACCAAATGACTTACCTGAGATGATTGGTCTAAAGGAAGCTGTTAATCGTAAGAATATTGATATCAATAAATATGCTTATCGATTTGGGGATAACTTTAATAATGACCGTCGTCTATTTGAAAAGGATACTATCACATTAGCAAAGATTAAGACAATCTCTGAAGCATTAGATATGGATTGTTATATAATCTTTGAAGATAGAGAACCAAATGTACCTAATCCAATTGGGTCACAAATTAAAGTTAAGATCACCAATATTGGGGAGGGTGACAATGAACACACAAGCTAAGTTTATCGCAGACTATAACGATAAAAATAGACCTAAGTTCAATGACAAATTCTTCACTAAGTCTGATGATGATATCATTGAAGACTTGAAGGATGTTATTCTTTCATGCGAAAGAAATAAATTCTATACTATTAAAGTATTAGGATTTGAAGTTATAGATGATTACACTGAGGTACAGAAGTTACTTATTGGTGATGAAACTCCATCTATATCTATTAAAGACTCTGACCTTAAGATATTGAAAGTAACTTATCATGTAGCTTGTACTAAAGATGAGGATACTTTCGATGTACTTATTGCGATCCCAAGAGTTATTGATGGGGCATATATCCATTTGAATGGTAATGACTATTTCCCATTATTCCAGCTGGTAGATGGTAGTACTTATAATAATACTACAGCTGCAGCTGCAAAGACTCAATCGATTACACTTAAGACAAACTCCAATGCAGTTAAGATGCTTCGTAACTTCGTTGATCTAAATACAACGAAAGAGAAGACATTACGCATGGCTATGTTTAGTGTATATCTATTCGATCATAAGGTTACACTATTCGAATACTACTTAGCTAGATTCGGATGGTATGAAACTTTAAGCAAGTTTAACTTTGAAGATATTATCAAGATTTCTGATCATGATATTGACGATCCAGAGTATTATACTTTTGCTATCGCCAATGCTCATATGAAGAATCCATTCTATATCTCTGCAGTGAAATCCTTTGTAGATAATGATCGTATTCTACAATCTTTTATTGCATCATTTGCTAAGGCTATAAGCTTATATGCAACTAAGAAGACTACATTAGACCAAATCTATACTACAGAATTCTGGGTATGTAAATTGGGTTATAACTTTGTATCTTCTGAAACTTCAGTATTCACTAAAGGTAATGCAATCATTGAATCTTTGGAAAACTCTTATGATATTCCAACTAAGAAACGTTTGCGTTTACCTGACCATATCAAAGAAGATATCTATTCTGTATTGAAATGGATGGCATGTGAGTTCTCTTCAATTCGTTTGAAGAATAACTTAGATGCTTCCTCTAAACGGATTAGATGGTCTGAATATATTGCAGCTATGTATATCATGCTTATCAATGTTAAACTTAGACGTTTACCAGAGAAGCATGATCCTAACATGGAAGCTTATCGAATCAAACAGCAATTGAATACACCACCAATGGCTTTGATTGCTGAATTACAGAAATCTAACCTTAAAGGTTTCCGTAATATGGTTAACGATAGAGATTCATTCTTACAATTAAAGTATACTATTAAAGGTCCATCTGGTCCTGGGGAATCTAATAGTAAGAATGTAGCACGTAATGTACGTGCAATCGATCCATCTCATTTAGGGATTATCGATTTGAATACATCTTCCGCATCAGATCCTGGTGTAGGTGGGATGTTATGTCCACTCAACTATGGTGTATATGAATGGAATTCTTTCACTAATGAAGAAGAACCTAATGTATGGGACGACAACTTCAGTAAGATGCTCAATATATACCGTGAAGAGAAAGGTTATACATCTGCAATCATGTTAGCAGATGATGCTGGATTAGAATTAACAGATACTAGAGATCCTGAAGCAGTAGCATTTGATGCCCATTTACTTGGTCAAACAATTGCTAAGGTAGCTAGAACTCGAGCATTTGAAAAACAACTTCGTCCAGCTTTAATTAACATGGAAGACAGCTGTTCAATATACTTTGAGGAGGTTTAAGATGGCTGATATCTACTACAGATATTTTGTGTTTTCCAGAACTCAAATGGAAGCACTTAAAGAACGCTATAATAAACTCGGTAAAGATATTGAATTCGGTAAAGTAGTAGTTGGCGGTGTCAAGAAAGAATACACTGATATTCTTCTTGACATGAGTCAAGCTAAATACTCCGATTCAATTAAAGTTGCTGAGGGCGATATTCGCCGTATTATTTATACGAAGACTAAATAGGAGGATTCTATGCGAGTAGGACAAGCAAACACTGATATTCATAATTTTGGTCACTATCTAGTTAAGCTTCTTGATACAAATTCTTTATATTGGGATAAACTAGAAAGTATTTCTCCAGACTATGATCTTCTCAATGACCATAATGAAAGTTATTTCATTAAGACTGATGAACTTTTGGAAGCTAAAGACGGTTTCATCATTAGCTCTCATTCATATGGTCGTAAGCTAAATATTCGTGGCAAAAATATCATCTTAGTATATAATGAAGATATTGAAGCTGAATACTTAACTGATAACCCATTCAGTGTAGCTGTGAATCGTGAATCCGATTCTATGCATACATTATTGATTAACTTTAACGTATTCGTTAAGTTAGTTGCTAAGAAAGATTATAATGGTATTTACTCATTCTTCGCTACATTCTTTAAATGGTTATGTGGTACAGAATCCGTACAATCTCATCTATATTCAGTTCTTACATATATTGATGTAGTTTATCATAACCTAGGTCTAGAGAAAGTTAAGACTTTCATCGACTTTAATCTTGCTAAATCTACTGATATCCTAAGTCAAGTAGTTATGAGCAAATTCAATGTACCAAATGTACATGGATTTGTTGCTAGAGTATTGGCTGTAATGGAAGTAGACAATAATAACGTCTTTGCAGAGTTATTCTATTATCCAAGATATACTAATGATCTTATTAAGGCTGGTATTGAACCAGAATTCAGTCTTAAAGGATTCTTGGCTACTATTGAAGAAGCATTTGAACATCAGCATGATGAAAATATTGAATTACGCAATGCATTCATCGATGCTAACTACTTCAATAATGCTACTATGGAAGTTGATGCTGAAAGTAAATATGAAAAAATTGTATTCACTCAATTACTTGAGTTCGAACCACGTCTAGAACAACAAATCGATTTACTATTCGGTATGCCTAAAGAACTTTTGGAAACTACTATGGATATTATCTACAAAACTATTGATGACTGTATTGAAAAATATGGTATCAAAGAAGTAGATCCAGAAGAAGAAAAAGAACGTAAACTTCAATTAGAATCTGATATTGAAGATCAAATCAAGAAAGCTATTGAAGGAATGGATAAGAAATAATATATTACCCTCTAGGATACATAATCCTAGAGGGTTTTATTTTTTAAGGTGGTGAGATATATGAAAGAAGCAGTTATTGATAACTGTACTTGCCCTAAGTGTTATTCAAAGAATTTTGATCTATATACTGCTAATGGTAAAGCAGTAAGTTATGCTAATATCATTCTTGCATTCAGTAAAGATCCTAAACAAGTACTAGATAATTTGAATAGATACCAATTGTATAAATTCAAATGTAATGATTGCGGTAAGTCTTTCTCTATTGATTGGAGATGGGGATTACCATACCCTACTATGGAGAAGATAGACGTATAGCCTCGAACAAAGCAATAATAAATGAAAGGAGAATTTACTTATGATTTCAAAGAATAATCTACTATATGTCATAGGTGCTATTATTTATATTGCTTGTTTCGGTTACATTGTACATGATATGCTTCAAGCTCCTGAAGGTCGTGTATTAATCTTTATTTATACCACTTCAGTGATTTTGACTGCATTAATTATTGTAATTGGTTATAAGATATCTAAGGCACTCTTACACATACTTGAAAAGTATATGGGAGAGTGATAAGATATGATTGAAATAACTATAGCTATTCTTATTGCAGCAGGCATGCTGACTGTTATTTCTAACATTAGCTTCATTGTTAATGTCGGATTAATTATGTTAACAGTGTTATGTGTCTTATCTAATGACAATAACAAAAAAAGGTAAATTTATGATGGCTTTTGATCTTTTATTGGCATTAGTTATCGTAGGTAGTATTGTCTACAAAGTTATGAGTGGACAAGAGCTTACTCACGATTATATAATGTCTATAATGTCAGTAGTCTTACTATTTATTATCTATAAATCTATAAAAGTAAAATAGTAATCTACACTAAACAAGTTAATACTTTATGTATAATTTGTTACAGAGAGGGATGTTATACGTAATGAATGTAACTTTAGCGATAACGGCATTGTTTATCATCATTATTATATCTCTATTGTGGATGGTAGCTAGAGTCTTATATAAAGATCATCTATCTGATTCTCCACTTTATATAATAACTGATAAACGCAGTATGATTATTGACGAAACAGATAACTATCTTAAGTTAATCCATAACGAGAGATCAATATTTCTGGTAGAACTCAATGGTGAATTCTTTGTTAATGTAACTGGAAAATCATACGATCAAGTAAAGATTGGTGATCAAGTTATATTAGCATCTGGTCCCACTACTCGGGACTTCATTATTAAAAAATTGTAGGTAAATTGTAATGAAACTATTATCAATCCGACTTGAAAACTACATAGGTATTTACAATGGTCGTGGTGATAATATCTTAGAGGTAGACTTATCACAGTCTACCTCTAATATTGTCATCATTCGTGGCTCCAATGGTTCTGGTAAGTCCACTTTATTAAAAGCTTTATCTCCACTTCAAGATGATAATAATGCTATCATTCCTGGATTGGAGGGTAAGAAAACTTTAAGATATCTTTACAATAATGAAGTATATGAAATCTTATACGTTCATCCAGTAAAGACTGATGGCTCTAGAGGTCAAGTTAAGATGCAAGTATATAAAGGAATGAACCGTGTTGAGTTGAATCCTACTTGGAATGTGACTTCTGGTAAAGACATCATATTTGATCTATTTAACTTAGATGCTAACTTCCTTACATTATCTCAGTTATCATCTGAAGATAGAGGGTTAGCAGATAAGAAACCTGCAGAACGTAAGAAGTTCGTTAATAGTATTATTAATGGTATTGAAGTATACAACAACATGTATAAAGTCATTACTAAGAAATACTCTACGTTCAAGAATCTCATTAGTACGATATCTTCTAAGATCAATCAAATTGGTAATATAGAAGAATTAAACTCTAGATATAATAATATCACTAGACAAGTTGAAGATGTGTCTAGAGAACGAGATAGAGCAGTTATTGAAGCATCCAAGATTGATGCGGAGATCGGTATCTTAACTAGAGACAACAATCTTGAGGAATTCTATAAGATTAACGAAGAGATACGAGAGAATCTAGATTATATTAGAGCATCTAAATCCCAAGTTATTAATCTTTCTAAAGGAGAATTATCTAGTGAAGATCTAAATGAACTAAAAGATATTATTGATAGAAATCTACGTACTTTTGATAAAGATATATCTAAATGGAAATCTGAGGAAGCTGTAGCTAAAGTCAAGATCGAGAATATATCTAGAGAGAAAGATGAAACGTTTAATTCTTTACAAACTAAGATAACTAAACGTGGTACTTTATTAGATGGTGGATTCAGTGATTCTGATCTATCTCTATATAAAGATACTAAAGCTAAGATAGCTGAACTTGAAAATGATATCAATGGTTTAAATTCTTCTATTAAGAATCTTTCTGAAGCAGAGGCATTAGTCAATGCTATGGAAATGATCGTTCCAGTATTAGATAGTCTTTATAATGGTTTAGATGCTACCACTAAGAAAGAAAAATATGATTTCGTTAAGACTACACTAGATAATGATGGTAAGTATGTAGATCAAACAATTGAATTGACCCGTACTTATAATGAAGTATCTAGAACTGTAACTGAATTGGAATCTGAAATATTAGCATATGAGATTCTATTCGATAAAGCTAAGTCTTTAGCATTAAGACCTAAAGATTGTAAGATAGATGATTGCTCTTTTGTTAAAGAAGCAATTGAAGCATCATCTAAGCATCCAGAGAAACGCATCAATGATATCAATAAAGAAATTGATGAGTCTAATAAACTTTTAAAATCTCTAGAGAAAGATATTGAGTCTTATAAAGAACTATATGACTTCAATAAGAGATTTACTAATCTACATGGTATGGTATTATCTTTCAGAAAGCTATTAGAAAAGAGTCCAGTTGATTATATCATCGACCCATACCAACTATTAGCTTCTTTAGACCATATGGAAAAATTAATGATCGACTTCAATCAGATTCGTGGTATCTTTAATATTATCACTACTAAATCTAACTATGAAGAAATCATTGAATCATTAAAAGAACCAGCGGCGAAGTATGAAGCAAACAAGGCTCTAATCGATGAATTAGATTCTGACATCGCTTCATTGAACGATAAACTGTCAACTATAAGTTTACAGTTGACTACTGAGAATGAATCTATTAGTGAAATTACTAATAATATCTCTATTACTGAGTTTAGAATGGAAGTCTATACTAAATGTAAGTCTTTAGTAGATGAGTGTATTGGACTTGAAGAGAGAAACAATGAGCTTCAATCTCAAATTAATTCTTTATCAGATATTGCCTTTAAGGTTAAAGATCTTGAGACTAGAATGGATGAAGCTAAGTCTAGAGCTGATAGATTGAATAATGACTTAAATGCTATTCTTAGTGAAAGAGATAAGATAGCATCGAATAAAACGTTGTTAGAAGACTATATCAGGGACCTAGACCTGTATAATAAGAATTTCTCCATTCTCGAAACTATACGTTACTATTTAAGCCCAACTACGGGCATCCAGACAGTGTTTATGAGAACGTACATGGGAAATATTATTTTGAAGGCTAATGAATTATTAAGTTTGATATTCAATGGTCAATTTATTATACAACCATTCGTTATCAATGAAGCTGAATTTAGAATACCTTGTTTAGGTAATGGTTTAGTTAACGATGATATCTCATCTATGAGTACCAGTCAAATCTGTATGATTAGTATGATCTTATCATTTGCTATTCTATCTAACTCATCTACTGATTATAACATCTTGAAGCTAGATGAGATTGATGGTGGTCTTGATACAGAGAACCGCATTCAATTCATTGGTTTATTGAAACAACTTATTACCATGGTAGGATGTGAGCAATGTTTCCTTATTAGTCATAATATGGAATATGATGCTGACACTACTGTGATTGATATGGCTGCTAGACCAGTATTAGTTAGATAGGAGGTCCTATTACATGTATGATTTCGCAAGTGCGTATGTACTAGCTCAAACTTTAGAGATTGTTGCATCTGCTGCAGCAATTGGTTTAGTTATAACTATGGTTGTTCAAGATTAATATAATGGACTAGTCTCTTAGTAGACTAGTCCGTTTTCTTTTTTGTAATACTCCTGAATTATAGCTGTATATTATTAAGGTGATATGATATAGTTATATTTAATTTAAGGAGGAAATATCATGTTAGAACATTTGAAAATTGTATTAGTTGGTTTGGTTACATTAGCATTCTCTTATTTCATCGATCAAAGTAATCAAGATTCCTTAGGGATCATTATTCTTTTAGCACCACTATATTCTATTGGTGCAATTGTTACGCTAATCGGTCTTGCTGGCATTGCAGACCAATTCATTAACCCAATGCCAAAACGCAAAAGAGCTAGACGATAAGCGTCTAGCTCTATATTTTTTGACATTCTATTAATATTATTTTTATTCCCAAGGAGGAACCAAAAATGAAAACTGAATTATTTGTTATTATCGCAAGTGTAGTTGCTATCGGTCTCAATGTAATTTCAATGGGTCCATCTGTTGCTAATATCTTAGATGGATATAACTTGAAGATGTCTTATGCATTAGTATGCACAAACATCTCCATTATCATTATTTCAATCATTCTATCTTACGTAGCAGTAAGTTTAAAAAACAACAAATAAAAGACATTTTAGTAGGAGGATATATATGTTTAGAAAGAAAACTCAACTATATCTAATTCATATAATCTTATTAAATGTCTGTATATTAGCTGCAAGTTATATGCGTAAATTTTCTATGTTACTGATGTGGATTTTGCTTATACTTGCAGCTATTTCACTAGCATGGTTATTATATAACTCTGTTGATAGAAGGTGAAATTGTTGATTAAGTTGTTTTCATTTATAGGAATCTTAATTTGTCCATGGATGATTTTGATTCCTTTATTTCTATTAGAATGGATTACAGGTTCTCATATGAGGGATACACCTTATGTGATTGGGATACTGATAATCTATGATTTTAGTATGGGATTCTTATTAACGTATCGATATATTATGGATAAGATTGGAGGGAAATAATGATATCGAGTGATAAGTTAACTAAGTATGATTACTATTATCTCAGTGTCGCAAATCAGATATTGAGTAATGGAGATATGCGAGATAACCGTACAGGTATTCGAGCTATCTCTTTACCTCATGTCTGTATGACATTTGATTTGGAGGATGCATTTCCAATTCTAGCTTCTAAGTTTGTAGGATTCAAGACTGCAGTGAAGGAGCTATTATGGATTTGGCAAATGCAATCTAATGATGTCCGTAAACTCCAAGATATGGGAGTACATATCTGGGATGAATGGATGCGTGAAGATGGAACTATTGGTAAAGCTTATGGATATCAATTAGCTAAATATAAGCAAGTTGATAATCTTATTAAGACTATCAAAGAAGATCCAACAAATCGCCGTATGGTTGTAACTCTTTGGAATATCGAAGACTTACCAGATATGGCATTACAACCGTGTGCATTCCAAACACTTTGGAATATTAATCATGGTAGACTGAATTGTATGCTAACTATTCGTAGCAATGATTGGTTCTTAGGTCAACCATTCAATGTTACTCAGTATGCAGTCTTAGTGCATATGATTGCCCAAGTTACTGGATATAAACCTGGGCAGTTGACTGTGTGTATTAATGATGCTCATATCTATGAGAATCATATACCTCAAATGCAACAACAGATGGGATTGGTTGATCTAAATGATCTTACAGACACTATTAAGACTAATAGAGAATGTAAACCTCAACTAGTTCTAAACCCAGAGGTGAAAGACTTCTATGATTTTAAGATTGAAGACTTTAGTCTAGAAGGATACACTCCAGGTCCAAAGATTAAAGCAGAAGTAGCAGTTTAGTAGTTTAAAAGAAAGATCAGGGAAAGTTATGCTATTAACTATCATAGCAACTTATGACAATTCACGGCATCTAGTTAATTCGATGGGAGAGAAGATTTTAACAGTGCCTAAATTTGAAACAGAGATGAGAAATATCACTCTAGGTTGTACAGTAATCATGGGAAGAGAGACCTTTGAGAAACAATCTAGTCTATTGAACCATCGCAATTATATAGTTTTGAGTACAAACAAAGATTATAGAGTTAGTAATCCAAAAGTAAAAGTAATGCATTCTCCTGAGGAGATCATTCAATACTTAGAAGATACTGATGTAAAACAAGCATACGTTGTAGGAGGAGCTAAGACATTTAGTTCCTTTACTAAGTATGCTACCCGCTTTATAATTTGTCATATCCATAGCAATAGTATGAATGGACGTGAGAAATTCCCATTGCTTAGGAAAAAAGATTTTCATATAGAAGCGACAGCTACTAAGCAGTATTATGATATTGATGGAACTAAACGTACATTTGCATGGCATAAAGAAACTTTCTTCAGACGTGATGAAAGTAAGATAATTGATATGCGTAGATCTAAAGTTCCATTGGTTCTAAGTTTAGATAACCAAAATAAAAAATAGTCATATATTATTGATGTGAATTAATGGTTATAACATTGCCTATTCATTGTGAAAACGAATAGGCAGTGGTTTATAATATAGTGTATTTTAATTTTATTTAGGAGGTTCATTATGAACAAGAAAAACGGTAAGGCAATTTTAACAACTTTGGTATTGAGTGCAATGGCAGCATCCACATTTGCAGCTGGAGTTAACAACACAGTTGATCCAAATGCAACAGGATACGGTGCTGAATCTTATGGCAAAGATAATGCCATTACAGCAACAGGCACATCAGCATTTGCTGCTGGCTTTGAAAATACTGTAAGTGGTGCTAACTCTCTTGTATACGGTCACAACAATAAAGCTACCGGTGCAAACAGCTTAGCTGGTGGCGAAAATTCCGAGGCGAAAGGCTATGCTAGCCTAGCTATTGGTTCATCTTCTCAGGCGCTAAAAGATTACACCTTTGCAATTGGGTCTCAAGCCCGTGCAGCTGCAGATAATACTGTAGCTATCGGCAACGGTGCTTATGCTAATAAAGATAATGCATTGGCTCTTGGTGCTGTTACTTCAGTAGATGGTAAAGATTCTATTGCACTTGGTTCTCATGTTCGATCCAATTCCGATAACAACGTAGCTATCGGTACTGCAGTTACTACTAATAGTAGTGATAGTGTTGGTATCGGTACTGCAGTTACTACTAATAGTAATAACAGTGTGGGTATCGGTAACCACGTTACTAATAACCTTGGTAACAGCATCGGTATCGGCAATGGGGTTGCTACCGACTTCAATACTATTGGTATCGGCAATGGGGTCGAAACCAAGGTTCAAGACACTATTGCTATTGGTAACGGTGTAATTTCTGATGGCGAATCTTCAGTAGCTATCGGTAATGCTATCCATGCAGAAGGCGTCAAAACTGTAAACATTGGTACAAATGTAAATGCAAAAGGTGTATCTTCTATTGTTATTGGTCGTGATACAACTGTAAATGGTGATGATACTACAGTAGTAGGTGCCAATAATGGTTTTGTTAATGCTGATCAATCCGTTGTAGTTGGTTATAACAACGTAGTTCAAGATGCATCTAAAGAACAGTTAATCTTTGGTGCAAATTCCACAACTAAAGAGCAAGGAGCAACAGTTGTAGGCTCCCATGCTCAAGCTACAGCTGTTGATGCATTTGCTATTGGTAATAATACTATCGCCGATTTACAAAATGGCGTAGCTCTTGGTTCTAACTCTGTAACTGAATTACAAGTTGGTACAACTAATATCAAAGATAACACAACAGATATTCGTTTCAGCAATTCTACATATGCTGGTAGCAATCCTGACTCTGTTGTAAGCTTTGGTACACATGGTCGTGCTGGCGCTGGTGGTGTAACAGAATATACACGTCAATTGCAAAACTTAGCAGCTGGTCGAGTATCTGCTACATCCACTGATGGTATTAATGGCTCCCAATTGTACGACGTTGCATTGGAAGCGCAAAAACACAATACTCTTGTAGATGGAACTAATACAACAGTTACATCTCAAGACAATAACTTTGGTCGTAAAGAATACAAAGTTAACGTTAACCGTGATTTAACTAATATGAACTCTGTTCAATTCAATACAGTTAATGACCCACAACGTAACTTCGTATCCAAAGATGGTATGCATGTATTTGATGGCGATGTGAATACTAACTATGGTCCTAATGGTATTAAACTTGAAAACACTGATAACTTGGATACTGCAGAATATAATATGGATGGCATCAATATCAATTCTAATGGTAAAAACGTTAAATTTGGTACTGATGGTATCAGCGCTGGCGATCAAATCATTAATAATGTAAAAGCTGGTGTAGCAGATACTGATGCAGTTAACGTAGCTCAATTGAATGGTCTTCGTAAAGACGTTGAAGATTTAGCTGATGCTCAAAACCAAGTTAACACTGCAGTTGAAAGCACTTTAGCTAACCATAAAACAGCAATCAACAATGCAATGGCTGAAGCTAAAAAGCATACTACAGTTGTAGCTGGTGATAATGTAGCTGTATCTGAAGGTACAAATGCAGCTGGTGGTAAAGAATATACTGTATCTGTTAAGAAAGATCTTACAGATATGAATTCTGTATCATTCGGTAAAAACACTGATCCTAAACATGCAGTAGCAACCAAAGATGGTTTGATTGCATTTGATGGCGATGTTGATACTAAACACGATGCTAATGGTGTTACAATTGAAAACCGCAATACATTGGATACAGCTAACTATGGTATTGACGGCATGACAGCTTCTGGAGCTAATGGTACAGTTTCCTTCACAACTACAAATGTAGATGTAGCTGGTAACCAAATCCATAACGTAGCTACTGGTACAGCTGGTACTGATGCAGTTAACGTTGATCAATTGAATTCTGTAGTTGCAGCTAACAAAGCAGTTGAATCTGTGGTAGCAGACAACAAAGTAGACAATATTGCTGCAGTTCGTGTAACTAACGGCAAATCTACTGGCGATGCAAATGCACAATACGGTGTATATGTAAGTAAAAACACTGTACGTAATATTGCTAAAGATGCTGTTACATTCAAAGGCGATGACGTTATTAAAGTAACTCGTCAAGTGAATGAAAATGGTGCTGATGTAGTTACTACTACATACAATGGTGGTAATGCAGCTAAAGTAACTCCATTAACTTACAAAGCTAATGGTGGTGCAGCTAATACTACTACTCTTGCTACAGGTCTTGACTTCACTAATGGCTCCAATACTACAGCTTCTGTAGCAGCTAATGGTGTAGTTAAATACGATCTTAATAAAGATCTAAAAGGTCTTGATTCCGCTAAATTCAATGGTGGTGTAGTTATCAACAATGATGGTATCAATGCTGGTAATAAAACAATCACTAATGTAGCAGCTGGTCAAAACGGTACTGATGCAGTTAACGTTAACCAATTAACTAGTGCTATTGATCAAGTTAATAGCAATGCTAATAAATTGGGTAATGTAGTTCGTGCTAACCAAGAAGAAGCTCGTAAAGGTATTGCTGGTACTGCGGCATTAGCTGGTTTACACCCATTAGACTTCGATCCAGATCATAAGTTAGACATCATGGCTGGTTATGGTCATTTCCACAATGCTAATGCTGGTGCAGTAGGTATTGCTTACCGTCCTAATGAAGACTTGATGTTCACAGCTGGTACTACATTCGGTAGTGACAATGTAATCAATGCTGGTGTTACTTATAAAGTAGGTGCTCGTTCTGAAGTATCCCGCTCCAAAGTAGCAATGGCTAAAGACTTGGCTGAAGCTAAGAAAGAAATTGCTCAACTTCAATCTGACAATGCTAAATTCAAAGCTATCTTGAATGCAGTACTTGGTCTTGATTTACCTCAAGAAGCTAATACAGTATTCCCTGATATCGAAGAAAATCATTGGGCTTATGTAGCAGTTGATGATATGGCTAAACGTGGTCTTTTAGTTGGTTACCCAGATGGCACATTCAAAGGCGACCGTGCAGTTACACGTTATGAATTCGCTGAAGTAATTCATCGTGCAATTGAAAAAGCTAAAGAATTAGGTCAAACAGTTGATAGCCGTTTAGTTGAAGAATTCAAACCTGAATTGATGCGTTATGCTGTTGAAGGTAAAAAACTTGAACGTGTTCATGTAAACAAATCTACAAAAGAAGTTAAACGTGATCAATACGGTACAATCATCACTAAATAATGAATAAATGAATAATGGGTAAAGGTCCTAGTGACCTTTACCCTCATTTATTTTTTTTGTAAATATGAGATAAAAATGAAACTCAGCTTCTCTACTATACATTATAGTAGGCATCAAGATTTAGATGTCAATATTTTTTTATAAGGAGAATTTTAATATGGAAAAAGTTTTACCATCTGATCTTCTAAATATGGTTCAAGGTATCATTGAGGATAATAAACTATCCTTTGATATCTCTGAATTAAACTTAGAAGCAGATCAAACTGGTTATGTCATTATTAGCAATAAAGATGTATATCTTATGATTAATAAGACACAACCTAAAGAGTTTAAAATTATTGAACGTAACGAAGTTATTTCTGATAAAGAAGTAGCTCCTAGTACGGCTGAATTTATCTTTGATATTAATAAAGATAAAGCAAGCTATCGTAAAGATGAAAATGTAGTCTTGACGTTCAAAGTTAAAAATACAGAAGAAGATTCTCCTATGGTAGTTAAAGTAGACTTATTCAAAGTTAATACTTTAGTGGCTACTGTATTTGAAGATTCTAAATTGTATTTACGTAAGAATGAATCTAAAGACTATAGTGTAACCATTCCAGCTAGATTGCTTGAAAATAACACAGGTTATTTATTGACAATCAAAGTTGATGGTATCACTAGTAAATTTGATTTTATGACAACTGCATTCTCTGTAGAAGATGACTGGACTATCTATCCTAGATATGGCGTAGTAGGCGGTTCTGGGGATGACTATAATTCTATTTTGTTGAAAAACGAAGACCGCTATATGAGTGGTCTTGGGGTCATGACAAATATGAATATTAATAGCTATTTCTTCTACGATGCATATAAATCCCCACAAAATCCATTCCCTATTGATCAAGATCAATTCTCTCAAGATTGGAATACTTGGAGTCATAGTAAAGTAGATGTTAAGATGGTTACAAAGATGACTGACTATATGCACTCTAAAGGATCTATAGCAATGCTCTATAATATGTGCTTTGCTCGTTCTATTGATGAACCAGAAACTGTATCTGCTATTGAATATGCATATAACCATGATACTTATGGTCTTAACAAGAAAGGTACTCCGTATATTAATTACATTGATGGTAAACCTTTCCAATATTACTATCATCCTATGAGTAAACCTTGGAGAGATCATATCTCTAAAGTTATGATTGAAGCTATGAAAAATGGTGGCTTTGATGGCTGGCAAGGTGATACTATTGGTGATCGTACTATCAATGCATATTATGATGCTGATAGCGATGCTCACTATATGAGTGATTACTATGGTGACTTCATTGCTGATATGAAGAAACGTATGCCAGATAAATATGTAACTATCAATGACGTTAATGGTGAGCATATTGATAAGATGCTTAAATCTAACCAAGACGTTGTATATAATGAAATCTGGTCCTTTGGTCAATCTGCATTAGTTATCGATGGTCAATATCGTTCTCAAACTGAGTATGGTGATCTTAAAGCTCGTGTAGATGATGTACGTCGTAAGACTGGTAAATCTCTTATCGTTGGTGCTTACATGGAAGGTCCTGATACTGAATGGAAAGACGGTAAACGTGTAGCTAAGAATGGTTCTGGTGAAGATTCCATTAATGGTGAAACTTATAATGCTTCTGCAGTATTATTAACTACAGCTACAATTGCAGCTGCAGGCGGTTACCATATGAGCTCTGCTGTCTTAGCTAATAAAATGAATAATGAAGGCTGGGGTATCGGTGTTCTTGAAAAAGACTATTATCCTACACAAAGTCTTCGTACTGATTTATTGATTGCTCGTAAAGTATCTGACTATAATCAATTTATTACTGCATACGAAACAGTATTGCGTGGTAAAGGATTAGAAGATTCTGATGTCAATGTAGAAGTGACCAATAAATACGGTTTCAAACAAAACTGGGATAAGTATGGTACTAGAGGATTCCAAATCTGGACTTGGACTAAACAAGGTAAAGGATTTAGAACTATCCAAATGATCAACTTATCTGAAGTAGTATCTAACTGGAAGAATGAAGCTGGTTCTAAAGAGAACAAAACTCCTGCGTTCCAAGAAGATCTATTTGTTAAATATGAAGTTGGTACTGATGGAGAGTTAGCTAATAGATTAGCTGATAAAGTATTCTTAACTTCTCCAGATGATTGGTCTAAATCTGCTATGGTTAAATGTCAAGTTACTGTAGAAGAAAAAGACGGTAAATATTATTTGAATATCGAAGTTCCTACACTAGATATTTGGAATATGATTTATATTGCTGAAGACTAATAATATCGGAAGAGGGCATTCAATGTCCTCTTCCATATTTTTAATCATATATTATTACTATGAATCAGGTTTATGTTATTTTAAAAGAAAGGAACTGATCAAATGAACAAAGAAGAACTAAGAAAGTTGTACTCTATTCTATATACGGAGGAGTACATGATGAACGTTGATATCAAATTGATAGTTAGCGAATTAACTAATAATGATAGTAGTAAATCATTCACTACTACATTAGTAGATGGTACTATCGTTAGAGTATTAAGCAGCGGAATCTCATTCCTTAATAAAGATACAGATGATGTAGTTCAAATCACATTAGGATCTACATTACCATCTGTAGTTAAGAATTCCACAAAAGAGGATTTAGAAGCATTGTCTAATAAATTCTACCTATTAGCAGATAAGTTAGAAGATATTGATAATGTATCTAGCATTTCAGCTGGTCTTGTTTCCAGTCGTTTAAATTATATCATTAAAACGTTATATTAATAGGAGGTATATCATGAATAACTTATATTATGGTGCATGGGATGAATTTAAACTTATAGCTAATGATTTTCTACTTTGTCTAATGGATAGCATTGAATATTCGTTAGATGGCAGATCTGCGGGCGATGTTAAAATTATCGCATTCAATGACACTAAATTAATTAAGTTTATTATTAATAATATTCATTTTGAATTTAATGGTAGACTTGTAATTGAAGATCATTTCATGACTGTTCTTCGAAACAATCCATATCCTTTATATATGATGGTAGACTTATTCCATCAAATGTATAGAGATAATACATTTAAAGCCATTAGAGAAGAAGATAAAGAGCATATCGCCAGAATGGCTGAAGCATTTCTATATCTTCGTGGATGGTTTGCAGACCCAGAGATTGAGCAAGTTGAGAATGCTGACTGGGAAAGAGAAACTAGAATTCGTAATAGAGAGAATAATGAATTCTGGAAAGAGTACTATGAAGCTAACCCTAACGATATTTAATGGAGGCTAAAACAATGAGAGAACTTATTATTTGTGCATGTTTATTAGGTTGCTTTGGAGTAGCTCAAGCAGCTGCTCCAGTAGATCAACCCAAAGAGGTTAAAGTCGTTCATAATGATGATAATGTAGCTCTACATAAGAAAGTATATAAATTAGAGCAACGTATTGAACGACTAGAAAAGTTATTAGCAGAAAAGGAAGGTAAATAACATGGCTCTTATTGGTATGGGAAATAATAAACTAATCTGTTTCTTAATTCATTTAGAAAAGACGGATCCAGAAAGATATAATGCTATTAAACGTAAAGCATATGGATATATTAAAGAGCATGCAGCTGATATTACATATATGAATGCAAATATATCCGTAAGTGAAGCATTGAATATTATGGAATTTATATATGGAATAATAAAGTTTATTATTGATAAACTTAGCAGTAAAGAAAAATCTCGTGATGAAGAGATTGCAGAATTCTTGTCTAAATATACACGTATGGAGTTATATGAATCTGTACGTAGAATTGATGGTATGACTGCTAATGAGAAGATCGAGCACTTAGCAAAGTATGATGACTAGGAGGAAATATGAACTTTAAAAATGCGGGAAAACTAGATATAGATTTCATTAATGATTATAAGTTAATGAAATCAATCGAAAGATCAATCAATGATAACTTAGATGTCATTGCTAGTGCATTTTATAAATATACTAAAGTTGATGCTCCAGCTGAATTTATCAATGATGATAATGCTAAAGTATTCTTCTTTGTAGAAAGAGAAGATTCTATTGAACTCAACTTTGAATTTGCATTAGGTGAAGATGTATATAGCTATACATTCACTAGACGTGGTATTAGACTATTAGATGATTATGATAACCACGCTGTAATGGTATTAGCTAATCTTATTGAACGTACAGTTAAGATTTGGTTGAATAAATTCTCATCTAAAGATAACTTCTCTGAGTTAGCAGACAATCTATTATTTGCTACAGAAAACATCAAGATCATGATTGGTCTAATGGTTAGAACAATCAATATCTATAGTGAATAATACATTTAGATAATGTGTTGGCAGGAGTAGGGATTTAATCCCTACTCCTTCCTGTTTTTCTTTTTTGTCATAATGGACATTTATAGCTGTATATTATTAAGGTGATATGATGA